TTCATATTTTGTCAAGAAAAATTCTAAATCATTTTTCACTTTTGGATTTACGATGTTTGCGTCCAGTGTCGCGCGGACCAGACCCTATAAAAAAGACCCAGGGAATTTCTTCCCCGGGTCTAGGCCTTCAATTGTCAATCAGCCAGCGCATAACCCTTCACATGAGTAGTCTTCTCAGTGGTGGGGTCAATAACGGCAACCTCACTCTTCACAGCCCGGCCTGCGTCAACAAGACGGCTGATTCGAGGAATAATCTTGCTGACAGTGATATCAGCATGAGTAGCCTCAAGCTTAGCCGCAATATCCTTCAGAGTCTGAGCCTCGTCGGTCAGGAGACCATAAATCTCTTCAACCAGGGCATCACCCTCAGCACGCTTAGCCTTGGCGCGCTCCTTAGCTTTCTCATTGCGACGGTCAAGCAAAGCCAGACGACTATCACAGAAAGCAATCACATCCTCGGGGGCATAGCGGCACTCGCCGGTCTTCATACAATCCTTGATAGCAGTAAGCATATCTCGCTCAGTAATCTTCTCAGTAGTCATAACAACACCTAAAACCTTTCTTTATTCAAAAATTAATTTTTTTTGAGGTCTCCCTCAACCTTACATATATATTATATAATAATTTTTTTAAATTGTCAAATTTTTTTTAAAAGTTCAATCTAATAGTTCATCGAATGGATCGACAATATAGAACTCATTTGTGCTAGTGTTTTGCCTTACAAAAACATAGTCACTTGTGTCATCTTTCTAATCATCATCCTCATCCTCTTTATCATCTTTCTCAATCAGAGGTTCAAGACCAAACTGTGCTCGATACGCATTAAACGAGGCAAGACTATAGTAACCAAACATAGCACCACCAGCCGCAGTTAAATTGGCAATATCTACCCAATATTCACCATCAGCTCCATCATAGCCAATAGGACCAAGCTTATCTGTTAAGGTAGGAGAATCGAGACAATCACTACACACATAAATATACTGACCGCAATAATTGCTTTGTTCATGACAAAGATTAATTTTATTAATCTCCTCTTCTTCCACCAAGTTACCGCATTCGTCGCAATCATAGACATGATACTCCCAGCAATCATCGCAATAGACACGTCCGCACGCATCAACATTAGCATAGTTTTCATCAATCCATTCGCCGCATCGAACACATTGAACATAGCTGCCGCATTCCGGGCATTCCAGATGATTTGCGTAGTCCTGGTCAAGACCAAAAGGCGCTAGTTCAGCACCGCAGGTCATACAAATTGCGGGGCCACTATAATTAATATCAATGTCATCAGCATTTACACTTAGATAACCAAGATGTTCGCCATAAACATCATTATACATCATAGTAGTAAGAAAACGAGTATGATGAATCTTACCATCATCGGTATAAATAGGATGAGACCCACTATTACGAAATTCATAAGTCTGCTCATAATACGGGCCATAACCAGGAGTTCGCTCGGCAAGCTCTTTCAGCCACTTAAGCACAATGGCGGTTAGCTCTTTATTTTCATAAGGATAAGCCTTAATTTCCATGATACACTGAGGGTCAACAATAAACAGCTCACGCCACTTTTTGTTCGTCCAATAGCCGGCCTCACCACAGCAATTCCAGGCTTCCTCTCCATCAATGTAAGCAACAACAATACAAGGAGAGTTCATCATTTCAACAGTGCCCATGCGATATTCACCCTCATTCATCCAACCCATACAACTATCCCAGCCATAATTATTATCACTCATAGTAATATAATCCATGGGATGAATGGAAAGATGAAGACTACCTTTAATCTTGCGCTGATTGAGACACATAGAATGCGCAATACGGAACTGCTCATATTGACAACGATCAAGGCCAAATACAGTAGTAAGTTTGCTAAGTGCGCGAATCGCCTTCATACCCTGAGTAACCTTGGTGCTCTTACCATCAAGCTCAATTACCATGGTATCGCCATCATAAATATTATTAATTAGACAGCTAGAAATAATATTCAGGAGATCGTAATAATTATGACTAGCATTATCGGCACTCATATCCTTACCCCTATGAGCTTTATACCAACGACTACACGCACTATTATAAGCATCATAAAATGCCCAACACTCAGGACTCTCTCTTTTACTATAAAGCTTCTTTTCCATCAGCGCTTCGATTTCATTATCAGCCTGATTGTAGTCAATCTCACGCACAAGCATAAAATTATTCTGCATCAGATGGAATAGATTCTGCTTGTTCTTATTCCAGAACCGTAAGAGATAATCAACCTCGCACACAGGAGTATCATGGTATTCACTAATGTAGTCACAGAATAAATCTTTATCCTTTTGGCTCAGCAGGCTAATCAAATCTTCCATTGTGTTTAAAACCACCTCTTTAACTTTCTATAAATATTATATCATATTTTTTTAAAAAAGTCAAAGGAGCGCTTGCGGCTAGACAAGCGCTCCCGAAAGGGGTATATATCTACACTTACTTAATCCCGGACATCATCAGAAAAGGAAGATAATCCTTCATCTTAGAATCATCCTTAGACGCCATAAGATAGAACATAAAGGGATTATTAAACATCTGAGTGCCCGCACCATTCTGATTCATCATCAGCATGAGCATCATGGGGTCAATATCCTTGTTATCACTCAGCATCAGAATAGGGAGCATGTTGCCAAACGGATTCTCCTCAGATGCGGCGACCGCACCACCGAAGCCATCAAGCAGGGATACAACTCGGGTATAGAAATTAAAGCCAAACGGACTGGCGGTAGGCAGAATAGTCTTACGCTCACCGACGCAAGGGTCAACAACCTCAACATCCGTGCCATTCACATCAGTGACATACATGGGCTTACGATTATGAACAATCACCATACCCTTAGTGATATCCTTGATAGCAACAGGCATCTTATAGAGGAACTGTGCGCCATCAAAATTCAGAACATCAACATCCATAATCTTATCATTGGTCTTATCATAAGAGACCCAGATGCCTGAACCACTCTTGACCGCAATGCCATACATAGACATCCGCACGTTATCACCAGTACAAGGACCAAAATCAAAATTACCAAACTTCATATTATTATTTTCCTTTCTATTCATGGGATGCTCGTCGGCATCCATATCATCAATCTGCTTCTGGATTGTTTTTGCGATATCTTTAGCCATTTCATCAAGCTTCTCAGTATCAAGCTTAATTTCAATAGAACTAGCATTACTAATAGTTCTCGCGCTATTAATCGTATACTTATCACAATCCCAATTGGTGTGAGTGGTAGTATTAAGACTATTGTCAGGGAGAAAAGTTGTAGAATCAGACCAAACATAATTATTACTATTAGTAATCGGCTGAAGATTATCTTTACCTTGATACTGATAAGTATTACCGGTGCTATTATCAACCACAATATCACCATATTGATAAGTGGAACTATCCGCAAGATTGCTAAGCTGGTCAACAAACTTCACACTAGAAGACGTTGCCATAGGCTTAACGCTATTAGTCACATTAATAGTGGCCGCAAGATTACTAGCAGGCACAATACCATATCCACCAATGACATTAGCCGTTTCCACGAAATTAGATGTACCAGAATAACCAGTAATCTTTTGTCTATCTCCGGCGGTAGTAACAGGTTCATTCAAGTCAAGATGCTTAGCAAAATTATCCCACAGGAATTGACCAAAACTTTTATCATTAGAACATAATACCTGTTGGTAAGCAATATTATCATTGGCATACTTAATGGCATACTTAATGACAATATTTATTGTAGAATGTGTATCAAACTGTTTCAATAGAGCAATTTCACACGTTTTGAAATCCTTATACTTATTGAATACCTGCCATTGACCATAACCAAGCTTTTCATAGTGATTAGCCTTTACCTCAGACTGAAACCACTTCCATACTTCACAAAAATTTAGCGTTTTTCGATTCATCAGAACCTCCGATTATAGCGCTTTTGGACTTCACGCTGAATATATTCAAGTTCACTATCTGTAAATTCATCATCCACATTAAACGAGGTCTGACCTTCACAGATACCATTAATCACATCTTCAATCTCCTGAGCGTGCTTAGAATAACCCAGCATATCCATTTCCATAAAAGTCATATTATACACTCCTTTTTAATCCTGATTAAATCTATCGAAAAGGGCGTTCTTAGTCATAGAAATATAATATTCATCGCCCAGTTCATGAACCTTAACAAGGGTAATATCACGACCATTATCATCGTAGAAATGAAATGCCGTATCAATAGCATCATAAGCATCCTTAGCACTAATTACACCAACCACACACTCTTCACGAGCACCACCATCTACGACAAATGAAACTTCAAAACCAAAATCTCTCATTGGATATTACCCCTTCCTTCATTTTCTATATATATTATATCAAATTTTTAAAATTTTGTCAAATTAGACTCTCTGGTTTAGCACCTGTTTCATTAAATCCATGCTGATAATATTCAGGAGAATACATTCGAGGAAACATCTCGACTTCCGCACTTTTATCCCACTTAAAATTCATATTTTTAATCAGATTAAAAAAATCTTCATTTCCAGTAGGAGCAAGTCTAACCGTATAATTTTTATCAGTATTGCGGAAATAAATATTTAGCATATTATCATCAGGGTCATAAGCAATAACATCAATATCATCCCATTCGATAATTGCCCAACCACCATTATAACGATTTAGTTTAATCTTCATTAATGTTCAATCCTTTCATGGGTTGCGATATATTCCTTAATGCGGTCGCCATCATAACGGCTATTACACTGGTTACAATAGATAGTATTATATTTGCCACAAACATGAGTCTCCTGACCAGTCGTGCGGTCAACACTAGGATTCAACGTATCATAAGCACAATAAATCATCTCACTTAACCTCCATACATCTAGTCAATACGGTCTCCCTCTGACCATGCCAAGACTTTAGAGCCTTGATGGTTCCCTTAATATGATGGACCGAGTCTTCTTCCCACTTCTTAGCTGCGGTCGTCCACAGATAAATATTTTCATCATCATCAACCATGGTATACATAATACTACCATAGCCATTGTCAAGCGCGTAAGCGCGCTCGATGGTCACAGTGCGCTCAATGCGCTCACCAATCTCGCCCTGGAACTGAGAACGACCCACTTCATAGAGGAGACTATCAACATATTCTTTGACCGCATCCTCATTATTAAGCGCACCATCCGCATTACCAACATTATCCCAGTTAAGCCGAACGGGCTCCACATCAACGGGCAAATCTTCAGGAATCTTCATATTGCTGGGAAAATACCAACCCCACCACCGAGTATAACGAGCCTCAGAGAGTTTAAACCACTCACGGTCTTCATAAGTATTACCCTTGAAAATGGTAATAAAACCATCTTCACCAAAACCGAGAACTTCTCTCTGACTCTTGGCCGGACGAACAATCTCTACGGGCGGATAATACTTATTATACTCGTCTTCCGAATACCAGCGAACCTGTCTGACGTTGCCGTTTTTAGAGTTGCGCACTTTAACGTAGCAACGTCCGCTGATAGTGTAAACCTCAGTAATAATCTCCATCTTCTGAAAACTCGGTGCGACCATATTTATCAATTCCTTTCCTTTAACTTTCTATATATATTATATCAAATTTTTTAAAAAATGTCAAATAAGGCCTATGCGCTAGCATAGACCTTATCTCCAAGAAATATAACATTCTCCATCTTTACGACGTTTACGCACTACTTTATTTAATAAACGTTCAGGAATTAATACTTCTGTATAATTATCAGAGCCAAATGAATTTATATATACATTAGTTAAAAAATATATATCTACTTTATTGGCTTCTTCCCAACAGAAACGAAATTCCATAGGAGAAATTACTATTTCATTTTCATATAATTCCATCATTAATTCAACTTAGGAATTACTTCCTTTTTCATTTCGAGACTAGCAGGATAACAAATATACTTATCACCCTTAACATCTAACTGAACTAGATAACCAAGCTGATGAACACCCTTAATAGCGGAAACCGCCATCTCAAAATATTCTTTAGCTTCGTTATATTTTCTAGTTTCCTCAATAGCCTTTAGACCAGTTGCGGAGACCGGCATCTTAATATAAACGAATCCATCGCCTTCATCGGGGATGCCTTGCTCAGGCCGCATTTTATAACCTTTCGCAATATAACTATTCCATTCCTTTTCAGTCAGAATAATATTATTATTTTCAAGTTCCATTACTCAATCTTCAACTCCCAATATGGAATAACACGAAATGAACGCTTCTCACTAAGTGAGCCAATAGCATCATCGAATCCAATTCGATAACCTAGACCATTAATATCTTCAAGAAGTTTACGCACGTCCGCCCATTTAGCAATAGCTAACTCTTCATTGCGCTGCTTCTGGAGATTATCAATAACATGCTTCGGCACCTTACGCATTACATAAATATACTGCCAAGGTTCATCAGGGTCTTCAGGAAGTAAACTACTTGTTTTTTCAATAAGCTTCTTCCACTCTTCGGCGGTTACAACATCTTTACTATCAATCATTCATAGACCCCCAATCATAATTAACAGTTGCGCCCTCAATAGAAGTATGAGGACTGCCAGGAATATAAATATCAAATCCTTTATTCCAAATCTCTTGGAGAAGATTATCAAGCTTAGCTTGATACTTAGTCAACTGATCTTTCTTGCGCTTCTTCTGAATATATCCCCAAGAGGTTGGAGTAATCTTTACTCGCACAAACACTTCTACAGGATCAGTAATATCACTCTGATTGGGACTAGGACAATAATTTAGGAAATCAGCATATTCAATAATTCTATCTGTATCCATTAATCAATCTCCCTTGTATCAACATTATAACCCTGCTCAAGCATTTTAGAAACAGACTTATACATCATACGATTGCCCGCGGTCTTAGCTTTACCCTTGCGCACAAGGCCCATATCTACAAGATAAGCCAGCAATCTGCTCATTTTCTGGATAGAGAGTGGCCGGAGAACCATATCCTGCTCCTGAATTTGCTGCGCGGTCATAGCTTCCTCATTGTTATTAAGAACATCAAGAATGCGGAAACGAAATTCACTATTCATTTCCTCAGTATAAACACTTCTACGAGTATAACCAGGCATTTTAGTTCTCTACCTCCCAAGCCCGCTTCTGCTTACTCTTTTCCTTGTAAACATAAAAAACAGGTGCGGCAAAACAACCATCATTATTCACACTAATACCAGCAACCTTCCAGTCACCAAAAATAATTTCTGCGGCCTCAATTTCCATGTAAATACTCTCACACAGACATTCGCCTTCATCACAAGAATAATGCTTCATAGGATAAACATAAATGCCATGAATTAAACACTTAATATCCTTCTGAGTGCCAACTCCAGTATGAAGACCCTTAATGAGAAGAATATACTCAGTCAATGTCATATTTATCAATCCCTTTCTTAACAAATATACTCGTAAGCTACTGCGTTCAAATGACCTTTCTCAATCCAAGACATGAAACAAATACCATTTGCGCAACACAACTTCCACTGTTCAATACCACTTTTGTCAAGATATTCAACACACTTGTCAACACCAGTTTCGGTCATAATAGGCTGACCCTGAGAATCTTCGCCAGCGGAAAATAACTGAGCAATACTCTCAAGGGTAATTTCAGTAATAGTCGTCTGATTAGTAGTTCCGAGCATATTTATCAATTCCTTTCTTAACTTTCTATAAATATTATATCATAAAAATTAAGAATAGTCAAATGCGGGCGGTGGTGTAAAGTAAAATTACTTTACACCACGTTATACTGCTCCTTATAATTCTCTACTTCCTTACGCCAATAGTCCAATTCATCAGTCGTTACATTCTGACTAAGGAGATTGCGCTCGCCCTTCTTATCATAGAAATTATAAAGATACTGAGCTTCACTAATTTCCTCATAGCTCACATCACAAAACTCAATATACTGTTTAAAACCTACATCTAACTTATGAGCTTCCATCCATGCGCTCATAAGATATTTAGATTCATACTTCCAATCATTAATTTCCTTCCACAACTTACCCGTGCTTCTATTCTCCAAACAAACATCCATGTAAGTCAGAGTATTACAAGTAGGAGCATTAAGATAAAAACGATAATACTTGACAGGCCCATCTTTAACAAGCTCATAAAATTCATCAATAAACTTATCAAACTTGTCTTTACTCAAATGCCAAACTATGTGCTCAAAAGTAGCATCAGCACTACCGCACTCACCATCATTAACTAGCTCTTCACGAATTTCATCCTCAACACGCTTAATAAGCGCATCAAGCTATCTATGATGCTCGTCAGTGGTTAGGGTAGAATCAAAAATATAGAATCTGCGCCAAACTCGCTTATAATCCTCAGAATAAAACTGAAGTATAACGTGCGGTAATGGAGTTTTATCACGAAAACACTCGTCAAAATTATCAATCGCGTTCACCGGGTAATTAGGCTGAGTGCGTCTACGCGTATCAACCTCGGGAGTCCGCGCTCTACTATTAATATACTTTGTCATTTATTAATCCCCTCTCTTGGAATATCATAAGCTTCACTAGCTTTAAACTGTTCAGAATGTTCCTCAAGACCGCACTCCTCAAGCTCTTTCTTAATCTTAACTGCTTTTGGATCTTGATTCTTACGACGAGTTGCCATAATTGCGATAGTATTTGCCAACCATTTAGTGGGATTGTAACTCATTAATAGTCTCCTCCCTCATAAAAGAAAACATTCTCACAAACAGGACAGATATAAGAGTCATGATGTTTAAATTCACCATTATACCAATCTCCCTCATAGATTGGTTCTGCGCATTCAGGACACACAAAATATCTCTCTTCCCAATCAACTTGCGCACCAAAAACATTTTCAACGTAAGCCGCAATCTTTTCCCAATTATTCATATATATCAAACCTCCATGTCCAATTCATCCTGAGCCTTATGGAGAAAATAGTTCATATAACGCTTACCCTCTGAATCAGATGCGTTATCCACCATACACATCAGTAAATCCATATCATCATACGGAAATTCGCTAGGGGGATTATCGTGAATATATTTACAAACCATGCGAAATGCCTGACTCACAATTTTATGCTTTTGGTAAATATCCATAATTAACACTCCTTGATAGACCGCAAAAACTCATAGAGGATAGACATATTGATTTCAACAGTATTTAGATCATCGCCTGTAAGCTTGCCGCTCCAATCCATAATGTCAAGGATGTCATTCACCTTATTCCAAGAGTTAAGTGCTTGCGACTTGGTAAATTTCATAATCTTACTCCTTATCCAACGTTTTTATCAAACTCTTCCTTTGTGATTTCCTCTACCTCATAACCGCAATCTTCGACCCACATTTCCCAAGGACAAGTATCATCGGGGCCATAATTATCTTCATGCGCATTATACCAGTTTTCCGCATTATCAAACATTAAGGTCTCACCATAGCCCTCAGCTTCATCCCAGCCATTGGCTTCATAATACTCAGTAATCTCTTCGCCACAATAAGCGGTATAAGCACGAATCTTAAAATATCTCATTTATTATCACCCTCCGAATAATAAATTACTTCTATAATTCTCCAACCAGCTGAGTTATTAATCAATAGATTTCCATTAACGCTAAATCTGCTATGATGTTTTTGATTCCAATATTCAGCATTAATGAAATAACTAACTAAATCAAAGATTGGTAGATTGGAATTGCGCGGCTTATACCAAGGTCGATACATTATGTCGCAAAAAATTTCATAAGCGCTTTCTTCCGCAAGAGATAACATCATTTCTTCAGCATCACTTTTAGAATCGCAAACACAAATTGGATTTAAATGAGAAACTACATACTTAGTCTTCATTGGTATCCTTAACAAGCATAGAAACCTCTTCGATATACCAAGAGTAGACATAATTCCAAAGCACATAGCCGATTACGCTCACCTGACCCAGACCATACTGCTCGATGGCCTTATCACGCCAACCACCCTTGAACTTGAAATACTGCTCAGGAGTCCAGTCATCGTGAATGAGGTTATCACAGAAATCCTCAAACGCGCCCTCCTCAGCGACAGAAAGAAGAAACTCTTCGGCATCCGCACGAGTATCAACACCAATCACAGCCTCATTCCACCAATCACGCACAATATACTTATTCACAGTCTTCAGCATTTAAATCTCTTCCTTTCTTAACTTTCTATATATATTATAACAAATTTTTTAAGAAAAGTCAAATAAGCCCTTATGACTAGCATAAGGGCTTATTGTTATTTATCTATAATCATCGAAATTGATTACTTCAACCTCATTCCACTTTGGGAAATAAAACATAGAAATCCAAGGATTCTCAAGACCACGCTGACCGGCACGCACTGAACTATTAAAATCTCTTACATCGTCAAAGAGTTCCTTAGAATAAACATTGTTGTCATTAATATAATAGCCTTCCTCAAGTTGATAAACAAGATTCTCACGAATAGAATTAACGTTTTCAAGTTTACCATCCACATTCCAGTGAGTAATAATGAAAACACCAGTGCCCAACACAAGGAAAATAGATGTGATAAACATTGCGATACAACTCACACCATCAAGAATTTCCCAGTGAGTTTCACACTTCCACTGAACCTTCTTGTGAATAAAAGTGGCCGCAATAAACACAACAATAGCAAGAATATACAAAATCATACAATCATACCTCTAAAAATTAAAAGTCCAATAGTAACCATAGTCCAACCAAATAATGTGATTCGATAAGTTTTACTAACTTTTTCAACCCACATAAAATCCCACATTAAGTAATAAATTACAACAATTACGCAAAAATTAAAAATCTTAGCAAATGTCCAAGGAATTACAATCATTGGGCCGACATAACCAAGAAGCGCAGCCCATCCCAGAAGATAGGGAACAGTCCATAGCTCATAGGGCTTAATCATAACTCCAGTGAGATTGTCTGTTGGTTGAATAATGTATCTAAATCCAAAAGCAATTAGAGTAAACTCTAGGATATAGAGAATAGCGCTTAGCGTCATTTGCGCACCTCCCAAATTTTCTTGCCACCACGTCTCGCTTTCCGAGTGATGGCTTCGTCGATGATTTGACGATGTAAAGGCTGGATATGAGCGGTCGGTCCACCCTTCAAAAACTGATTAAGATTAAGAGGCGTGGGGCCCATAACATCAACACAAACATTATAATGATAAAGACCTTGCTTAACCGATCCATTATGCTGATGCCCATGTAAATTCAATGCCCAGCTAAGATTCGGAATCGGCTCATGAGAAAGGATAAGTTTCTCTCCAAGAGTCAGAGGACCAGGGATAACCATATCACACAGGTTATTGTCCGCAGTCACCCACCAATAGGTAAAAGGCACATGAACGACATCATATTCTCGACTAATAGTATAAGAGCAATCAGGATATAAACGACGCATTTCGAGTAGCGCTTCATCACGCTGATAAAGAGCATCATCAAATTTCTTACTAACGCACTTACGCTTATAGTTCTCAGCTCCCGCGTCATGATTGCCCATAATCAGAATCTTATAACCGCGGAGTTTGCGCAAATAGCTAACGTCTCCAACATCACCAAGGATAAATAAAATGTCTCGCTTACCTACCTTAGAGTTGATCGCGCACACCAGGTCATCATCCGAGATTCTAGTAGGATGACCCTTGCGCAAATCTTCATCGCCGAAATGGGTGTCGCTAATCACCCAACAAGTCTGAAAATCCTTCCACTGTTCAAGCCAGAAGTCATAAACACCAGGTAAATTCACGAGACATTCCTCCTTTTAAGTAAAATCCTGAAAACAACCAAGATAATGAATATTCATAATATCCAATTCATCAATAGGAATACCAATGCGATGCGCAATCTCAGCCTGCGCAATGCTCTTCACATTGTCTAGACTGTCCATACCGAATCCCGCGCGACCATAAAGGCAATCGCATCTATGCTCATTACCCTCAATTTGATAGGTAATCTGATAAAAGTCCTTAGCAAACATCAGTTCTTACCACTCCAGCTTTAGAGAAATATGAGCGATGGGGTCGCCAGTAATGACAGCCTGAGCCTTGAATTTCATTTCCTGATAATAATACTCAAGGGACAACGCTAGCCTATGACATTCAGCAATATAAGCTGTGTTGTGCTCATTGGCCTCATTTTCATCATGAGGATAAACTACAACTTCAAGGCGACCAAGGCCCTCTGCGGCTAATGCCTTAATGCTATCGTTAATCTCATTAATTTGAGCTTCATACTTCTTGCCAATAGCAATAATGGTGCTTTCTCGCGCATCCTGTCTGGTAAGAAGATCGTTAATCATGTGTTTCATCCTTTCTTTATTTATTTCTTTATTATATTAATATTATATAATATTTTTATAATATTGTCAAATATTATTTTTTAAGGTAAGTATGATTAAACATAGTTTGGGCCTCAGCCCAAACTATGTTTAAATATATCAAGGATTATAGAAAAGAATATTAAGAATTACACCAACCGCATATTTACTAGCAATTTCATTGAGAATCTGCTTACGCGGCATACCATATCACCAATCTTCAGTTTGGAGATCATTATATTCATATCCTTGAGAAATCTGGATGGTTTCTTCCCAATCTTCCTCAATAAAAGAACATTTCCATGATATCAGCGCCAATCTCAACATTTTCTTCAATATCAATATTTGTGATATAACTATTTGTGATATCACTAAGAAAAATCCATACAACATCTTCCATCTAACTTATCCTCCTATTGGACTTGACAAAATATGAATTTTTTGGTAAAATATTTATAGAATGATTAAAGAAAATTGCCCAAGCGCTTATTCTATCAGTTCAATCTCATAGATTATTTCATTATCAATATATTCACGAAGCGCAATTTCCATATCTGCGTAAGTAGGGATTTCACCAGTCTCCGTAACAAAATCATAATAAAGAGTATGATAAGGCTTCAACCGCTCAGTATTACACATACTTACATAAAAATCTAGCTTCATTTTCTTAGCTTGACGAATGGCATCCGCTTCATTACTAGCTTCGATTTCATGACAATCAACCCAAGAGCCAGGATAACCATGGCCATTTATACCTAAATATACTCTATACTTCATGTCAATTCCACCAAACAATCAACATTATTTTCTACATAATGACGGATTTCAAGCTCATAATTCCGCGGAGAGCAATCCTGGCTTGAATTATAAAGGTCATTAAAAATGTCCATATAACCCTTCATTTTACCCATATTAGCTGCGCATTGCCAATAGAGCAAACGATACTTATAAGCCTTTTCAGTGGCTTCCGCCGCATCTCTAGCCTCTACGGTCTCACCAAAATAATCTAGATCTCCATCTTTTGGACCGAGATATACTCTATAAAGGTTCACTCTAATACCTCCATTGACAATTCCTCCTTAACTTTATATAAATATTATAATATATTTTATTTAAATTGTCAAGTCCGCATCAATAATATATAGGGTTTTAATCTTGTCCATTGAAATGTGAATTTCATAAGTGTTACTCGTATAATATTCATTAATGGGAAAGATAATATTAAGTGGGAAATTGAACCACTTATGTGTGTATGTAATATACGGGTTTGCGCAATTATCTTCTACGATAGAAGTGCGCTTAGAATTAAACTCTGTATATTGAGGCCCATTATCAGTATCACATCTTACGAGATAAGTAATCTCGTCTCCAATAGTAGCAACAACATAAATATTATCGCCATAATCAGACATCTGATAGAGCGCAATCTCTGTGGTTTCTACATTACATTTATTGTTGTCAAGAAAATATTGGCTGCTCCAAACTAGATTACCAATCACAATGACGAGACTAAAGATTAACATAATAAAGACGCCAATAAGCCCTGTTGAGTCATTAATAATATGATGATGTGCTAACCATAACGGTAGCCCAATAAGGAAGACGGATAATACCGTGTAGAAAATGAGAGTTAAGAAAATCATTCAGTTACGTTCGCGGAATTGGAAGAATTTTCCAATTCGCTCCTTTCTTTGAAATTACCGCATTGATTAGTTTCTCTTAAACATTGATTATTGGGGTCGACACAAGGACAAGAGGCACAAGTCTCGGCTACGACCGACGGATTTTTTACAGTTTGTTGAATTAGAATGTTTGCGCCTTGACGAGCTTGTTGTTGAATAAACTTGGGTAAAGGACCGGTATACTCGTTAAACGCGCATTGATCGGCATTCGCGCAATCAAAACATTGGGTAATGTTACTTAAACATTCTTCACAATAGATATTCTTACTCTTGGTATCATAAATAACTTGGAGATGAAATATTGGTTTACCGCATTTCTTACATTTGAACTCTTCATTATAATAGTTATTACAATGAGAGCCATAGGTTGACCCTTTAAGAATACAATAATGCCCTGATTTACCATAAGCGCACTCGGCGCAAGTAGGAACGTATGGCATTAGAAATGTTCCTTCATAATTTTCTCAGCAATAAGCTCGGGCACAAGAATAGGGCCTTCATCCAAGAGAGAAATAAACATAGAATTAGTGCTGTCTTCGCCATAATACTTAGTAAGCCATTCTGCGGCTTCTTTATAATTATCGGCGTAGAAAAAACCAGTTTCAGTCTTTTCTTTGCTATCAATATCATCCCAGAAAGTAATCTTGAAATAAACCGGATACATTATATCACCCCTTTAAGAAATTTCACAGCCGAAATAGAAATCGGGTTTATCGTTGGCGCGGTCTTTAAATGTGAGTTTGAAAAAGTTATCAAGTTCATTTCTCTGCTTTTGGACACAAGGTCTATTAAAATTATGAAGCATATCACGGAAAGAACTAAAATCTCCAACACTAGCCCAGTCAAGCTGGAAACCGATAACTAGCCAAGTAGGTTCGTCATAGTTATTAAAGATGTGGATTAAATCATTGTCCTCGAGATAATTCTTCTCATGCTCAGAGAGTTTGACTACTTCATCATAATGGACTTCGTATCCATAATAAACTTTAGCATTATAATCAACACTCATTCCGCATCCTCCGATTCAAAATAAATAATAATAACTTTAAGGCCATCCCATTTAGTTTGTATTACAAATGTAACAGAACCATAATTAATGCCATTCTCATACCAAGCGATATTCTCCATATGGTCATAAGAAATAATATCTTTACAATGATTCAGGTATTTACAAACTGCGGAATAAATATCGCCCAAAAGAGGATCATTATATCGATAAACATTTCCTTGATCATCAGCGGTTCTGTGAATTGAGAAAGGTGAAAGATATCGGCGCAATTCACCAATATGATATTCCATAAATATACTCCTTATTTTTATATATTTCTTATTTATTTTATATAAATATTATAATATATTTTATTTAAATTGTCAAATGCGCTTAAAAAGGTAGCTCGCGCATATATTCCTCATAGGACTCTATGTCGTTCTAGATATAAGAGATGAGCGCAAGTTGAATTTTTATTAGATTAAGAAATGTCTCAGATGACAATGTAACTTGTTCATCATAGGCGCAAAGCGCTAATGAAGCTAGGTAAATGCGCAAACTGCCGCATAAGTCTTCTATATTAGTCATAGGAGAATACTCCTTTCTATTAGTATTGACCTAGGAATATTTTCCTATGTCTAATATAAGTATACCAAAATTTTTCGATTTTGTCAAATTTTATTTAAATGAGGTAAATGAATATGAGTTATCTTGACGATAAAGGACTAAAAAAGGTCTGTGAAGAATTGAATAGTCGGTTTTAGCCTGTTCTTGCGTCCAGGAGTGAGTTTGAAAAAGCATAGATGAAGGGTGAGGTAGATTAGTATATTGTGGTCACGCCTTATAAAGATACTAAGAGTGGAAGAATTATATTTGTATATGAGGATTCGCCGCAAGGATTTTTGGATAAAGTTGTTTTATATAAGAGGACTCGTCGTCAGAATTTTTGGGCAAAGTTATTTTGTATATGACTTGACTTTTTAAAAAATTTTTGTTATAATATAATTAGAAAAGTTGAAGAGGAGAAAAAAATATGAAGTTTACTTACCAAGAGCTACAAGATAAAGAGGGCGATAAGGTAGGCCAGTTCCGCGGTTATCCAGTATATTGCGCGAGTATTTATGGTTATTTATATGAGTATTCGCATGAGGGTAATGCTTATCTGATTTATAATGATAATAATACGCTCGTGGTGGAGGAGAAAGCCATTGGTCGCATTAAGGCGAACGGCGCTATTGATTATTTTGCTTCTCCTGTTGATTATAATAAGTATTTGGAGGCTAAGAGTCTCCCTCCTGATTTAAAGAAACAGAATCAGCGGACGGAGGTTAAAGTGGAACCTTCTAAAAATATGGTTGAAACATCACAAATCCCAACCGACACACAGATGCCTGCGCCCGCTGATTTTGATATAAATAAACTTACTATGGACATTAATTTGTCTAGTAGTGAGTTAGTTGAATCGCTATTGAATAGCGTTTTTGAAAATTAAATAGGCATCTTCTTTCAATTTTCTCCCATGAACCACCTATGTCAAGCAATTGTTATGTGGACGTAGTGGGAGAATTTTTTTAGGTGCGGTTGCGTCGTTATAAGGGCGGTTTAACTAACCCTTTTAACGTTTTATAGATGCGCGTCAGCGCAACTAGTAATTTTTTGGGAAATTTTTTTGGGTTTTTATTTAAATATAACTAGAAGTAGTCGTAACTAGTAATTTTTCGTGAAATTTTTTTGGGTTTTTAATAAAATTATACAGAGAGTAATCACCGCTTGACAAAATTTATTTTTTATGTTATAATATATATAAAGAATAAAGGGTATACCTTATATTCTTAAATAATATTATTTAAGAGGTATTTTAAATGGATTTTTATAATGAGTTTTTGAATCGTCTGCGCAATGGTGATGATGCGAACGCGATTGCTAATGAGATTACCAAGGCGCTAAATGATAGTATTAAGGCTAAGGCCGAAGAGGATGAAGTGGCTAAGAAGGCCAAGCTTGATGCTGAGGTTAAGGCTCGTTGTGCGAAGGTTAAGGCTGCCGAAGATGATATGAATGATTATCTTGATGTGATGATTGAGTATGTCAATGATTATCTGGATGCTTACGCGGATGCGCACGAGCGCAAGAATGTTGAGAGCATGGATAAGGATGAGTTGCGCAGTCTGTTGGATTCTTGGGCTGAGCTCCATGGCTGGATTAATAAGGTTTCTAAGATGGATATGAGCGATGTCCTTGATGAACTTGGTAGTCTGTGGGCTGATCTTAGTATTGCGGAGAAGGTAGGCGTTAAATCTCAGCCTTCGGCTGATATTAACGCCAAGACGGAAGTAAGCACTGATGATTTGGATAAGATTTATGGTAAGACTAATGTAAAGGCTGACCTTAATGATGTCGAGAAGACGATTGCTAAGGGAGATAACGTTAAGGCTTGTAATTGTGATAAGGAATGTAAGAAGCCCATTAAGGCTACTGCGGTTCATATTAAGGATGATATGAGCGCTGATGATATCATTAATGAGTTCTTGAAGGCGCTTGATAAGCTGTAAGATATATGGAATTAAGGCTAGGGTATGATGAATACCCTAGCCTTTTTACGTTTATACCTCAAAATTTTCTTTAAGGCCATTTTTTTTGAGGTATAATGAAGAGGGGTTAGATATGCCGAGCGGGTGAGCTGGAAACCGCTGGACAAAAATCATCAATCTATTTATTACAATTTTGATATATAAATAGAGAAAGCGTTGAAAAAGGGCGCTTAACGAGGTATGGCGGGTAGATTGACGAAATTTTTGTCAATATCTATAATATACTATGCGGTATGACAAAAATTTCGTCAATCTACGCGCTAGAGTTAGATTGACGATTCTTATGACGAGGAGGTGAAAGAGTGATTGAGGTTAAAACTTATGATTTACGTGATGAGTTTTGTAAAATATTAGAGATTCCGGTTAATTAGTTAAATAGACGTAAGAAAGATTTATTTGAGTGGTTTAAGAATTTCTATGATTTTGAAATTATTAATACTCGTCCTGTAAAGATTAAGATTAAAGAAGTGTATGGTGAGTATAGACCATTACCACGTTAGAAGGTAGATTAGCAAGAAATGACTAAGGTAAAGCGTAAAGATTATGCTAAATTTACTTATGAATCATTGACATTTGAATATTAGCCATTGAGTAAAAGTAAAGTTGCTCGTGAAGGTATAGATGAATTTGGTTATGAGAAATTTGGTCATACTAATACTGAAGCGGTGGTTAGACGTTATGTAAGAGAGCCATTTGATTAGTTTGCTGAGACTGATGGGAATCACTAGTGGGTTTATTATAAAACTTATAAACCATTGGATGGAGCCGCATTAAGTGCTTGGCATACTACTATGAGTAATTATCATATTAATGAAAAATAGGCGGCATTAGCGTTCTATAAAACTGCGCAAGGTGAGGATATTACTGAGGAATTAGCTAATTATCGAAATGCTATGAAAGCATTTAAAATGATGTATGGTGATGTGCCTATTAATGTGCGCAATTGGCGTTTGAAAACTGAATATTGGAATAAACCTGTAGATTTTGACCATTGGGAGAATAGTTGATTCGACAAGGGAATGAGATACACTAGCCCGTAGGGCTATGTGTATCCATTTCCGCAGGCGACAAAAAGGTATGCTGGCCCGTAGGGACTGGCATACCTTGCTTAATGAGCGGAGATTGAATTATAAAATGGATAAGGGGTAAAATGGATAGATTGATGATTTTATTATCCTACCCACCCTGACAAAAATTTCATCAATCTACGTAGAGGGGTTCGGTATAAGAGTGGAAGTGAGATAAATTGGTGTGAATTATAATTTAAAAATTTGAGTTTAGATTTAGAAAAAGTTTTAAAATTTAAAGAAATTGAGTTTTAGACTTAAAAATTTTTAAAAAAAATTTTGAAATTCATAGAATCTGGAGAATCTAGATATGGGTCTGGCCGACCGGGTTATCTAGTCTCATGTAACATCCTCCTGACCGCTATCCTCATATTTAGAAAAATCAATCCAAAATCCCGGGTAAGAATTATTAATTAGAAAAATGATTTGAAAACCGTGAGGAACATTAGAAATTTTCAACTAGAAATCCGTGGTCATTTGACAAAATATTAAAAATATGTTATAATATAGATAATAGAGAATAACCATTTCACCGTTCGGCTATTGGACAAAATAAAAATAATATGATATAATTAATTAGGAGATAATATGTAATGACTTATTTAGAAGCGATATAGACTAATTATGGTGATATTAAAGAACTCTTAACTAAGAAATATGGTAATGATAGCGATGCGCTGATGTTTTTTAAAGCGATGGACACCGGTAAAACTTCTAGGTATAATCGTATTAGTGTTAAACGAAAACATTTAGCAGCGCAATAGGTTTGGGATTGTATTGATCATCTTGAGGACTATTGGATTGATTATTATATTATGATAAGTTTCTATGAAGATTGTTATTTAACTGAAACAGAATTTTATGGTTAGTTATTAAAATGGCCTAAGAAAGCCTATGCGAATTTACCTAATGATATGGTCTCACATCGTATTTATGTTGTTCCAGTATTAATACCGGTAATAAAAATTAAGCACGTATTAAAGATTGTATTTGAAGAATGGTTTGAGTGGACTGATGATAATTTAAATACAACATTATGGAATCGTTTAGCATATTTAGCACAATAGGGATATATACAATATGAGCTTAGTTATTTGGAAGATGAAGAAATGATCGAAGTTTAGATGTTAAAAAATCCTTATTATTACGAAGAGCAAGAACATAAGACACAAAGGGTATAGGAAGAATTTCATTTAAATGAGCGCATAGAACCAATTTCTATATCTGAATCTTAGAATAAAATAAGAGATATATTATATAATAACAATATTCCATTTATGTAGGAATATTCTGTGTCTATTGGTAATAAACAACATCGTTTTGATATTGCTGTATTTAATCCTACCATTGGTGGAATTGATTATTTTATTGAATATGATGGTGAATAGTATTTTAAATCCATAGATAAATTTGGTGGTGAGGCTGGTCTAAAAGAGCGTAAACTAAAAGATCAAGAAAAGAATGAGTATTGTGAAAAGAATCATATTCCATTAATTCGTATTCCATATACAGAGTAGCATATTGAACTTACACATTTAATACCCAAATATAGTAAATATGTTAGATAAGAGTGCGGAAGCACTCTTATTTTTTCAAGGTGCGGCAAATAAATACTTATACATTTTTATTATAACATATTTTTTAAATTTTGTCAAGTAAAGATTAGAGGAGCGCCAATCATTTAGTTCTTTCCTCCCATTATATATTATACCATAATTTTTTTTATTTGTCAAATGTAAATATTTACCATGGCCGCCCTTATAAAAGTCTTTTTTTAATATTATAACATATTTTTTTAATTTTGTCAAGTTGCCGCTCTGTAACCGAACGGCTCTTGAATGGGAGATTTTTTTAGCTTTACGCGCGGAATTGGGGCATATGATGATTTGCTAGGTCTTTCTACTTTACACGGGTTAGTGGCGCATATGCCCATTATTCCGGGAGATTGGGGATTCGGGCTAGGTCGCTAGAAGTAGGGAAAAAATTCCATATGATGGTAAATTATGGGAAATTCGGCCGCCCGCAGTCGCGAACGGCCGGACACTTTAGCTCACTAAATCGGGAAACTATGTTAAAAAAATAACTTTCAAAAAATCACTTGACAAATTGCTGAGAGTGTGGTAAAATGGAAAAACCGGCCGAGACGCTAGTTGATGGCCGGGCGCTTTCATACATTAAAGTGCTAAAGTATTAAAGTAAAAAAGGGACGTGGATGAATATCCACGCCCCATGTATGTTTATTCACTTCCAGTCTTTGGAAAATTCATTTCCATTAAAAGGGAATTTCGCTGGTAAAGGCTTCCACCTCTTCCTGGTATTCGCTGGTAATTTCGGGAATGTCAATAAACGACCGGGAAGCGATGTAGTCAGACAGATGGACAAGGCGGTCAATCTGAGTAAAAGGACGGTCTTCCTTTTCCGGCGTCCATTGGCCCATGTGGGAGCGGATAGCGTTCAACAGCAGGAACGGCGCTTCCGTAGACTGACCAAAGTATTTCTTCCAGATTTCTCCAACGAACTTTGCGGCATTTGCGCCATGTTCCTTGTATTCATCCTTGTTCATTTCGTCCCCTGCGCCATACTTACAAATATCATGGAGAATACAAGCCATGAAAGCAAAATCCTTGTATTCATCCTTCATGTATGCGTAGCTGGACATTCTCAACAGTTCATCACAGAACCGAACAACCGCCTTGGTATGTCGAACAAGCCCGCCCTCACCCTGCGAGAAACAAGGGTGATACTTGCCGGAGGAACTAGCACCGCATTCCCAAAAATAGACCGGAGCGCAGTCCAACACATAATGGACAAAGTTGCGGTAGTTCTCATTCTGGATATGCGCCAGCTCATTGCGGAAAAGGTCAATGTCTTTCATGTTCATTTCTCCTTCTGGATTATTAGTTGGGTTCCCGCCCTTTTCAAACTACTCTTAAAGTATAGCATACTTTTTCAGATACGTCAAGCATTTTACAGTCAATTTTTTCAGGCTTGTGGACACTTGCTCGCAAATCTCAAAAAATGGGCCGTAGGGCTTATAAATCATGGTGAAAATGTTTATTCCGAAGATCCCGGAGAGCCGGGGAATTTTATTTCCCCGGCTTTATCCTCACGGGATGTTTTTCAGTTAGTGACGTTTGAACCGGAATTTCGTCCGGGAGTTGAAAATAGCGGAAACGGTCATTTTTGATAAAGGTTAAGCCTTTTGTTTCCCGGAGGGCGGAGCGGGTCAAATCCTCAACGTGGTAGCATCCGCCCGGCTTGTCGCTTTCTACTTGCGCAACGTATCGGACATTCACCGTTGAGTATTTGCGGTAGTCAGCATCCCGGAACCGCTTGCTAGGTGGTCGTTCGGTGGTGCCGATTTTCAAATATCGGTGTCTTTGCTTCTGGATAGTGGCAATGTAGAAATATTCACCTTTTTCATCAATTTCCGCTAGGTTTTTGGGGAAAAACCACTCTTTTTTGATAGAAACTACCATTTTTCGCTTACTTCGGCTTTCTTTTTTGCGTCAAAGTTAGCTCAAAGCGGTTTTCACCCACAGAAAAAGCGATAATGCGCTCTTTGTTAACAATTTCCAGTCCCTCAATGGCAATTTCCGAACCATTGTTGAGAAAATTTGCCAGTTCATTGATAATTCCGGATTTGGTAACATTTTCCTTGCGCTCTCGCTTCTGGAACTCGTAGGTTTTGGGGCCGTGTCGCTTGGTCTTGTCTTCTGTGCTCTTGGCCTGCCGATTCTGAAAGCCTGCCTTACAGTAGTATTGACTGACCTTGTTCTGTTCGTCCGTCAGGTCAAACTCAAGGCCCTTACTAGTTTTGTCAACCTGCTTGTCATAGGCAAGCATCTCCACGGCTTCCTCTCGAGTAATGCGGAGCTTGCGCATCGCATCCGCAATGCGCTTTTCCTCTTGTCGGGTCAGTGCCATTTAATTCCCCCTTCCGGGAGGGGAGGGGCCGAAGCCCCATCCCCTTTTCCAGATTTTAGCAAGCGGTGAAATAGGTCACACGCTTCTCCACGACCTTCTCCGCACGGCCATCCGCCAGCAGAATCCGCATGACGCCAGTGACCTTCTGATTGGACAGGCCAGCCAGTTCCTCCACGTCCGCAATCAGAGCGGAGATGGTGAACTTCTCGCCACGGTTCTCAGCGAGGTAAGCGGCGATAGCGTCAGCCAGCTTGGCGTTGGCTTCCTGAGTAGCGGTAGCCTTCTTGCTGGCATTCTTGCGAGACAGCAGGTCAAGCTCCCGGTCGCAGAAGTCCATGACCTCCGCATAATGCTCGTTGTCCACGGGGAAGCTGGCCTTAATCATCTCGAAGTAGTTGCGCTTGGTCATCTTGTTGCTCATAGTATACACCTCATAAATAGATTTGAATGCGTTCTCAAGCGTGGCTCGTTTCGCTGTCTCAAGCGGGCCTTTTTGATTTAAGGGACGACCTGTTTCCTACCTCTCTTGGGAACGTATTCATTGTAGCACATTTCTTTGAGCCTGTCAAGCCTTTTTCAAAACTTTTTTGAAAAACATTTGACGTTGCGGTGGCACGCCCTCATTGAATTGTGCTGGTGTCGCTCGGGACTTTCCCTCCTGACATTATCTATTATAGCAGGTTACAAGCGGATTACAATACACAATTCCTACAAAAGATGCGAAAAAATAGGTAATACCTTTGGGCAATGTGCTGTAATTTCCAATAGCTGGCAATAAAAATGGTAGATGCTGGAAGCGGATTTACCAATTCTTGGAAAAAATTTTACCAATCATTTCCATTGTGCAAAACAGAGAATTTCGGGCATAAAAATTTTTTTAATTTGTGCAAAATTTCTCTTGACAAAATGGTGCCGGGTGTGGTATAATGGAATTTCGGGCTGTTTCGCCGTGGACAGCCCGCCAAAACTTTAGCAGACTAAATTGTTAAAGAACGAGGTTAAAAAAGTAAGGCGTTTCCGCCTTACTTCTTAAAAAATTCCAGATACGCAATCTCAATGACTTCGTGAGATGGAATAAACTGGCACCGCTTGCCGATTGTGGTTTCCCGCCATTCTTCATTCTTGTTCAATGCGTTCTTGTATTCCTGGAGCCGCCCATCGTAGTGACCAATAGCGCACAGTAAGCTAAACTTGGCTTTCTTCAAATCTTCTTTTGCCCGCTCCTGGTCAGGGCCTTCGGGATAGAGGTCAATTACGCCCTGCTTGATAATGACCTGCTGAACTGCACTTACTAAACGATTTTTTGCGCTCTGCGCAATTTCTTCAGCTTCATAAATCATGCGGTCAGCAACAGTGTCAGATACTTTTTTCTTAAACATGGGAACAACTCCTTTCTTAATGTATCTCCATTATAGCAGAATAGGGGCTGAATGTCAACCCCTATTCTGTATTTTTTTAATCATTTTCGTAGTCGTAGGCAATCATCTTGACAAGCATCAGAATTTCCGCTCCAGGCTTGGTGGTGGCAAAATATCCCAGAAGGTCTCCGCTCGCAAGAATGGGATAGATAGTAATATTAGTATTACGCAGTTGCTTGATTGCTCTATCCTCCCATTCGTCCCAAGTATTCTCCGGGAAGTTCAAGTTCTTGGTAATCTGGTGATAATCGTCATAAAGCGCCCAGTCCTTTTTATCCATCACGCTGGAAAGAATCCGCTCCAGCTTCTTGGGATAGTCCTCCATGGCGAAGAAGGAATACTTGCGGAAAACAACACTATCTTTATCTACGAACAGTTCCAGCGGATCTCCCTCTTTCAGATGGAGATTCCTGCGAATTTCCTTGGGAATGACCACTCGGCCCAGGTCATCAATGCGACGAACGATACCGGTAGCTTTCATTTCAGTTACCCTCCTTCAAATAATCAATGATAAGGTCGTTACATTCAAGGTCAATGCTTTGGTCTTCTTTCTCGCAATCATAATAGAGCGGACAGCAAGCGCAATCATTGAAACCTTCGGTGTATTCCTCCACCAAATGGCGGAGCCTAGTTTCGTTAACTTTCAGATTCATGCTTGATAGCCTCCACAAACTGCGCAAGTCTCTTGTTATACTTTTTAAGGATATCTTCCAGATTTACCCAGCCTTCAATTTCATTGTCCCAGGAATAGAGACCGGGACCGCCTTCAATCTGCATAGTCGCATGGTCAAAAGCGATAGTATTGAACCACTGAATGGCTTCATCAGTATCTGCGGAAATATGATAAACTTCACTCAGCCACCGATTAGGATAGGGGTCAGTATAGTCGATTGACTTGAAATTACAATCGAACAAGTAGAGATGCCCCAGAACGCTCAGATTCGTCAAGCGCTCCATGTGCTCATGCTTGCGGCAGGTCTCTTCATCCATGAACTCCTCGCCGCATTCATCACAGATATACTTTACGATTTCAGTCATAGTTATCAATTCCTTCCCTTTTGATTTGTTTCAGATTTTCTTTTTCCTTGCGGCGATACTTACGCTTGAAGCGTTTCCGCAAGGCGTTATCCGGTCGGACTACTGATGGGCAATTCAAATCCCAGATGGTGTAGTCTTTATTAGTGCCTTTTTTGAAATCGTCCATCACTAGCCCTCCCTTAACTTTCTATAATAATTATATCAAATTTTTTTTAATTTGTCAACTATTATTTTTTTATAGGGTATTTTATTCCCCTTCATCCGTAGATATCCACAAGTTTGCCATTAACCACAGCGGTAATGCTCTCAAGACCATCATACTCTTCCAGCCGCCAGTCAGTGGCATTGTCAGGAATTTCCACGACAGCCAGCTCAGCCCTGCGGCCCTTCTGCGCCAGCTTGGCCCGATTGTTCTGAACCCAGTCGATGAAATAGGGGTCAGTGCGGATGTCCTCGTTGGTATCAAACTGAGAATGCAGGTTCAGGTAATCCATGACCTGGGTAGGAATGGTAAAACCGCCGTAAGTGGTATTGATGATGTATTTCATTGAGTATTGCTCCTTTCTTTTGATGTATTCATTGTATCAAAATTGTTTCCAGAAGTCAAGGAAAATAATGATGAAAATCAGGAAAAATATTTTTTCACTTTTGTTGAAAAAAACTCTTGACAAAATGCGGTGGGGTGTGTTATAATTGAAATTCCGCGCGTCAGGCTCCAAGACGCGCGGTCGCGCTTTAAAGTGCTAAAGTAGAGCTGTCAAAAAATGGGATGAATTTTCATCCATCCCATTTTGAATATTTATTTGCGAGGACAAGCTAGGGTCAACCGGTATTTTTTACCATTGTAAACAAATTCCAGTTCCCGTTCAGGGTTGGTGATGGAAATGTTATCCAGATTCGTGTCCAGGTCACAATCCGCATCTTCAAGCGCCGTTGCCAGAAATTGGATTAACCACCGCTTGTCTTCATCCGGTTTCCGCTCTCTGTTGTGCGTTCCGTGCGGCTTGCTGTCCGCCCTGGTCATGGCTTTTACTGCTTCCTTCTGGTCTGCGCTTAACTCAAAAAGTTTCTCACCCCTATCAATTTTCTTGTCAAATTCAATTAGTTTTGCGGCTTCTGCGACTGAAATTTTGAGTTTTGCGGCCATCTGTTCAGGAGACATTTTTTCACCTTCCTTCTGGAATTAAAGGGGAGAGCGGTTTCCCGCCCTCCCCCGTTCGGTTAGGCGTCCTCTTCCTCTGCGAACTGCTCAGCGGACGGAATGCCAGCCGCAAGGCAGAAGTAGGTCGTGCCCTTAACGGTTTCCTTGGTCAGAAGGCCGTCCTTCACAAGGCCATTCATAATGGAAGAGCCACGCTGGTTAGAAATACCATTCAGGGCGGGGATAAACTTGATAGCCTGGGAAACGGTGAAGGGAGACTTGGGCTTGACGTTCTCCATAACGGCGTTCTTGTAGCCTTCCATCTCAATCTGGGCGGAAGTCTTCTTCTTGTTGGTGTTCTTGCGATTCAGGAGTTCAATCTCCTTTTCGCACAGCTCCACCAGCTCCGGGTCAGCCTGAACCTGGGAGAGGGTCAGCAGGCGGGCGAACTTTTCCTTCTTGGTAGTCTTGGTCATAGTATCAATTCCTTTCTTATTTAGGGCGGTCTGCCCTTTTGATGTATTCATTCTAGCACAATCGTGCTGGAATTACAAGGGGTTAAATGGATTGTTTACACATTGTTCACAATCTTTGGGAAACACTTGCTCTTGAAGTCCTTACAATCCCACTGATGGCAATTTTTGGTATACTTCTTGTGCATCTTGCGGCATTCATGGAAAATCCGCATTTCAATCATGGCGTCAGAATGGGCGGTATGCTCTTCCAGATAGTCAGGATTTCCGGTGATGTAGGCATAAATCGCCTGGGCGCTTGTTGCGCAAGATTTGCCGCTCTTGGAAAAAAGCTGATGCTCATTACAGAACTTCTGATAGCTCTTCTTGTGGGTGATGGTCTGGAGGGCCATGAGATAAATGTCGATAAACTCGAACTCGTCCAGCAGTTCCCGGCAAACAGTCTTGCAGAAATCAAAACCAGTATTAAAGGCCATGACGTATTTTACGCCATAGAAATAACAGAGGTTAGACAGGGCTTCCACAGCTTCCTTCTCGCTGACAACTGCGGTCAGATGGCCATTAGAAATTCTTTCCTGATACAGGGGGAAGGTGCGCTTGGCGTAATCATCCTTGGCAATCTCGTCATAATGCTCCATGACAAGATAGGAAACAGATGCGATGATGTTCAGGTCAGCGTCATGGATAATTGCGCCCAGGTTATACATACCAGTGGGGGCGCAAGCGCCGCCCACGGTTTCAGTGTCCAGAGTGCAGTAGATAGTCTTAGGCATGAGCACGGCCCTCCCCTGCGGCGGTCAGAAAGCTATTACGCTTGGCGCTCAGAACAGCCATTTTGACGGCGAGATCGTCCGCCCGCTCTTCTAGGAGCACTCCATAATCATGGCGCCAGCGGTTCAGGCCCTCTTCATTGATAACATAGATATACTTTTCATGGGTCACGCTTTCAGTGGTGGGGGTCTCCATGCGGAAATCCTGCCCATTCATGGCAATAAGCTGCTTCTGAGTTTCAGAGGACAGGCGGAACCATTCCATGTCGGTCATAATGCGGTTTCCATCCTTATCCACAAGATAGGTGCGGCGCTCCCAGTCTTTCAGCTCTGCGGTCTTGGTCTCCTTCACCGTGCGGACAATCTTAATGATGCCGTTACCAGCCAGCCACGCAAGAGTGGAATAGGCATAACGATTATTCGACAGCTTGGGCTTGACGTTCTGGTAATCCTTGGAAGTAAACTCCTCATGGCCGAAATGGTCAGTCAGCAGACGATAAGACTGCATGACCCGCTGGTAATTGCGCAGATTGGCGTAACGTGCTCTCATGTTCATTTCTCCTTTTAATTGTGATTCAAGCTTACCATCGTGTCTTGAACCAGATTTTTTGTTCCTCTCTTGGAACATCTTAATGATACCACATTTCGTGGGGTTTGTCAAGAGGGAATTTCAAATTTTATTGAAATTTTTTCGGATTTCAGACCGGGATGCGAACTAAATCAGCAAGGGGTCTTTCTCAAACCGTTCCCTCTTGACATTATCTATTATAGCAGGTTTGGCGTAGATTACAATTGACAATACTCACAAAATACGGGAAAAATATTTTTTCATTTTTGTGCGATTTTTCTCTTGACAAAAGGGGCTGGCTGTGGTATAATGGTGAATTCGGGGCGCTTTGGCCGTTAGCGCCCCGCTCATTATATCACAAAAATTTTATTTTGTCAATAGGCAAAATAGACAAAAAAAACTACCCAAAATTGAAATTGGGTAGTTTTTCATTTCAATCTAACAGATTGGTTTTATCAAGGAATAATGAGTTCTGCGTTGTAGATGGGATAAACCCTATCTCCCGGATTGAAGCAGTCGAGAGCGTAATTATCCAGGCGGAGACAATTCCATTCCTCTTCATCGGTATCATCATCGACCACTGAGGCGGTTTTGATGTAATAATCTTCGACGGTTGGGTCTTTGAAAACTACGCCCTCGGCAATGTCTTTAAAAGGAACAAGTTTATTATTCGTAATGGTGATTTTCATTTTTATCAATTCCTTTCATTTGATGTATTGATTATACCACAGGAAACAGGACTTGTCAAGCCCTTTGTGCTATTTTTTTTAGTTAGAGCAAGCGGCGGCAAGATACCGGGCAATCATCGTGGTTTCGGCAATTCGCTGACTATGAGAGCAAACATAGCCATAGCGCTCACCATCGCACAGAATGGGATACACGATATAATTCTCAAACTGTGAAGGGGTAGAGAAAGTGCCCCAGATTTCAGGGATAAACGTCGGATAAGACTGGCCGCCGGTCAACTTACAAGTTGTATCATAGATTGCGATTTCAATACCGGCAAACTTTGCCATGAGTTTCGCCATGCGAAGAATATCATCGCTCATGTTGAGTAGGGAATACTTGCGGAATACCACGCCATTCTGGTCATCAAGGAAGATTTCAAGGGGGTCTCCCTCTCTAATGCGCAAAGTGCGGCGGATTTCCTTGGGAATCACAACACGGCCCAGGTCATCAATGCGACGGATAATACCGGTAGCTTTCATATTTTTTATTTCCTTTCCTTTATTGTATTTGTATTATATCATAGAATAGAGTTTTTGTCAAGCCTATTATATTATTTTTTTTGATTAGGAGTAAACCCAACGAGAAGGGTGTTAATGTCCCTCCTTTTAGTTCAGTCTATCAAGCATACTCCATAGCGTTTCACTGGGAATGGACGTTTCGTCCATCATTTCTTGAATTTGTTCCTCAGTAGACAGGTATTTATCATCTCGCCAGAGGATAAAGTGGATAATCGCCCATGCGCACCAGCTTACAACAACTAGTGCCAATACAGCTTTTAACTCCATAATACATACCTCCTTGTTTCAGTATAGCCATTATATCGTATTACGGGATAGAAGTCAATCGTCAAATTACACAAAATTGCGGTGAAAAATTTGTGAAGTATGTCTATTGACAAAATGCCGGGCGTCTCACTGGTGGACGCCCGGCCCAATTTAGCAAATTAAAGTGTTAAATGGATAAAGAATAGGTGTTGAAAAATGGAGTGAATTTTCATTCACTCCATTTTGAATATTCATTCAGAAATCAGGCACCGTTCAATGCTGGCGTAAGTCTCAAGACCAAACTTTCCACAAGGGTCTTCAAAGGTGTATTCCTGATAATAATTACTGTTTTTGACACAACAAAAATTATACCAGTCATTTTCCCACGCCATGTCTGTCAATAACTCAACTGCTTTTTCTTTGGTTAAGCAATAGCGAGTAAATCTATCACCCATTTCAGGGATAGTTAATTTCCAAATAAAATGCATGGTATCATTCTCCTTAAACCAGCGGATTCTCGATAACCTGACTAATGGAGCAAGTGCCCCGCTCCCCAGTTACAATGGTCAGATAATCCACCGTTCCGGCGGCTTCATTGACCTTTTCAACTCTCGCCAGAATGTGGCGGCAAATCCAAAACAGGCGGTTAGTCATTGTTATCATCCTCCCAAATGTTTTCAACGATAGCGGAACAGTTATAGCGGAGCTTGGATTGAAGGTTAAACAGATAATCACTGATTTCCCGCACATCTTTGCGGTCATCATCATATTTTAGGGTAGGGATTGCGGCGGCCAGGTCAGCCGAAAGTTTTTCAACCTGATTTGCAATATCCAACAGGCGTTTATTAAAATCAGCCATTTCATTTCCTTCCTGCCCTGCCGCTCAGAGAAGAGCGGCCAGGGCTACGATAATGTTAGTAGTGGTGGGGTCAATGGTCTCGCCCAGATGCCAGCCGTCCCGGACTTTGGCGTTGTCATCAATCAGGATACCATAGTCAGTGCGCTCCCGCACGCTGTCGGCCTTGGTTGCGCCATACTGAACGCCATGGAAATGGTCATACACGAAACCCCATTTTTCAAGCCATGCCTTTTTGGCTTCCCGAACGGCGTCCTTGTATTCCTCGCTAGAGTTCTTAGACAGCCAGGTAATAACATTGATTTCCCAGCCAGCTTCCCGGAGCTTTTCAAGCACCTCATTCAGCTTTTCCATATCCCACATAGGTTCAGCTTCCAGATAGGGGGACGGGTCTTCTGCCTGGAGCTTTTCAAGCCAGTTAGGAACATCATAAAACCGATTCAAACTTCCATCCATGTCCCAGTTAATCGAGCGGTTCATCAAAACCATTCCTTTCCTTTAATGTATTTATATGATAACATATTTTTTTATATTTGTCAATAGGGATTACAAGTTAATTCGATGATTTTTCCACAGTCCTCACACTGGAAATAATAGTAAGTGTCTGCTCTTACCCGGCTTGCGCTTGTGAACTCCATCGAGCCACCGCACTGGACGCATATGCCATCATTCCAGATTTTCCGCTGATTTTCGGCGTCCCAGAACATCAAGCGAGCCATGCCTAGCCCAATAGCCAGTGCCATAAGAATGGCGATTGCGCCCTTGCCTTTGTCAGTTACAGAGGAATTAGCATACCACAGCATAGCAAAGAAAGCGCCCACGGTGATGGAACAAGTAATGAATATAAACCAAAACATCTTGTTTCCTCCTCTCTTGGGAGCGAGTATTAAACCCGCTCCCAGTGACCATTCCGCCAGTCTCCGACCTGCCGCTTGCCACACTCTTCCATGCGGAACCACTTGAAGGTCTCACCATCCGCCATATGGAAAATGATACCATCATATGCGGGGAGAATCTGGGAGAACTCCGGAGAATCATAGCCATAGAGGTCATGCCATGCGGACTGGAAATAATTGATAGCCCGGAGAAGCTCAGACTGATTGAAATGATAACCCATAGTAAATACTCCTTTCAGATGGGGCTTTTGGATTTCCTTGCCCCTTACACTTACTATTATACTCACCGGGCGGGAAATGTCAAGCGAAAATCGAAAAAAATTTTTCGTCAATGTGCCACAATTTTGGGAATGAAATTTGTATAAAATTTTTTTCAATTTTTGCTTGACAAAATGCTGGGATTGTGGTATAATGGAAATTCGCGCCGCTTGGACGTGAGCGGCGCGCCCACTTTAATCAATTAAAGAATTAAATCAAAAAAGAAATGAATATTAAATCAAAAACCCGGTATAAAAATGAAATGAAATGAAAAATCAATTTAAATCGCTAAAGAAAATGAAATGAAAATGAAACCAAAAACACCAAGGCCGCCCAGGTATTCCCAGGCGGTCTCAGTGCGGAAAGGAGTATAGGAAAATGGTGGGGTGCGGCTGATTTGTCCGGGTCAACCGCTCCAGAACCCGAAATGGTTTTTGTTAATGATTGGCAAACAGAACTCCCGTATCATAAACGAAATCATTATCATCGAGAGTAGCTTCCCAGGAATCATCTCCATCGCAAAACAGAAGAGTAACATTATCTAATTTCTGATACTCTCTAATAGCCTTACAAACATTATCCCAGGCTTCCTTTTTTTTGTTTTTTGCTCGCTGTTCCAGCTCTTCTCTTGCCATCTTGGCCAGGAGGTCAAGGTCAGAGGAAGTCATGCCAGTGACAAACTCTTCCATATCATTGATGTTCATGTTTTACTCCTTTCAAATCCAGTTGCGACAAACATAGATGATTGCGAACAGTTCCAGAGCGCTCCACACAAGGGCCGCATAATCAGTCCAGTGGGTTTCCCCTCGAACCTCATCAATGATGTAAATGTTCATCACAAGGTTCACACAGGCGCTAATCAGCAGGAATACCAAAACCGCAATTTTCATTTTTCAAATCTCCTTTTCTTACTTTCTGTATTGATTGTATCACATTTCTGCGGCTTTGTCAAGGGGTTTTTCTGATTCGTAGTAGTAAACACCCAGAAGCCCCTGAATCCCAATGATGAGATTTCCAAATTTTTCCATATCGCGCCCTTCAATGTTGCGCATCAGAGTGGCATACACGTGCGGCGCTCGATTGCCCAGAACATCCATAATTCTATCATAGAGAACCGCATCCATGGGAGTGGGGTAAAAATCGTTGAATGCGCAGGGGCAATAGTCTTCGTGACAAGCCTTGATAATCTCTTTTCCTCTCTTCTGGCCCATCACGTTGAGAACCATGGACACATAGGCCGGATAATTTCTATCACTCATTGTTAGATACCTCCACAGTCAGAATACCTTTGTAACCCTGTTTAGGACTAATGAGAATCCATGTGGTGCGGAAACCATTGTTTACTAACTCCTTTTGGATTTCCTCTACGATAGATTCCCATTTTTTAACATCTTCAATAGCACTTTTAAATACCTGCGGACAACTAAGGCGAATCATCATTTTCTGTTTTGTGTTGTAAGCACTACGGAGAGCATCATTGATTTCGCAAATCATGTATTCCTTAGTTTCCTGGCGCAAACGATTATAGTTAGAGATAGCGCTTCTAGTGAACTCCTCAGCAGTCATACAAATTTCCATATTGTGTAATCTCCTTTCACTTTCTATATATATTATATCATATAATATATATATTGTCAACTACGAATTTCTCCCATCTTTTGGAAAGGAGGTCAGGAGGGAGGGCTACAACCCGAGGTTGGCGTTCGGGGAGCTCCGTTCCCCTCCTGACATTATCTATTATAGCAGATTGGCTGGAAAAGTCAACTTGGCAATATATACAAAACTTTATGGGAGTTTTTGTGCGTTATGCTATGGTAAATTTTTCCATGGAAAAAACTGGATTGTGAAATATTTAACAAACTCCGGGCGTCGCGTTGGTAGACGCCCGGCTGAATTTCACGCTTTAAATCGCTAAAGTGGTATGATGTCTAGACATCTTCACTTTAAATCGTTAAAGTATCCATATAAAGGAAAGGCGGTTGGAAATTTCTCCCAACCGCCATATGGTTAATGTTCCCAGGTAAGGACTGGAATTGTGTCGTCCAGGGCCGCTCGGTAGGCCCACAGCTGGATATTATTCCCAGCCCGGAAATGGGCCATAGCACTGGAATGATTATCCAGCACTTCGCCCGTAGTCATATCAACGTAAAATTCAACTTTCATTGTTCATTCTCCTTTCATTTTGTGGGGTGGGATGGGGCTTACCACCCCATCCCCGGATTGAAATAGTGGTCAAATTCTTTTTCAGAGAGTTCCGTTTCTTCAAACCACACTTCCGCATATTTCCAGAAATTGTATTTTAACTGTGCGGTTCTTTCCTTGATGGCGTCTTCCTTGGTGACACAATAGCAAATGCGATAGAGTTCACGCTCAGGGGTTCTTCCCAAAACTTTCCAAACCTTTACCATTTTAAAGCTCCTTTTCCAATTACTACCAACCGACCCGATCGGCCCGGATGGCTTTTCCATGATTAGAGTATACCAAATAATAGAACAAAAGTCAATAGATTTTGAAAAAAATTTTTTTACGTTTATTTCCAGGAGCGGCAAGATTGTTAGATTTTTAACAATCGTTGCGTAAATTTTTACCATTGTTAATTTTTTCACAAATCTCGACCGCTTACTTTACCGATTTAAAGTGCGAATTGGAAAACAATGGAAAAAGGCGGTTTCCCGCCTTTAATTCCATTGCTGGGAATTTCTGTAATCATTGTATGCCGTGAAAATTTTCTCAAAGCTAGAATTCATCGGCTCTGCGCTTCCGCTATCTTGAAACCGCCACGCGTTGGCGCTAATCTGTCTGTCTGTCCGCACTTCCTGTTTATTTCCATTCATTTCCATTTCCTCCTAGGGTCTGGGGAGCGGGCTTACGCCCACTCTCCCCAGTATTCGTTGAATTCTTTCATCTCATTGGCAAGATGCTCTAGTTTCTCCATCATAGAAATTACTTCATCTAGCTTCGCTTCTACGGCATCCCGATGGTTGATTGCTTCGGCATGGTCAAAATAGATTTTGTCAGCTTCTTCATCAGTATACAAGTCAGGCGCATTCCCCAGAATATCTACAAGCGCCTGCATCTTCTTGACTTCCGCTTCAGCGACATTGGCGGTTTTGGTCAGTTTATGCTTGACTTCCAGGAGGGCGGCGGCCTGATTCTCCAGGGCCTCGATGGTCTCAACATTCAACAGCTTCATAATTCTATCTTCCTTTCCATTTTTTGGAATCCGGTCGATCCGCCGGAGTTCTTCCATGGTTAGATTGTATCAAATAATAGCGATTTTGTCAAGGGGTTTTGAAAATTTTTTTGGAGGGGAGGGCTTGCGCCCTCACCCTAGAACCACAACACCCTCCGACGTATCCCAGACGCCTTGCTCCATAGGGCTGTCCATGCTGTCTTCATCCCGATACCATACCTTGTCAGCGCCATGGCCCAGCTTCATCATAACTTCCAACTGCTGGAAAAGCTCTTCGACAGTCACGCAATTTTTCATTTTTTCTACCATTCCTTTCCAAATCAGGTCGATCCCCTAGGGGCTCCCTGTAATTATGATTATACGCTTCATTAGCGTATTTGTCAATCCCTGTTTTCACATTTTCCTAATTTTTTTATTTACATTTATTGCCAATTTTGGGCGCTATTGGATTGTTAGATTTTTAACAAACTTCGCACGATTTTTGTTGATTGTTAATTTTTTCACAATTTTCGGCTGTGAACTTTACCGCTTTAAAGTGATGAATTGGAAAATACTAGAAAAGAGAACCGGGCTTTAAGCCCGGCTCTCCGCAAGAATCTGTTTCGCTTTGTAAATGGCTTTATCGGTTTCTTCAAGCATTTTTTCCAGTTCCTTGTGGGTCTCTTTCAGGTCATAGGCTTCATCATAAGCCTTGCCAATGTCAGCGCCGGAAATGGAATAATCGTCAAACTCGATATCCATTTTGATTGCCTGACGTCTCCGCTGGTAGGAATCAGCCAAGGCTTTTGCGCTTGCTTCTTCCAGCTCCGCCTGTTTCTTTTTCAGCAGCTCTAGCTCAGCAGTCAGAGTTTCCATGTTATCTTCGGTCAGGCCCTCATAGATGATGTCTTCAAAAGTGCGCATTGTGTTTATCTCCTTTTCCATTTTTTGGGGCTCGGGGCGATCCGCTCCAAAGCTCCCTTCCATGATTAGAGTATACCAAAGAATAGCGGATTTGTCAACCCCCATTTTCGCATTTTCCTAATTTTTTTTATTTACATTTGTTTCCAGTCGTGGTGTGATGTCTAGACATCTGCGCTTTAAATCGCTAAAGTTTCGGGAGCTATTGGATTGTTAATTTTTTCACAATTGTTGCGCAAATTTTTGCCATTGTTAAATTTTTCACAAGTCTGGGCCGCTGACTTCACCGATTTAAAGTGTTAAAGTGCGCACATGAAAAAGTATCTGGGGCTTAACCCCAGATACTTACGTTACCACTGAATTTGTCATACACGCCATCGAACGGCAAGCCCAGCTCATCAGCCATGTCTCCCAGAAGTTCCCAGTTAAGGTACATTTGCCATTTCCGGTCGCTCAGCTCTTCTTCCATTTCCTCTTTTGTTTCATAGGTCTTGTAGCTATCAGTAAAGAAAGCGTGTAAACGGTCAATACCAATTTCTACTTCCAGCTCTTTGACATTTTCCAGTTCATCCTTCATCTTCTCCAGCAGTTCATCAAACATCTTTTTAGTATACATAACGCAAGCCCCTTTCACATCGGAGGGATCGCTCTCCCTCTCTCAATTTCTATATTTAGTATACACCTTACTAGACCGTTTTGTCAATAGCTAGTTTACCATTTACACAAATTATTTTTTTAACGATCTCCCCTAGCGGAAGAGGCCCTCAGCGGGCCTCTCTCCATACCTTAATGATTTCATCATCCTGGATGTCATCTGTATTCATGTCATCAATCCAGATTAAAAGAAAATCATCAGGGAACAAATCCAGCTTTTCAATGTACCAGCATTCGCCGTGGTCATCCATCAGTTCCCAGCATCCGGCGCTTTCCCCGATGATTACAGCGCCCACCATGTGCACTGTGCCACACTCGCCAGCACCGCACCAGCCAGAGAGAGCGGAAACGTCGAATACTTCACAAGCGGGCTTCACCGCCTGTTCAATGGAGGTCTGCGTCACCTGCGTAGCGATTACCTGAGCGGCTTCCTCTCTTGCGACCTGCGCTTCCCGCATCTCTCGCATTTCATGGAAAGCATAGGTACGGATGCCGAAAAGTAGGGCACAGAAGACAGCGCAAGCAATGATACAGCCGGGGATAGCACGAATGATTTCTTTCTTACTCATGGTAAATACTTCCTTTCCTTTGCGGAGGCTCATGTCCTCCATGGTTACTATTATACTCTTCTTTGTGAGAAAATCAATAGACTTTGTGACAATTTTTATTAGTTTTGTATAAATCAGCATATCGCACAAATACATCACTTGTTCTTTGTATACATTGACGAATGGTAGATGCTGGCAATGTATTTGCCAATTACTGGTAAGCGGATTACCATTATTTCCCAGGGGTTCCAGTAGCTCCCAGTAATGGGAATCTTTACCAGCGATCGACCGCTTGACAAATTCTTCACAATTTACTTTAGCACTTTACCGTGCGAAAGTTCGGACTGTGGCGTTTGTCTACGATGAACACGTGTGCGCATGAGACGCACAGCGTGTCGTTGCCTGATGTATTTGTTAATTTTTTAACAATGTGCGCCGCTCACATGAACAAGCCTTACGACGTGGTAGGGATGCGCCGGCCGCGTGTTTATTCACTTGCTCTTGGATAGTTATTCATTTGTGAAATGATTCACAATCGATAAAACTTTGTTTCTTCGCATTGTTAATAGTTTAACAATCTTTGCCGCATTAGTGTGTTAAAGCGCTACACTTTAAATCGCTAAAGTTTGTTTGTTAATTAACTAACAATGTTTGCTCTTGGATTGTTAATTTTTTAACAAGCATGTTTCGGGATGGGAGATTGTTAATTTTTTAACAAGCGATTTGCGAGTTTTTTTTGATTGTTAAATTTTTAACAATAGTCTGGACTTTAGCGTGCGAAAGCGTTGTTCAGGGTGAGTGAGATTGTTAATTTTTTAACAATGTTGGCTCTTGGGGAGATTGCTAGGTTTTTCATTGATTGTGCGATTTGACGGGGTGTGTGCTTGGATTGTTCTTCACCGAGAAAAAATCATAGTGCTACGCTTGGTATTTTTTTCCTGGGAGTCTAGATGGAAATAAATGGGGGCGGGGGTATTTTCGGGAAGAAGAAAACTTTAGTGTGTTAAAGTGTTTTGGCCTGGACATTATTCAATCTAAATGTTTTTTAAAATTCAAAATACGGTAAACCTAAATGTTTTTTTAAATTCAAAATACGGTATTGATAAATATTTTTTAAAATTTTAAAAAAATAAAAATTACATCATCATATCTTTAAAATAATCACTAAGATGTTCATTTCTATTTAAAATTAAACATTCATGCCCATCATTAATACAATCAACCCACCATTTTTCCCAATTATTATACATGATATCCGCAGGACAACCTTCTTGTCGTTCTTGTTCTCTAATATAACATCTACCAATATACTCTGCTTTAGCATCTTTTTCAGGTAATACTATTGTATAATCAATTCCAGCAGCATTAAGCGCATCCCGCACTTCTTTATGCGTGCTTACTAAAATCATATTCGCAATACCAATATTATTTTTAATATAACGAATATAATTATCAGGCCATTCAGGATTTTTAATTCTTACAAGTCCTTTACCTTCAGCGCCCCAATCCCAATGAAATTGACTGCTATCAGAATCAAGTATTTTTAAACCATACTTATCTTGATGTAAATAAAACTAAGTTTTTCCAGCCGCAGGAAATACACAATAAACTTTTGTATCAATCATCTTTCATACTCCTTACCAATCAATTCACGCTCAGTGCCTCCACCCATTATTGCGAATACTTTAAAATATTCACCATATTCATTTACCTCATTAGAGCTTTCACGCCAAGGAGCACATAAATAACCAAAAATTATATCGATATCTTCCCAACCATAAAAATCTTCATCGAAACATCCTTTATCATTATACCAACAAACATGAAACTTTTCAGGTACAGCGCGTTTAAACTCCTTTTTCTCAATTCCTAAATTATTATTCATATTACAAAAATGGATTCTCCTCTACCTCATCGTAATAAATAGGTTTTTCATCCTTTTTCTTTTTCTTCTTATAGATTTGCGGTTCCTCGTCCCACATAAGCTTATATATCTCGCGAGTGGCCTTCATTGTGGCTTTCCGCTGATAATTCTGCGCAACCGCATTCAAAAATCCTCTAGGTTTTCGCATTTTACACACTCCTTATATTTTGGACAATCAAATGTACATTGCCCATCTGCGCCTTCACATGGAATTAAATTTTTAATATATAAATCTACTTCTGGACATTTAGTATGAGAATGAGTGCCACTCCAATAGGTTAAAACACTTTCTATACCAAATTTTTCAAATAACCCTTTAATTTTATTAATATATCGTAATTTAAGATATTCATTATACTTCTTTTGTGAATAAGGTCTATTTCTAACATAACGCTCAGTATAAGGATTTAATCCAAGAGTAACTGATTCTAAATTAAATTTATCATCTAAATCTCTTAATAAACTCTTTTCTTCAAATGTCAATTCTCTCATTCATCATCCTCTTCTTCTTCTTCTTTTATTTCGTGCCAATCTTTCCAATTATTATAAGACTCCCATTCTTCTTCCGGTTCCCATGTATAATAATTATTACCAAAATCTTTTACTACACAATTAGTAAAAAACTTTTCAGAAACACACTTGCCACCCATTTCAAATGTTTCTATATTAGGCGGTGGTGCCTCATTAACACCAATACAAAACATAACCACATTACGACTTTTTAATTCACTAAAATCTGTAATTACATAAGAATTTTCAACATTATAAGCAACTTGTTGAATCACATTACATTCTGATAATATACGCCAAGGTTCATTTTTACTTAAACGATTATAAGAATCATTAGTTTTTTCATAGTTTTCTGTTGAACGTTTTATCTCTTCAAATTTTTCTTTAATCATTTGATGTTTTTTAATTATTTTTTCTTTATATTCTATGTATTCATTATAAGTTTTATACCATTGATAAGTGGTATAAATAACCCCTATCAGCAAACCAATAATTATATACAACATAATAATCAATCCTTTTATATTTTCTTTAATTATATTATAGCAAATATTTTTACTTTTGTCAAATGCGGAAACCGCATTTGGACAAAAGTAATTAAACATACTTGAATAAATTTTATATATAAAAATAGGATTTTAAATAAAATTTGACAAAAGAAAAATTTTCTGGTATAATATATTTATAGACTGGAGGAGAAAAGTATAAATGATAAAACTTGATTATTCTCTTTCAACCCCAGAAGAAAGAAATGAGTTAGTCAAATAGATTTTGGCGGAAACACCCGAACCGTCAGAAAAATATTTAGAAATTCTTGCTGACTATCTTGTTCTTTGTATGGAAAAACAAGAGAAAAAAGAAAAAAATGTATTAACTGATAATCGTTTAGCAACAGTTAATAAACGTGAAATGTCTTTTGAAGGACTTGTTTCTCAACTCGAAAATGGCGAAGATGGAATTTATAATTTAATTACTGAAAATAAAAATACAATATTTTAGCCAAAAGTAACAATAACAAATAAAGATTTAGAAGAAATACCTTGTTTAAAACAATTACGCCAAACAATTGATTTGTGGGAACAAAAATTAAAAGTTACCGAAGGTAAAGAAGCATTTATAATTAAACATGCGCTTATTGAAATGCGCAAAGACCAATATGTAATTAAAAATGCTTATAGACGTCCTATTATCCCAAATAAACTTACACGTTCTAAATCTTATATTCCCTTAGATGATGAAACTATTGAATTGGATGAAGAAGATTACCCAATTGCGAAAGGTATTACCTTAATGAATCCTGAAATTTGTTCAGCGATTTTATGTAATTATTCTCGTCTTAAGCAAGATAGTTGGGGAGAATATGATAAAGATTTATGGTATTTAATGGAGGATTTTGATCGCTTATGTGATGTGGCTCTTCATGACCAACCATTATATGATCGAATTGTTGAATATAAAATTGATGGTTTATAGAATATAGAAATTCAAACTCGTATTCAAACAGAATTTGGTATTAAACATAGCTTAGAATATATTTCTAGCTTATGGCGAAATAAAATTCCTAAACTAATAGCATCTGCGGCTGAAGATAATTATTTAAATTGGTATTATTTAACTTAGAAAAAAGGCCATTATAAAAAATGTAGTTAGTGTGGAAAAATTAAATTAGCACATAGTAAATACTTTAGTAAAAACAAAACGGCTAAAGATGGATATTATAGTATTTGTAAAGTCTGTCGAAATGCTCGAGCAAAAGCCAAGGCCAAAAAAGTTTAATCCTATTTAGTGATTTAAGATAATACATTGAAAGGAGAAATTTTATGGCGAACTTCGATAGAGAAAAAACTTACTATTGTGAAAAATGTAATCGCACAATGCGTGGTGTTGAATTTTATACATCCAATAATTTGGAAAAATATCCAAATGATGGTAAAATCAATATGTGTAAAAAGTGTATGACGATGCACGTAGATAATTGGAATCCAGAAACTTATTTATGGATTCTTAAAGAGATTGATGTTCCTTACGTTCCTAAAGAGTGGTCTCGTTTAATGGACACTTATGGCAAAGACCGCAGTAAATTAACAGGTATGTCTATTCTTGGTAGATATTTATCCAAAATGAAGCTTAAATAGTATAAAGATTTTAGATGGAAGGATACTGAATATCTCCAAGAAAAAGAAAATAATGCTATTGAAACGGCTATGAAAGGCCAGGGATATGATGCACAAGATATTGCAGAAGCTATTGAACGCAATAATAAAGAATTTGCGCCGGCCAGTGGTCGAGTAGATGCACCTGATTTTACCGATGAATTGCGGTTTGCGCCCGAGGAACATACAACTTCTATAAATGTTCCATATCCCCAAGAAGATTATTTTGCTTAGCAAAGTGGGGGCGAAGATGATTATGCGGACCTGGATCTTACAGATGAAGACCGCACTTATTTACGCTTAAAATGGGGAAAAGCTTATCGTCCTGAAGAATGGGTTAAACTAGAATAGTTATATGAAGAAATGATGTCTTCTTATGATATTCAAACCGCAGGACATAAAGACACATTAAAATTAATCTGTAAGACTTCTTTAAAAGCCAATCAATTAATTGATATGGGTGATGTTGAAGGTTTCCAAAAGATGAGTAAAGTTTATGATAGCTTAATGAAATCAGGAAAATTCACAGCCGCCTAGAATAAAGAAAATGACAGTGACTTTGTAGATTCTATTGGTGAATTAATTGAGATGTGTGAAAAAGAAGGATATATTGAACGTTACTATATTGATAGTCCCAATGATAAAGTCGATTTTACAATTCAAGATATGTAGCGTTATACTCGTTCATTAATTGAAGATGAAACTAACCTTGGTTCTATGGTAGAAAAAGCTTTACGTGAAAATGCTAAAGAGGATGAAGAGTCTGCCAAAAATAAAGAAAGTGATATTGTTGATGACGCGGATTTGAGTATTGAAGACCTTGAAAAAACTATTCAAGATAAAGAATATTCTGATTTTGAAGATTTTCAAGAAGAGCAAGAATTAGCAGATTAGCAATATATAAATGGTGAAAGTGATGGCACTTAAAGATTTACTTGAGCTGAATGAACCGGCTAAGAAAATTGGACTATCACCTGAACGAGTAGAAGCTGTAATGCCTATTATTCGTAAGTATGTTGCCTTCTGGCGTGAATACCCCGACCTTTTTGTTGATTTTATGGTTCGGGGTAGACGCGAACCAAAAGAGGGCGAATTTAAATTTTATTTTTATTAGAGAGTATTTTTACGCTCTGTAATGCGCTATTAGTATGTTTACGCTGTTTTCCCTCGTGCTTATTCTAAATCATTTTTATCAGTCATGGCATTAATGATTAGATGTATTCTTTATCCCGGTGCGCATTTATTTGTCACTTCTGGTGGTAAGGAATAGGGTGCTAGTATTTTACATGATAAAGTTTAGGAAATTTGTGAATTGATTCCTAGCTTTTCCCGAGAAATTGATTGGGGTCGTGGTAAAACTCTAGAAGGAAAAGATAGGGTTCGTTATGTATTTAAAAATGGTTCTGTTCTTGATAACTTAGCAGCTAGGGAAAGCACTCGTGGTCAACGTCGTCATGGCGGTTTGATGGAGGAGTGTGTTGGTATTGATGATGCGATTTTACGTGAAGTTATTATTCCTGTAATGGCAATTTCTCGTCGTGCTAAGGATGGTACAACTAATGAGCGCGAACCCTTAAATAAAAGTTAGATTTATATTACTACTGCCGGTTATAAAAATACTTTCCCATATGATAGATTAATTGGTTTCTTGGTGCGCATGGTGACACAACCTGACCGTTGTATGGTATTAGGTGGAACATGGCGCACTCCTGTAGCTGTTGGATTATAGAGTAAAACATTTATTACTGACCAAAAAAATGAAGGCACTTATAATGAAGCTTCATTCGAACGTGAATATGAATCTAAATGGTCTGGCAGTATTGCTGATGCTTTCTTTAATAGTGAGCATTTTGATAGAAATAGAAAACTTCTTGCCCCTGAATATGAGGCTTCTGGACGTGCCGGTGCGAATGCTTATTATGTACTTTCCGCTGATGTTGGTCGTAAAGGCTGTGATTCGGTAGTTTGTGTTTTTAAAGTGAGCCCATAGGCACAAGGCCCAGCTATTAAATAGCTTGTTAATATTTATACAATGTCTGATGAACATTTTGAAGACTAGGCAATTCAATTAAAGAAATTGTATTATAAATATAAAGCACGCGCATTAGTAATAGATGGTAATGGAGTGGGTCTTGGTTTAATTGATTATATGGTTAAACAATAGATTGAAGATGATGGTAATATTGTTCCAGATTTTGGTATTATGAATGATGATGATGGTTATTATAAAAAATATAGAACGCCTAATACTGAATTAGATGCTATTTATATTATTAAAGCAAATGCGCCAATCAATACCGAATGTCATTCAAATGCTTAGGTTTAGTTACAATCTGGTAAAGTTAAGTTATTAATTGATGAACGTATTGCGCGTGATAAATTATTAGCAACTGCTAAAGGGCAAAAAATGACTCCTGAGCAGAGGTCAGATTACTTAAAACCATTTACTCTAACTTCCATATTAAAAGAAGAGATGATGAATTTGCGTGAAGAAAATGAAGGCGTAAATATTATTTTAAAGCAAGCCAACAAAAGTATTCGCAAAGATAAATTCTCAGCTTTTGAATATGGATTATATTATTTAAAATTAGAAGAAGATAGAAAAAAGAAGAAGCATGGTAAATTTAAAGCTTCTGATTGGTTATTTATGAATTAAGGAGGGAATAAAATGAGAGCTTCAAGGGGCGAAATTAAAATTGAAGAAATTTTAGATGAAGCTGGATTAAATTTTAAAGAAGAATATTCATTCCCTCATTTAAATAGTCCTAATGGACGACCATTACGTTTTGATTTTGTTATATTTGATGATGATGGTTAGATTGATTTTATTATTGAATATTAGGGTCGGCAACATTATGAAGCTAGTCCTAAGTTCGGTGGTAAGCGTGGTCTTTATCAATAGCAATATAATGATAATTAGAAACGGCGGTTTTGCGCACTTCATGATTTTAGATTAATAGAAATTCCATATACAGATGAAAATTTAATTACCTATGATTATATAATGAAACGAGCTGGGTATTAAGGAGGTGTGGAATTTTGAGTGAGCTAAGCCGCAATGAATAGATTCATGAACGTGGTTTTGATATGTATAGTGGTGAACGTCTTTATCGAACTGCGACAGATGAGTTTAAAAAAGTTAAGATAGGTACTAAAACATTAGATGATGCTACCTTAAATCTTGGTAATTATACTAAAATTGAAATGCGCAATGATGGTCATAGATGTTTAACTAAGGGCGCTGTTTATAAAGCTTTAGCAGATAGGGATTTAAATGAACTTCGACATATTTCTAATTTTTTCTATGATATTAATGGTGTGTATCAACGTGTTTGTAATTATGTAGCTTATCTTTACCGATATGATTGGTATATAGCCTCAGCAACTCCTGATTTGAGTAATAAAAAAGAGGATAAAGTTTTACAAGAATTTTATAAATTATTAAATTATTTTGATAATAGTTATGTAAAAAAAATGTGTGGAGAAATAGCTTTACAAGTTGTTAAAAATGGTTGCTATTATGGTTATATAGTCCCCTCAAATGATAGAGTAATTTTACAAGACCTTCCACCTAAGTTTTGTCGCACTAGATATAGTGTTGATAATATGCCAGTAGTCGAATTTGATATGCGGTTTTTTGATTTATTTAGAGATATAACTTATCGCATGAAAGTTTTAAAAATGTTCCCTGATGAATTTTCTAAGGGATATGTTTTGTATAAACAAGGAAAGCTTATTGGAAACGATTAGATTGATGACTTTGGTAGAATGAATAGTGGAAGTTGGTATATTCTTGAGCCTGGTTCTTGTGTAAAATTTAATCTTAATGGAAGTGATATACCTATATTTATCAATTCCATTCCCGCAATTATGGATTTAGATGCCGCACAAGAGCTTGACCGCAAGAAATAGATGTAGAAGTTGTTAAAAATTATTGTTTAGAAATTACCACTTGATAAAAATGGTGATTTAATCTTTGATGTAGATGAAGCTCGTGATATTCACAATAATGCTGTGAAGATGCTAGGTAATACTATTGGAGTCGATGTTTTAACAACATTTACAGATGTTGATTCTATTGATATGTCTGATAAAAATACTACTACTACAACAGATGATCTATCTAAAGTTGAACGTAGTGTATATAATTCATTAGGTATTTCTTAGAATTTATTTAATACTGATGGTAATTTATCATTGGAAAAATCTATTCTTAATGATGAATCTACAATTCGTAATTTACTTTTATAGTTTAGCGTCTTTTTTGGAAGAATGTTGCGTATGAAAGTAAATAAAAAATATGATTTTTAGTTCTGTATGTTAGAAACGACTTAGTATAATTATCAAGCACTTGCTAAGTTGTATAAAGAACAAACTTAGATGGGCTTCTCGAAAATGCTCCCTCAAGTAGCTCTTGGACATTCTTAGAGTTTTATTTTGAATACTGCGCATTTTGAAAATGAAGTTTTACATTTAAGTGAAATTATGATACCTCCTCTCATGAGTTCTACAATGGGTAGTGAAGATATCCAAGCTTTGGGCTCAAAAGGTTCATCTAATTAGAATAAAACTGATAATAATTCAGGAGGGTCTAATAAACAAGCGGCGATACCTTCTAATAAAGAAGCGGGCCGACCTGAAAAACCCGATGACCAAAAGAGTACGAAAACAATTTAGAATAAAGAATCAATGAGTTAATTAGGAGGTAATTATGAAACATACAAGTGTTAAATTAAATACACCTTGTGAGTTTATTAATGTCGTTCCTGTTAATCCATTAATTTCTAAATGTTAGATTAAGGTCTGTTATGTTGGTGATGACCCTAATCGTAATAAAAGTATTATTACCAAGGATGTGGCGCGCCAGATGGCGAATAGTTTACCTGGCAGCCCCATCGTTGGTTATTACAATGAAAACAATGGTGATTTTGAAGAGCATAATCGTCTTATTAGTTTAAGCAATGGACAATGGACTATGTAGGAGACTACTCGTCCTTATGGTTTTGTTGATTTAAATGCCAAAGTTTGGTTTTAGAAGTTTTTGGATGATGGTACTACAGAACATGAGTATTTGTGTACCGAAGGTTATATTTGGACAGGTGCTTATCCAGAAAGCTAGCGCATTATTAACAAGGGTAATAATTAGTCTATGGAGTTACATGAACCAACCTTAAATGCGACTTGGACAAAAGACGATAATGGAAAACCGAAGTTTTTTATTATTAATGAAGCACTTATAGAAAAACTGTGTATTCTAGGAGAAGATTGCGAACCTTGTTTTGAAGGTTCCTAGATTCAAGTTAATTTTTCACTTGATGATGGGTTTAAATCTGATATGTAGAATATGATTAGTGAGATGTATAAATTAATTCAAGAAGGAGGAGACAAAGTGTTTACAACATATGCTGTTGAAATTGGCGATTTACTTTGGAGTTCTCTCTATAGTTATATTGAATCTCAGTATCCCGATGGAGAAAATTCTTATTGCTCTATTTATCGTATTGATGGCATTTTTGAAGAAAATGGTTAGAAATTTGCCATTCTTCAAGAGCGTAAATCAACTAAGTATTATCGCTTAGATTTTAGCCTTAATGAGGCCGATGGCTTTGTTCCTTCTGAGACCTTGATTGAAGTAACTAAGTCTTATACACCTGCGGCTGAGCCTCAATTCGCTCTGGAAGCTGTTGAAGAGTTTGAGACTGATTATGCTTCCAAGAAAAAGGCCGAAGAGGACAAAAAAGGTCAAGATAACCAAAATAAAAATGATAATCATATAGATGGTGAAAATCCTGATGATTAGAATAATCCACCCGCGGATGATAAAAAGTCTGAAGGAAATAAGCCAGATGATAAACAAGATGACGAAGACAAGAAAAAGAAAAAGTATAATCTTGAAGAAATCGTTGAATATACTGAGCTAAAAGCTTAGTTTGATGATTTATAGTCTCGTTATTCAGCCCTCGAAACTGAAAATTCTGAGCTAAAGGCTCAAATTGAACCTCTTACTCAGTTTAAGGCTAATGTTGAAAAGAAAGATAAAGAAGAGATGATTAATCGCTTCTATATGCTTTCTGATGAAGATAAGGCTGATGTTATTACGAATATTGATAAATATTCTATTGATGATATCGAAGCTAAGTTATCTGTTATTTGTGTTCGCAACAAGGTGAGTTTCGACCTTGACGAAAATAAAAAGCCCGGTGTTACTACGTTCAATCTAAATAGTATGGACGATAATCAGGATGATATGCCTGCCTGGGTTAAAGCAGTCTTAGAGACTGAAAAGAAAAATCAATAAGGAGGACATACTAGATGTATTTTAATGAGTTTTTAAAAGAGCGTCTGCCCTTCCCCAAGGGAACTCAACAGTTAAAGTATGTTGATTTTGGTTACGGTCAGGTCGAGCCTAATCACCTTTCCGCCCAGAGAACTGCTCAAATTTATGCTCAACTCCCTGCTAACAAGGATATTGAGATGCTTCAGTAGGGTCAGTTTGTTAAGTATGACTATGCTGCTAATGAAAATGGTATTGGTGAAGTAAACTTTACTGGTGCTGGTGAGTGGATGCTCGTTTATAATGAAATTAAGCTTTATCGCACTCATCCCGATGGAACTAAGCAATGGGATTGCGAGTTCGCTATGATGAAGGATGATTATCAGGCTCGTATTTATAGCCCCTATGATTGGGAGCATACCGAGGTTGAGTATGGTGGACGTTTCTGGAACGGCGTTGATGAAAAAGGTAATGACCATATGGTCATTAATCAGACTGTTTCCGCCGACCAGGGCCTGAAGACTGTTACTATTGCTGGCCAGGTTTACGCTGTAACCGATGGTAAGTTCACCTATGATGGTGTTGATTATACTCTTGACGAGAATCATTAGGTTGCTAACGTTCCTGTTAAGTATGCCTATGATAAGGTTCTAACTGATGTTGAAGATATCTATGAGTGGGGTTGGACTAATGATCCATATCATAAGCTTGGTATTTATCATGAAAAGCACATGACTCCTGGTACTCACATGGTTCCTCGTGTGTTTAAGACTAATGTTGGTGATATCTTTACTACTAATACTATTGATGAAGAGACTCTTGCTATTGGTGATATTCTTGCTCCTCGTGCTAAGGATGGTATTCTTGTTAAGGATGAGAGCCAGGATATGAAGTGGCAGGTTGTTAAGCTTTATACTATGCCCGATGGACAAAAGGGCGTTAAGATTATGCGTATCGCGTAAGAAAGGAGAGAAGAATAATGTTAGATCAAAAGAATTTAGTTGCTTTGATGAAACAAGTCGCTAAGGCTGATCCTTCTACTCCTGCGGCTTACAGTTTTAATGGTCAGACTCTTAGTTACGAGGCTCTTAATGAGACCCTTCGTAATGAGCTGAATGAGCTGGCTGGTACTTACGCTCTCTATCGTGAGAATAAGAATCTTATTTTCGCTATGATTGAGCAAACTCTTGATGAGGTTCTTCCCAAGAAGGTTATTCAGCAATATGATCAGTTTGCTGAGGTTAAGACTTTTGCTCAAGGTGATAAGCCTGTTTTCCGTCGTCCTCTTAATACCCGTGCTCGTGCCAAGCAGTTTGTAACTCGCGTTGGTCTTGCTGGTATCTATGAAGTCTTTAAGCTGGGACCCAAGGAAAATGAGGCCTTTGAAGTTCGTACTAGTGCTATCGGCGGAGCTGCTCAGATTGGTTTCGAGGAGTTCCTTGATGGTCGTGTTGATTTTGCTGAGGTCACTAAGATTATTATGGATGGTATGGACGAGCTCATTTATAAAGAGGTCGCCGCCGCTCTGAAGTCTTCTGTTAATCAGCTTCCTCCTGCTAACCGCGTTGCTGTTGCTGGTTTCGATGAGGCCGCTATGGACCGCCTGATTACTATTGCTTCTGCTTATGGTACTCCTACTATTTACTGCACTTATGAGTTTGCTGTTCGTATGATTCCTCAAGAGGCTTGGAGATATACTGAGGCCATGAAGACTGAGTTATGGAATACTGGTCGTCTTGCTACTTATAAGGGCACTAAGGTTATTATTCTTGAGCAGGGCTTCGAGGATGAATCCAATACTCGTAAGGTTATTGACCCCGGTTATGCTTGGGTTATTCCTACTGGCGCCGATGGTAAGCCTGTGAAGATTGCTTTCGAGGGTGGCACCATTGTTGACGAGTATAATAACTATGATCGCTCTCGTGAGATTCAGGTTTACAAGAAGGTTGGAGTTGTGTGCATGCTCGCTAATAATATTTGTGTTTATTGCGATACTGCTCTGCTTGGCCAGATGTATACCTGGAATTATGATGGTATCACCGGTAAGGTTGTCACTTATGATGGCCGTCTTGATGGTACAAAGCCCTAATTTAATTATTTGAGTTATTAAGGGAGAGGGAAAATGCTCCCTCTCCCTTATTTTTGTTTTGGAGAAAAAGGAGAAAAATATGATTAATCGAGATACTATTTATAATGTAAAGAATAGAAGTTCCAGTGTTGTTGTTTATAAGATTCCTGAAAGAAATATTCGTAGAGAGTTTGCGCCCAGCGAGGTTAAGCGCATTGCATTTGGTGAGTTAGAGGATTTAACTTATCAACCAGGTGGTCGTGAGCTTATTCAGAATTTTCTCCAGATTATGGAAGAAGTTGTTACTAAAGATTTAAATATTCATCGTGAACCTGAATATAATATGTCTGAAGCGCAAGTTAAAGAATTAATTCTTAATGGTTCACTTGATGCTTTCCTTGATGCTCTTGATTTTGCTCCTCTTGGAGTAATTGATTTAATTAAGGATTTATCTGTTAAGCTTCCTATTAGTGATATTCATAAGCGTCAGGCTTTAAAGGAAAAGACTGGTTTTGATGTTGACCGCGCAATTGCCAATGATATTGCTAGTCATGAGCCTGATACTATTGTTGAGAAGGAAACCTCTAGACCCGCTTAGAGACGTGTCCAACCTGAGCAAGAAGCTGTAACACCTGGTCGCCGCACCAACGGTTAGACTTATTCTGTTTTGAAAAAGTCGGCGGCAGAACCTAAAACAACAACTGCTGAGTAATATAGATAAGGAGGCGATTACATTGGGAACATTATTTTCTGTTGTGTATAATCGCTTTCTTGGGAAAACTACCGATGATATGTATCTGGAATTAACTCCATAGGATACACTACGAGATTTATAGAATTTAATCATTGACGCAATTCCGGGGTTTGAATTTCCTCGGAAGAATTTACTTGATTATCACTTAGAGGTAAATACCCTCAAAGAAAGTGAAACAACCGTAGATGATTTTATTGTAGGTACTGTGTGGGGTAATATTCCAGAACCTGGTGAAGAACCACTCGTTCTTGTTGATAAATCCTCTTTTAAATGTGATTTAACTGAAGAGGAAATTAATATAATTGCTATTCTGATGATGTGCGGTTGGGTACAACGTCAGGTTACTTCTATTGAAAACACTCGTATGAAATATAGCGGTTCAGATTTTAAATTTACTTCTTAGGCCAACCATTTGGCAAAATTATTAAATTTATTATCTGAATGTTAGCGTTAGTCTCACCATATGTAGCGTTTATATAAACGTAGACGCTTAAACGCAAATGGTGAGTATGAATCAAATTGGGATATATTTAAGAGTCGTTATGATAACTAAGTATAGCTTTGAAATTCCAAGAGAGAGTGTTGAAAAAAATTGTTTGCGCTTAACCAACCAATTATGGAAATTAATTCCAATGCGTGAACATGAGGAAGATTGGCATAAACAACTCGAAACTGTTATAAATGAAATTGTGGGGTTCAGTTATGTATTCGCAACTGAGCCCCTTTTTCTATAGTTATTGGGAAAATTAGAGGGTCTTGATAATCAAGAGACTGAGTTTAATTTTTATCGAAAAACAGTTTTTGAATGTATTAATCTATTATAGGAGTTAAGCCATGCCCTCTGGGTTTGATTATAGTGCTAGACATCCTTTTAGATTACAACAAGGACGTTTGGGAATTTATGATAAACCGCCTTTTCAAGGTAGTCCTGTAGAAGGTGTAAATGATACAGCAACTCGATTGCGCCAGGCAGGTGGTAATCGCCAATAGGAACGTATGATTTTATCAAAGCGGCGTTCATTGGATGAAGCCGTTTGGAGTTCTTATCAAGGAGCGGAAATTGTTAAAACGACCGCGGAATATAAAAAGCCTGTGCGTGCGTTAATTAATCCTAATAAGTTAAAATAGGATTATGATGATAAGATTTTGTCTGTTGGATTTGAATATAATTTTAATACTGGTGATGTTTTTGAATGGTTAGGTACTCATACCTATTGGTTAATTTATTTACAAGATTTGACTGAACTTGCTTATTTTCGTGGAGATATTAGAAAATGTTCTTATGAAATTAAGTGGATAGATGATGACGGTAATAAAAAATCTACTTATGCAGCTGTACGTGGTCCAGTAGAAACTAAGATTGATTACATTCAAAAACATACTATTAGCGTTGACAATCCGAATTTTTCATTAAATATTTTGATGCCAAAGAATAAAGATACATTATCTTATTTTCGGCGTTATAGTAAATTTTATTTAAATGAACATTAGGATGGCGCCGAGCGGATATGCTGGCGTGTGGAAGCTATTGACCCCATAAGTATGCCAGGGATTTTAGAAGTTAATGCTACTGAATATTATATGAATGAAGCAGAAGATGATACAGAGAATGGTGTAGTTGGTGCGCTTATCGCAAAGCCAATTGACCCCAATCCTGAAGATACCAATGCGACAATTATTGGAGAAACATTTATTAGACCAAAGCGCACTTATACTTATAAATTTAATGGTAGTTTAATTACTGACTGGATTGTTGATAGTAAATTACCTGTTAAATGTGTTGTTGATGAAGATGCTTATGAACCAACTGTTAATATCACTTGGATGTCTGGATATAGTGGCTAGTTTGATTTAGAGTATGGTTCTTATAAAAAGACAATAGTTGTTGAATCATTGTTTTGAGTAAAGGAGAAAAAGGTGTATGAAGATTGAAGGCGTTAGATTGCCAAAATCAAGTTTCCTATCTATGGAAAAGGATTTGGAAATTATTGTTAATCATATTTGCTCCAATGAGCGTTTGAAGCGGTTGTTATATTACACAACTCGTGATGCGCTTGATAAACCAAATTTAACGGGTGAGTAGTCTGATGAATTATTTACAAAAAATATTAAGATTACCCCGAAGTTATATATTGACCATAGCGTTTTAAATTACATTATTATTAATTTTGATAATTTTACACCAAATGCACATAATCCAGAATTTAGAGATAATGTAATTGAATTTGATATTATTTGTCATTTTGATTAGTGGTAGTTAAAGGATTTCCAATTGCGCCCTTATCGCATTGCCGCAGAATTAGATAGTATGTTAGACAATACTAAATTAACTGGTATTGGTGAACTTGAATTTGTTGGTGCTTAGTAGATTGTTCTTACTGACGAATATGCGGGAATCTGTTTAATGTATTCTGCTATCCATGGTGAGGAAGATAAAAAGTTTATGCCTAATCCAAATGACGAGGAAAGATTTTTCCAAGATTTTAATTAGATGTTGGAAAATAGTAAGTAATGGATATTCGCTTAAGCTTGATGTGTGGAACGGATTTGCCAATTCCAGAAATTCAAGCTACGATTCATTAGCCAAAAGTAAAAGAGATTGCTCTTATTGGTGAAAAAGATTTTTTCCTCGGTTTATAGTGTTTGTGTATAGATAAAAATTCCTTAAATGTTGAGGGCAGTTTCGTTCTATCGAATACAAGTAATTTTCAAATATTTATGACAATGATGTAGGAAAAAGAAATGGCTGAAAAAAAGCAAGCGGTTTTATCTTTGCTTACATTATTATTCCCTAAACAAAATGTTTTTTTAACTCCGCGGTCTATAATGATTTCTGGAGAGCCGACTTGTACGATTGATGAAAATAATTTTGAGGTTTTACAAGATATATGTAAAGAAATATTTTGTGTGAATAATTCTGCTTCGTAGGAAATGGGGTTTAATCCTGGTAATGAAGCGGCCCGTAGAATTGCGGAGAAGCTTATGCGAGGTAGATAGAGAGTTGCGGAATTAAAGGGAACCGCAAATGCTAGTATATTTAGTTAGTATCTTTCAATGCTTACCATAGGACTGGGTTCTATGTCTTTACAAGATTTAATGGATTTAACGATGTTCCAATTGTTTGATTTAGTTGAAAGATATTAGCTTTATATTAATTGGGATATTGACCTGCGGTGTCGTTTGGCCGGTGGTTCACCGGACAATAAGCCGGATAATTGGATGAAAAATATCCATTAAATTTATAAGGAGGAAAAAAACCTATGAAATTTGGCGTACGCGAAATTTGTGAGGTCGTTCTTAAGGCTAAGGCCGCTCAGAAGATTGGTAATAAGATTTTCTATAAGAATGAGCCTGTTATTTATTTTGATACTCTGAAGACTTCTAGCATGGAAGGCGCTGCTACCACTGTTTACGCTCAAGGTGGACGTGGTAATGCTCGTTTGGTCGCTTGGGAAGGTGAGCGTACTGTTACCTTTACTATGGAAGATGCTCTGATTTCTCCCGAGGGCTTTATGATTCTGTCTGGTGCTGGTTTAATTGAGGCTAGTGCTACTAACACTATCAAGCAACATATCACTGAGACCGTTGACAAGGAAAATATTGCTATGGCTGAGGGTCAAGCTACCATCCGTGTTTCCAAGAAGCCTTATCTGCCTATTGATGAGCGTGAGAACTTTGCTTATGTTATGTTTGTCAAGGATGGCGAGATTATTTCTGAGCCTTTCATTCCTGAGCATGTTGAGGTTGAGGAAAAGAAAGATGCTAATAATAATGTTTATTATGAGCTTGTTGTAAAGCAGCATGATGATTATGTTGCTGGTGAAGGACAGTATAGTATTGATGGTACTAATGGTCTTCCTAAGTAGGGTGACTATGATAGTGCTATTGTTGATTATTATACTGAGAAGGCTAGTGGCGCTCAGCAAATTGAAATTACCGCTGATAAGTTCGGTGGTAACTACTATCTCGAGGCCTCCACTCTGTTCCGTGATTAGAATGGCGTTGATATGCCTGCTGAGTTCATTATTCCTAACTGCAAGATTCAGTCTAACTTTACTTTCACCATGGCTTCTTCTGGTGATCCTTCTACTTTCACCTTTACCATGGATGCCTTCCCTGATTATACTCGTTTCGACCACAGTAAGAAAGTTCTTGCTGCTATCCAGATTATTGAAGAGGGCGGAGCTAGCAACATTCACCGTACCGCTACGGTCCATGATGCCGCTCATGATGCTCAGTTCTGAGATATAAGAATATGATTATTAAGGGAAAACGTTGGGAAGTCATAAAGAAAGATACCAAGGTAGAACTTAAACCAAAGAAGGATAAACCTATTTACGAACGTCCTGTTCAGCCTAAGCCTCCTGTGGAAGTAATGTCTGAAGATGATGACGTAGATAAGTTTATTAAAGAATTGAATAAAGAATGATTTTTAAAATGGGAGAGGATAGAAATATTCTCTCCCATTTTTTTTGTTTTGTGAGAAAGGAGTTGGGTTAGAAATATGGGGTAAATGAAGAAATTATTGATAATGCTATTATAGATACATTTACAAATTGGACAAAAGAAAAGAAATAGGAATAGTTTATAATATGGTCAAGATAGTGTTATTAGTGGTTAAATCAAGCTAGAGCTTATATAGCGGGACAAGAAAGTGTTTTAAAAAGATTGGCTCAACAAAAACAAAAAGATAAACTTGATGAAGAAAAAGCCAATTCAATTGCGATTATGTAGACATTTTAGATATATTTACGGAAAAATAATACAAAAGATAAAATGACAGGTTAGAATATTTTATTATCGGGCTATAAATTATTGAATACTATTGGTGAAATAATTCGTAACGATGAAATAACTTATTCAGTTACTACTTCTACAGATGATACTAAACTTTCAGAGATTAAATCAAATAATATAAAAGTTTATACTTGGAAAATTCCATACAAAACTTTTATAAAAATTTTAACTTTTACTGATACTGGTGAAATTAATTTAAGAAGGTCTAATGTTGTTAATTCAATTTTACAAGACGAATTAAAAAAACGAAGTAGCAAAGGTAAAATATCCTATGAAGAGTGGGACGAAAAGAAAATAGAGCGCTATTAGATTTTTTGTCGGCAAGCTCGCTCCAACCGTTTCTGGCCTCAATATCATAAAATTAATGAAGGTAATGTATTGGAAGCATTTTTACGTTTTACAGAATAGGCTAGTTTAGTTCCTCATTATCCAGTAAATCATCATAAGCAATAGTATTGGGGTATTATGCATGCTTGCTTACAAGCTACTATGAAAAATCCTGATATCTTTTTTAAGGGTGGAGATATTTTGAATGAACAAATAAAAAGTATTAATGCTTCTGTTACAAATATGAAAACTCTTATTAATTCAATTACAAAATTATTAAATATTTTTAGTTAGAATGTCGAGGTTAGGCCAATTATAGCTAGTTATTATAAAAAAAATATTAATAACCAACCGGCTACAGATTTGATGGAATAGACTGAAAAAGCATTGATGGATTTTTTTGTTTCTTCTATCGAAAGAGATACTGGTTTAAAAACTTGACAAAATCTAAATAATTTGGTATAATATAATAAAGTGTAAAAGGAGGTCATTTAATTATGGCAAAAATTCCATTTAGTAAATTAAAGATTACAAAAGATGTATTAGATAAAGAGGATGGTCAAATTACCTTTAATGACCAAACTGTGATTATTAAGGGCTATCTTCCAATAGCTGAAAAGGCGCAATTACTTACTGATGTCCTTAATAATTCTGTTGAGAATGAGGGTTATTATAATACTTTAACAATGAGTAAGGAGCTTGCGCTTGCTATTGCGCAGTATTATACTAATATCACATTCACCAAGGCACAATTAGATGATAAAGATAAGCTTTATGATTTACTTGTTGCTTCTGGTCTTATGAATAAGATTATTGCCTTGATGCCCGATAGTGAGTTCGCATTTTTAAATCGCACACTCCATGAACAGGCTGATAGTATTTATAAATATCGTAATTCCGCGCTTGGTATTCTTGAGGCCGCATAGAGAGATTATAATAATCTTGACCTCGATGCCACTAAGATTTCCGAGGAATTATCTAACCCTGAGAATCTAACTCTTTTAAAGGATGTAGTTAGTAAGTTGGGTTAATTACTTAAATCTTATTACTTGATTTTTCAAAGTTAATAGGAATAATCCCCTTGAGATTGTTCTCAAGGGGATTTTTTTTGTTTTTAGCTAAAAATAAAAGTATAGAGAGAAAGGAGTTTAAACTATGGGTGCTGGTAAGCAATTAAATATTGATTTAACAGTTAATGCTAATACTAAATAGGCTGAAAAGAATATTTAGGAATTATCAGATAGTTTAAAGAAACTTGCTGATATACAACCTCTTGAAGGAATGTCTTTGAATAAAGATATGTAGAGTGCGGTTACAAGCGCACGTGAGCTACAACGTCATTTAAGTGGCGCAATGAATTCAAAGACTGGTAATTTAGATTTAAGTAAATTAAGTAAAAGTCTTAAATCTGCTAATACTGATATTGCGACGCTAAGTTCTGGATTGCTGCGCGCCGGTCGCGACGGTGAGCAAGCTTTTATGAACGTATAGCGAGCTCTATCTACAGCAAGTGTTCAGATAAATAAAGCAAATGGTTTACTCGGGGAATTTTGGGTTACTCTGAAAAATACTGCGCGTTGGCAAATTTCATCTACTGCATTACATGCATTTGTGGGTAGTTTACAAACTGCGTATGGATATGCTAAAAATCTCGATGAATCATTAAATAATATTCGTATTGTCACTGGGCATAACATTGAGTATATGGATAAATTTGCTGAAAAAGCAAATAAGGCTGCGAAAGCATTGAGTTCTACTACATTAGATTATACTAATGCTTCGTTAATTTACTATCAATAGGGTCTTAGTGATGAAGAAGTGTCTAAGCGTACTGAGGTTACGCTTAAAATGGCAAATGCCGCAGGTGAGAGTGCGGAGAAGATTTCTGACCAATTAACGTCAGTATGGAATAACTTTGCTAAGGGTTCAGATAATCTTGAGCACTATGCTGATGCTATGGTGCGCTTAGGTGCAGATACCGCATCTAGTACTGACGAAATTGCGGATGGCGTATAGAAATTTGCCTCGGTTGCTAGTACTATTGGTTTAAGTTTTGATAATGCGGCTGCCGCTTTAGCAACTATTACTGCTACAACTCGTGAAAGTGCGGATGTTGTAGGTACGGCATTAAAAACTTTATTTGCTCGTATTCAAGGTTTGAATCTTGGTGAAACTCTTGATGATGGTACTACTGTTAATAAGTATTCAGAAGCATTATTAAAAGTTGGTGTTAATATTAAGGATGCCAATGGCAATCTGAAAGATATGGATACTTTACTTAACGAGATTGGTATTAGATGGCAGACTTTAGAGCGTGACTAGAAAACTGCATTGGCATAGACTGTAGCTGGCGTACGTCAATATACACAATTTATGAACTTGATGGAGAATTTCGATTTCTATCAAGAAAATGTAGCTCGTGCTAATAATGCAGATGGTTCTTTACAAGAGCAAGCTGATATTTATGCTGAGAGTTGGGAAGCTGCTCGTGACCGCATGCGTGCAGCCATGGAAGGTATTTATGATGAATTACTTCCTACTTAGACCATTATTAAAATTACTGATGGTGTTACTGATGTAATTAGCGGTATTGAGACTCTAATAAAAGGTCTTGGTGGTTTAAAGGGTATCTTATTAATTATTTCTAGTATTGCGTTGAAGCAGTTAGGTCCCGAACTTGGTGCTAGTTTATAGAATGGTATTGATAAAGTTACTGATTTTAGCGGTAAGGTTAAAAATGTTGCTACTACATTAAAATCTACTGGGAATTTAAAAGATTCCTTTGGTCAATATTTTATGACAGCTGAGCAAAATGCTCGTAAAGTAGCTGATTAGTTAGATTAGATTAATAGTGTTGGTATGAATAATGTTGCTAGTTAGTCTAAGTTTTTTACTGATAATTTAGCTTCGGGAGCTTCTTAGGCGACAAAATTAACAGCAGAATTAACCAATGCCTCACAGTCTACAAGACATTTAAGTGAAGGGTTTAATATTTATTTAACAAATTTAGCTAAAGCAAATAATATTTAGGGTATTATTGATGCTAATGCTAGTAGGTTAACTGCTGAGCAAAAAGAATAGTTGTCTAATTTACAACAATAGGTATTAGCGGCTAGTGAAAGATAGCTTTAGGAAAAGCAAACTCTTGAATCTCTTGAAGCATAGCGCGATGTACTCAGTGGTAGTTATGATACTTTTTTATTTGATAGCGCAGGAACTTCATTTGATGATAGGACAAATGAAGTAATGTTTGACAGTAATTTAAGAACTTCTAATGAAAATTATGAATAGTTGGAAGCATTAAAAAATTCAGTTTTAGCTGCTTAGCAATTAAATGAAGAAGAACAAAAACGTAGTACATTTTTAAGAAGTAGTAATGGTTAGATTTCTTTAATTGCAGAAAATGAAGAGCGTATTATTCAATTAAATACAAGTGCTATTAAAGGCTATGGAGATATTGTTCGTTTAAATACTCGTATTAATAATATTATTAAAAATGGTAATAGTAGTGTTGAAGAACGAAAAAAAGCAATTAACAGAGTAATAGAAGAAGAGACGAAAAATAATCAAGTTTTAGTAACTTTAACAGAGGGATATAAAAAAGCAGTTGAAAATTTAGATAACCCATTTGCAACTCCAGGTGAAAACTTAGATAGTGTTATGAGTTCAGCATTGCATTCTGCAGAACGATTTGCAACAACTACTGGTAACACATCTGATAAAATGAAAATAATTAGTAAACTAGCTACTGATGAAGCTATGGCTTTCAATAGAATGGATGTGGCCAGTGGTTAGACAAAAACTGCTTTAACTGAGATTACAGATTATTTAAAATCAAGCTTGGAGGCTGCTTCAAATTTAGGTAATCGATTAGTTTCAATTGGTCAGACTGCTATGTCTATATCTATGGCAGTTAATGGATTAGTTAATGTTTTTGAAACTTTAAATGATGAATCCGCCACTTTTAATTAGAAATTAATGAGTATTTCAAGCGCGGTATTGTATTTAGGATAGGGATTGGCTAGTCTTAAAACTATTGGTGCTTTTGATACAATTCTTGCAGGTTATAATAATATCACTGCTTTAATCCCTTTAGCCACAGAGCAATTTACTGTAGCTCGTCAAATGGGAGAAGGATTTTTCAAAGCATTAGGCAAAGGCGGGTCTGCTCTTTTAGATTTAATTAGTCCATTGGTATGGAAAATGATGATTTTAGCTGCTGTTGTAGCAGCTGTTGTTATTGTTGTGAAAAGTCTATATGAATGGTGGAATAAAGATGCTATTGCTGCAGAAAAAGCGGCTAAAAGTGCGGAACTTTTAAAAGAGCGTTATAATGAAACTAAATAGGCTTATGAAGATTTAATTTCTTCAATGGAAGAATATTAGACGGCTCGTGATGGATTAGATTCTTTAACTGAAGGTACTGATGAATTTAAAACAGCATTAAAAAAAGCTAATGATCAAGCTCTTGAGTTAATTAAAAATTATGGTTTAATTCGAGGACAAGATTATGAAGTTAATGATGGACGTATTGATATTTATGATAGCGCCTTAGAAAAGAAAAAGAATGAATATCAGTAGAATACAAATATTACTCAACAAGCTAGTCTAAATGCAGATATTGGAGCTTAGAAAGCTCAAAATAAATCTAATTTAACTAATTTAAGTCGTTAGTTGAATATTAACAACGCACAATTAAATAATATTATTGAAGCGAGTAAAACCAATCCTGATTTATTCAATTCTCCAGAAGATATTACTAAAGCTTTAGGATTTTAGATAAATGATGAAAATAAAGCTATTGTAGAGGGTATTCAAAGTGCGGAGAAGAGTATTTTAGAATTAACTTCAGCACTTGATGTAGCGAATAGTTTACAAGAAACTAATAATGAATTAATTGCTCATAACGCACTTGAAAATAATAAAATAGTACAAAATTCTTCAAATAATTCTTTACTTAATGCTATTGGGTCAGATATTTATTAGAAAACGATAAATGAAAATGCGAAATAGTATGAAGAAGGTTATGATGCTACATAGATGCAAAAAGCTCTTGAAGCATAGGGTTATAAAATTAAAGAAGGTAGCTTAAATACTCAAAAAAATACATTTTAGTATTGGGATACGAATGAACAAAAATATGTAAATGGGTCTACTACAAAAGAAGCTGTTGCTACAACTTTAGCAACAATAGATGCTACGGAATAGCTTAATAAACAGATGGAGTAGTTAGATAAGGCTTTTGCTAATATTAATTCTACACGTATTAAGGATAATTTAATTAATCTTACTAATAGTTATGATAATACCACTGGCCAATTTGATGCAACTCAATGGGCAAAATCTTTAACTGAATAGTAGTTATCTCAAGCACAAGATGGTTTTGCTAATGGTAAATTAACTAGTATGTTAGGTGTTACTCCACAACAATTCGAGCAATTTGCTCAAATTTATGGAATGTCTTCTAAAGAATTAGCAGACTAGTTATCTGAAGGTGCAAAAGAAATAAATGATAGTTTAGATATTGTTGATAGGTCACGTTTGTCTAAAATTGACAGTTCTAAAATGACTATTGGTGAAAAGAAAGAATATTCTGAAGCTTATGGAAATGCATTTAATAATCAAAAATTAAATGATGAACTCGGAGTATTACAAGCCGCTCAAGAGAACAAAAATAAAAGTGTAGGTTTGACAGAGTTTTTTAAAGTTCTTGGAGCTGAAGATGTTAATACTGATGAAAATATTGCTAAACTAAAAGAGCTTAAAGCTGAATATGATTTATAGGGTCCTGCTATTGATAATTTAATCCAATAGGTTGAAGAGATGCCACGAGTTTATAATACTAGTGGTGATGCTATTATTGCAGAAAATACTCAACTTCAAAAATCTATTAAGAGTTTAAAGACTGGCGATACAATTGACGCTGATGTTTATGATTAGTTGAAAGATGCTGGTATTAATGTTGATAAGTATTTTACTGAAATGAATGATGGTACTTATAAATTAGTGGGGACCGCTGATGACTTGCGTAAAGCAGTCAATGCTATTAGTACAAGTTCGCTATTGGATACGGTAAAAAATTATCAAAAAGCTATTAATAATGCTGCTAATGAAAATAATGTTACAGCTAAAGATATGGAATTAGTATCTGGTAATAAAAATACTGAAGAACTTACTAGAGCTAGACTGCAAGCAATGCAAAATACCAATTTCACTGGTTATTCTACTGAGGGAGCACAAGACTATTTAAATACTGATTTAAGTAATTTTAAAATTGAAGCTGCTGACATGGAAGCTATTCAATAGATGTATTAGGAATTTATTTAGTCTTCTATAGAATTACAAGGATAGACTTTAAAAACTGCTAGTTCTTTAGATGAATTGCAATCTATTGCAAGGGCAATGGATACTACTTCTCTTAATACTTATGGTGAAGCTTTAGTATCATTAGCAAATAATTATGATAATTGCGCCACAGAAATTGAAGATTATTAGCAAAGTCTTCTTAGTAATAATGGAGAGCAAGTAAAAGCTGCTATTGAAGCTTTAGAAGCATCAGTAAAAATTGGAGAAGCCGCAGAAAAATATGGTATTGATGCAGATGCCGCTAAGGTTTAGGCTAAGTAGTTAGCTAGTAATTATAAACTTGAAGCTAAGGCGGCCGCAGATTTAGCTATTCGCAATGCTCGAATGAATAAAGGTGTAGCAAGTCTTGTAAGTAATTGGAAAGACTGGAAAAAAATTCTTACTACTGGAAAGAAAACAAGTCTTGATTACGCTAAGGCGGTAAGTGAAGTTACAGATACAATTTAGGATTTAGTTGGTGCGACTACTGATTTAGAATTACCTACTGACTTTTTTGATAATGCTGATAATTTAAAATTGCTTGATAAAGCTATGGCCGGTGACGCTAAATCTATCGAATTATTAGGTACAAAGACCGCTGAAGCAACTGTTGAATCTTTAAAATTTAATGATGCTCTTTCATCTCTTTAGTTAGATGATGGTCAAAAAATTACATTAACTAGTGATGAATTTGATTCAGAGAAAGAAAAAGTTTTAGCTGGTATTACTGAATTATAGACTGCTATTTAGAATGGTACTATTAGAGTTGGCGATAGTATTGATAGTATGGATAGCGACTGGGTTGAATCATTAAATAAAATGGCTTTAGCTACTAATATGTCTGTTGATGAAATGAATAGTTTATTAAATCAAATGGGTGTATAGGCTAAAGTTGATGTTAAATATGTTGAACAAGATACAGAAGTACCTACTTATACAGAAGTTAAAGAACCAGTAAAAGATTATGTTGAAGAGGTTGATATTGGAGATGGAAGTGGTAGAACACGTCCTCGTTCTGTTGGAAGCGCTTGGCGAACTTATGTTGTTCCAGGTAAACCTTAGAAAGTAAAAGGGTATGTTCCAGTAGCACAAATTAGTACCGAAGATAATCCAAAAACACCAGAAATTAATGAAGGTAAATTACCAACTACTTATACTGGTCATGGTAGTGTATCGCCATCCTCAACAAAAAAATCTGGTAGTGGCTCTAAAAATAAACCAACTAAATAGACTACTAAAAAATCAGATGTTGTCGATAGATATAAAGAAATTACTGATTCACTTGATAATATAAAACGTGCTTAGGACAAAGTTAAAAATGGTTTAGATTAGCTTTATGGTAAAAGTCGTCTTGATGCCATGGATGAATATCAAGCTGAACTATAGAAAGAAATTGATTTACTTGATACTAAAGCCAAGAAAGCTAAAGAATATGCTGATGAAGATTGGAAGTCATTATAGAAATTAATTCATAGCTCTGATGCTAAATATAAATTTAATTTTGTTCGTAATAAAGATGGTAATATTATTAATTACACATCTGAAATGGAGAAAGCTTATAATTTACTTCATACTTATGAAGAAAAAGCTAATAAGATGATTTCTAAGGATGCTCAAGATGCTTATCGTGAAAAATGGGTAACTCCACTTTCTGATTATTTAAAAGAAGTCAATGATACTATTGATCAATATGATGAAAGCGTTTCTACAATGAAAGAAACTTTAGAAGAGAAATTAGCAAGAATTTATGAACAATATCAAAATATGTTTGATAAATTATCTCATAAATTAGAAGTCAAAATTACTGTTGATGATAATGAATTAAATAAACTTAATTATTACTTTGATTCTGTAAGTGATAATGTATTTAAGGCGTCTGAAGCTTTTGGATATTTATATAGTTAGATGAAACCAACATCAGCTTAGTTGGAAAATGTTGGTGATTTCGCTAAAGAATTAAATGAATTATTTTATAGTGGTAAAATTGGCGAAGAATAGTATGCTGAGGGTTTACAATAGGCTTATGATGATACGTTAAATTATCTACAAAGTTTACGAGACCTTGATAATTAGATGGTTCACTATTATGAAGAAACTCTCCAAAAGGCAACTGAAAAGCTGACTACTTATACTGATTAGATGGACCATTTAACTAGTGTTATGGATCACTATCGCTCTATTCTAACTCTTATGGGTCGAGACACTGATTATGATAAGGTTCTTGAAATTCTCGAGGGAACTGCTCAAACCCGTAAAAACAATTTCGAGGTTTCTCAATCTTGGTATGAATAGATGAAGAAAGCAAAGGAAGATGCGGCCGCTATGCTTGCCGAAGCGCGCACTGACGCCGAGAAAGAAATGGCTTAGATTAGCTATGATGCCGCAGTTGAATAGTTTAATCAAGCTGAGGAAACTATGTTGGCCAATGCCGAATCTTATGGTGAAGCTCTTAAAGAGATTTTAACTACTAAGATGTAGTAGGCGGCAGATGCTATGAACAAAGCTTTGACTGATGGAATGGGTTGGGATGTTCTCAATGATTCTATGAGTCGGACTTCCGCTTATCAAGATGAATATTTAACCAAGACTAATTAGATTTATGAGATGAATAAGTTATTGAATCAAGTAAATAGTGCGATTGATAAAACTGATAATCAGGGTGCTAAAAATCGCTATGCTCAATTTGCTAAAGAGATTGAATAGCTTAGAGAGAAAAATCAATTAAGTCAATTAGAGTTAGATATTGCGCAAGCCAAGTATAAAGTTCTAGAGGCGCAAATCGCTCTTGAAGAAGCGCAAAATGCTAAATCTACTGTGCGTTTATAGCGTGATAGTGAAGGTAATTTCGGCTATGTTTATACAGCTGATTAGGATAAGGTTAATGATGCTGAACAAGCATTAGCTGATGCTGAAAATGATTTGTATAACATTCGTCTTAATGCTACTAATAAATATGGTTAGTAGAAACTTCAATATGAACAAGAGCTTGCTGAAAAGCTTGCTGAGTTAGATGAAAAAGCTAATGATGATGCGCTTTATCGTGAGGGCAATTATCAAGAAGACCGCAAACGTCTAATTGAAGAATATCAAAAGCTTATTGAAGCATCCAATGATTTATATAATCTAGCTCAAGAGGAAGATGCTAGAGTCGTTCAAGATGCCTGGGTTAACGGATATAAAGCTATTATTGATAAGGGCAATGAATGGAAAACCGCGGTTGGCGATTATACTGATGCCATTAATAATGCTATTGGAGAGTGGGAAGATGCGTCTAGTGCGTTAAATACCGAGTTAGAAAATACCACTCGTAGTGTTGAAGAAATCACTACCGAGAGTGATGCTATGTATAACTAGTTGAAAAATGATTTAATTCCTACTCTTGGTAGATAGTTAGATTTAGTTGAACAAATAACTCTTGCTTATCAACACTAGAGAGATGATATTCTTAAAAATATTAAAGTTGGTGAAATTCAATTAAAACAATTACAACGTTTAATTGAATTACAAGCTAGCTATACTAATGCTAACAATGGCGCTGAATATGCTTCTGGTGGAGATTATTCACTAATGATGGGAAAGGTCGCTTATGGCAGTGATGAATATTGGTCTTATTATACTAATCGTCAGGGTAAATTAAATAAAAATCCTGGTACTGGCGCGGTCAGTAATGAAGATGTTGATAGATTCTATTTCTTAGGATATAAACTTGGTCAAGGTATGTGGTCTGCTTACAGTAAATTCCAATAGATTCCAGCTGACAAGTGGGAAAAAATTCGTGAAGATGCTAAAAATGCTGGATGGGTTAAACATTTTGATACTGGTGGATATACTGGTAAATGGGGTACTGAAGGACGTTTAGCTTTCTTACATCAAAAGGAATTAGTTCTTAATGCTGATGATACTAGTAATTTCTTAAAGGCAGTTAATATCGTTCGTGAAATTGCTTAGACTATTGACTTGCGGTCTGGCAGTATGTTCCGCGGTGTTGGACCTTACTTACCGCCTGTGGTGGGGAGTGAGACACAGGGTATGGTAGACCAACAAGTTTCTATTTAGGCTAGTTTCCCCAATGTAGTTAGCCATAATGAAATCGAGGAGGCATTTAATAATCTTATTAATACTTCTGTTCAATATGCTAATCGTAAAATTAAATAACCTAGAAGGGTGGAGATTTATTCTCCACCCTTTATTTTTTTTGGTCTATTATGTTTAATTTACTATTAAGTTTTTTTCAAATATAATAGAATATGGAGAGAAAGGAGTTATACTTTATGCCTGATTATAGTGATATTTTTTGTGCGAGTGTAGATAATATTATTAAAGCTCGATTAGCAGATATAAAATTTGATACTACTGATGTCTATACTATTTTAGATGATAGTAAGAAGGATGACGGTATTTATACAGTTGGCAATGATTCAATATCATTTGAAGCATTATCTACCGCAAAATACCGCAAAGGCGAAAGTGTATATGTAAATATTCCTAATGGAGATTGGAATTAGTAGAAGTTTATTGTTGGTAAATAGACTACTGAGTCTACTACCCCTATTAATTATCAAGATCCATTAGATTCTTTTATTGATATGACCGGTAATATGGCGGCCGCTGAATCTACTAAAACCATAGGATTAATAGCGAATGCGCCTTGTGTTATTAAATCTGATATTGATTACCGTCCTTATTAGAATAGGATAATTTATGAATGGACCGCAAATACTGATGAAGGAAGACTTCCTTTTGTTGGTTATACACGACTCGGATTACAAGGTTCATTTTAGAGCTGGGTGAATAATTTTAAATGTGTAAGTGGTGAATATGGTTTAAAAGTATCTATTGCCGCTGAGACTGACCCGGCTGTTGAGGAAGGTAAACCAATTGGTGACCCAGTATAGACTATTTATGAAGTTTATTTAAATACAAATGATTTCTATGGTAATCCTTATAACTTTGAATCATTTACCCAATAGGAGAAAGTATTTGATGTAAGCGGAATTGGGCAAATTGTTGGTATCTAGGTTGTTTTTTATGAATAGACTGGCTCATTCCTGGACAATGATGGCATACCGATTCCTTATTTTACTTCTATGGATTTAGATTCAGGTGATGAAACGCCTATTGCACCAAACCTGTTTATGACTGATTTATTTGTATCATTAGGTTATGATGCAAATGCTTTTGATAGTGAAACCGCGCTTATTTATACATTCTAGCCTTAGATTTGTAATGTTAAACCCGAGAAGGCCGCTGACAATAATCGTAAGATTATGTTGCGCTGGATACACTAGGATGATGATAAATTTATTTCTATTACTTAGGAGAATAGTTTAGAATATGAAATCCGTTGGTATAGATATTCGATTGGTAATTCATCTGCGGATGGTTATTCTGGAGCCTTCTGGTAGTATTTCGCAAAAGAAAAACATGATGTAGAAGGTAATCATTATTTCCGAAGTGTTGATAGAAGTGGCGAAGAGAAAGTTGAATCCTGGATTAAGAGCGCAGACGAGGAAGCAATGGCGAAATGGGACGCGGTTGATGATGATTGGTCTAGATGGAATCGTGAAAACGCAGATGCGCGTTTGTCAGAGGAATTTTTTACAACTTATTTAATTCCAGATACTTCAATTGCCTATGAAAGAATCAAGGTAATTATTTTATATGATAATAAAGTTATCCGCTCTAATATACTTGAGTTCTAGGTGAATAGTGAGGTCGTTAATAAACCTACATTAGATGCCATGTTCGCTCTTGGATTAGAGTGCAAAGATAATAGTAATGGTAATTATTTGATTTATAATCAAGGTAATAGATTATTAGAAACTAAAGATAGTTCTATTAACCGCATTTTAAAAGCGACATTTAAATCTATTACCGAAAGTAAACGGCATGATTTACTAGAGGCTGAAGAGATTAGATGGTATGTCCCTGTAAATAGCACAATGATAATTTGTACGCCAGACATGAACACTCATTTAACTTTATAGACTAGTAAAGAAAATCCGACTGGTATTGTAGATGGGTATTATGTGTTTGTAAATACTTATTTAGATAATGAAGAAAATACTGACCCTGACAAGCCTGCGAATACTGGTAATAATTATAATATTGAAAAATATAATTATTTAAATTATCGTATTAGAAGTTATAATACCGCGCAATATCATAATAATACAATTCGCTGTGAAGTAATTAATAATAGAGTTACTTTTACTGCTAGTAAGAATTTTACATTTGGATAGGCTGGTACTACTGGTACTGATTTTAGTTTTATCTTGGATTTTGATGATGGTAAAACTGGTATTCCAGTAGAGGATGATGGCGAAGTATTAACTGTTTCAGCTTATTTATATGATTATAATAATGAATTGTAGGATATTAGTTAGCGCGATATTACTTGGTCTATTGAAAATAATAATGGATGTTTTGGATTATCTGATATTAATGGCGAAGGCGGCGGTGGCCCAACTAATCGACGTGAAATAAAGTGGGTAGGTGAGCGCAGTTTCGGCACATTAGAAAATCCTATCGTACAAGCACCTATTATTCATGCGATTCTACCTAAAAAAAGTAATGATAATAATGGCTGGGGAGATTATGATTTACATGCTTATTTACCCTTGCCAGTTAAGAAAAATAAAAATTATAAATATATAATTGGTGCGGATATTGTTTCTTATGACAGTGCTGGACAACCAGATTATTATCGTAATCCATATTATATTTATCAATTAGTTAATAAAATTGATGAAGAAACTTAGGTAATAACTACTACTGTAGAAAATATACCTGATGTTATTTGGAGTAGTTAGAATTATACTGAAAATGAAGTAGAACATGGATATACTCATAAGATAGTTATTAAACCTGTTTATGAGAATGGTGAATTAGTTGAGGGTAAGTAGACTTATTCATTATCAGCATTAAATCCTTATATTGAAAATGCTTGTAAGAATATTTCTGTAGTTTGTTAGTAGTCAGCAACAACCACTGATGAAGAGGGTAATGAAACTATTACTTAGGAAATATTATGGATTTAGCCTATTTTATCTATTCAAAATCGTTATCCTTCTGGGACATTAAATAAATGGGATGGCGCTCTTGAGATTAATGAAAAAAAGAATTATATCTTAGCTGCTTAGATGGCCGCTGGTCGTAAAGAAGATGATAATACTTTTAGCGGTGTTATAATGGGCGCTTGGGAGCAAGGCACTAATGGTAATGAAATTACTGATACTACTGGTTTATATGGTTTTCATCATGGTGCTATGAGTTATGCTTTTAAAGATGATGGTACTGCTTTTATTGGTAAAGATGGAAATGGTCGTATTGAATTTGATGGTACACAAGGTATTATTGAATCTGCAAATTATGGAGAAAATGATAAAGAAGGTATGCAGATTAATTTAAAAGAGGGTACAATTAAAGCACATAATTTTACTCTTGATGTTGGTAATACTACTAATAAAAAAGATAATTCTATTTTAATTACTACAGATTTAAATAAAAATCCATTATCTATTGGTAGTCATTTTATAGTAAATTGGAAAGGTGAAATTACTGCTACTGGTGGTTATATTGGCGATTGGGAAATTGTTGAAGGAACACTACAAGATAATGGTGGTAATATTATATTAGATGCCCTAAATCAAAGTATTACTGGTGCTAATATTTATACTGGAGCTTTACATGGTGATGGTGGAACAAAGAGTTTGATTTGGCTAGATGGATATTTAAGTATTGGCGCAGAGATAAATGGAAAAGTTTAGACTAATGGTTTAATTGGTGCTTTTACTACTGGATATGACAATGGCAATATTGAAGATTTAGATACTAATGGTGTTGGTATGTAGTATAAAAGTGATAAAGATGCAATTGCTACAATTAAAGCTACCGGTATTAATACTGGTTTAAATTTTACTAAAGGGACTCAATAGTCATTTATTACTATAAGAGAAGATTTTATTAGTTTAAATGCTGAATATTATTCACAAAAAGATTGCCGTGGCAATATTCGTTTTAGAGCTGGTTCAATTTATTTTGATTGCAATGATATCCATGGTGTTTATGCTCGTTTTAAATAAGAGATAAAGGAGAATGATTTATGAATATGGAGCAATTACAGCAATTAGCTGATATTTATAATCAATTATTACAAGTTAAAGTTGATGGTCAATCCGCATTTCATTTAGTAGATGCGGAGCGTGCGCTATTTAAATTTATTAAGACACAAGAATAGGAGTTAATGACTCAACAAAAAAATAATAAGGAGGAGTAATAATGGCATTGAAGAAATTGTATCCTCCCTAGATTGAAGGAACAATACCCGCTTTTTGTGGTGATAAAATTGTTGTCCTTTATTCTATGAATAAAACAGTTAGTCCCAAAGAAGTTGGCGGGTTTGCGCTTAAAATAAAAACAGTTACTAGTAATCAATATATAGCTTATGTAGAATCAAATGGTTTTACGGCAGATCAAGCTGAATTTGATATTAGTGATTTTAAAAATAAATTAAATATAGGCTAGCATTATAAAGTATAGCTAGCCTATATTAATAAAGAAAGCGAAAAGCAAAAGCTAGTAGGATATTATTCTACTATTGGTGTTGTTAAATATACTGCGGAACCGCAAGTTTATATTGAAGGTTTAACTAGTAATATTAATCAACATATTTATAATTATATTGGTGTGTATAAAATTCCTTCTTATCAGATAAATGGTCAAACTGTTTATGATACTAATGAAAAGGTTTATTCGCATCATTTTACTATTGAAGATAAAGAACATAATATTATTTATCAAACTGAAGAATTAATTCATCAAGGTATTAATGATGATGAAACTGACTTATATACTCAACATGACCCATTTAGTTATACTAGAGAGTTTGAAGAGGGTATAAGTTATTATATTTAGTATACGGTTACTACTATGAATAATATGGTAGTTTCCTCACCTAAATATAGGCTTATGGAATAGATTACTGCGCCAATGCTTAATCAACCTCAAATCAATGCTGAATTGAATTTTGAGAATGGATATATTAAGATTTATTTTACTGGACCAGAGAATAAACATAATGGTGAAGACCCAATGACATTATCAGGCGCATTTAAATTGTTACGCTCTGATGAAACTAGTGATTATACTATTTGGAATGAAATTGCTAGATTAAAGATGAATAATCTATCAGTATATAATATTGACCCTATTTATGATTTTACTATTGAGCAAGGAGTTCATTATAAATATGCTCTTCAATAGTTTAGTGATAATGGTATGGTATCTGAAAAATTGTTATCTAATGAAGTTATGGGTGATTTTGAAGATTTATTTTTATATGATGGTGAAAAACAATTAAAGGTTAAGTATAACCCAAAAGTTACATCATTTAAAAATACTCGCATGGAAGCTAAAGTAGATACCATTGGTAGTAAATATCCATTTATTTTCCGTAATGGTAATGTCGAGTATAAAGAAATGCCTATCTCTGGATTAATTTCTTATCATATGGATAATGATGAATTATTTATGAAATAGGTTATAGAACCTTATGATGTTAATTTAACTAGCGAAAATATTATCGCAGAACGCAATTTTAAACTAGCGGTTATGGATTGGTTAGAAAATGGTAAACCTAAGCTATTTCGCTCTCCAGGAGAAGGTAATTATATAGTGCGATTATTAAATAATTCATTATCTCCTAATGATACACTCGGGCGAATGCTTCATACATTTTCTTGTACTGCTTATGAGATTGCGGATTATACTTATGAAAATTTATTAGAATATGGATTCGCACGGGTAGATGATATTAATAAATCTGAATGGTAGACTGGTGAAATTTATTTAGACCCAATTCGCGCTCTTCAGAAATATTTAACTACTTTAGATAAAGGTGATAGTGTTCCTTTAAATAAATATAATGAAATAATTAGCGTTTATCCTGATTGTCGTATTTGCTTTTAGCCTGAGAGTGGGGTTGATGCTGGTTATACTGTTAAAGTTTCTCAAGAAGAATTAAAAGAAGCTAGTTATAAAGATGGTAATATATTACCACATTCTCCTGCTACTGGGTTGAAATTTACTAATATGTAGCCTGGAGATAAAATTTATTTAGATGATGAGATTGCGCATGATGTTACTAATTGTCCTACTGGTTTTTGGATTACTATTGGCAGAACTGGCTAGTATATCGCAGAATCGGGATTAAAAATTTCTAAGGTCATTTGTGATTCAGAACACGATACTAGCGACCGTGCGCACGCGGGCAAGCTAGAATTTTCTTATGAAGTGCAGGTACCAAATCAATTTGAAGATATTAACAATGTTACTATTTAGGATATTTTTTCACGATAGATAATTGGTCCTGAGAGCGAATTATTTAATAAACTGGTTAATTCTAAAAAATATTCTATTCCTTAGATTTATTTTTTACGTTTTAAAAATCGTCCTTTATATGAAAATGAATTATATTGGTAGGAATCAACACTTGCTGAGGGTGATAGAGAATTTAAAATTTATACTGATGTAAATTGCACTCAGGAATTTACATCATATACAAATGATAAATTGCTTATTTATAAAGTAATAAAGGTTCAAGGGGATTAGGGTAATCGTATTCCTGAGCCAGGTTATGAAAAATATTATGAGTATAAAAATAGTAAATTACAATTATTAGTTGGAGATTATATGACAGGTATTTATATTGAATATAATGATGAAAGAAATATTCAAGCACGTGATTCATCTAATAATTGGATTATGATTAATGATTTTGATAATATAAAAGAAATTACTGTTAATAATGGTACAGTTGTTGAAATTTCTTATTAGTTAAAGATTACTGATTATTCTATTGAAGAATCTACTGATGCTGTTAAATATGGTAATTTAATTAATGCTCGTGATGTTTATGATAGTAGATTAACCACTTATCAAAAATATCAAAAGTAGCTAGAAAATGAAATCGGCTGGGGTAATAATGTAATTGAAACTAATATCACCAATCTTAGGAGTGCGGAAACATCTTATTTAGTAGCAAAAAATAATTATTTAAGTATTTGTGATGAATATATTGGAAAGGAAGTTGAATTATGAAAAATCCCCTCCTTGACAATGAATTTTTAATTTAGCTTGATGAACACCGAGAAAAAGAAACTTATGCTCGTATCATTAGTTTAAATTTTAATGAGGAACCACTTGAATAGATAGAGGGTTCGGTGACCGGAGGGTCCATCAACATTGATGGGTCTTCCGCGGTTCGCCGCACTTGTTCATTAACATTAGTTGCTAATAATGTTAATATTACTGATTATTATTGGGGTTTAAAAAATAAATTTAAATTAGAGATTGGTTTAAAGAATACTATTAATGATATTTATCCAGATATTATTTGGTTTCCTTTTGGAGTATTTGTAATTGCTTCATTTGCCACTTCTTATAATACAAACAGTTATACTATTAGTATTAGTGGTAAAGATAAGATGTGTTTATTAAATGGTGATATGGGTGGCTCATTACCTTCACAAATTGATTTTGGCTGTGAAGAATATTGGGATAAAGAAACAAATGTAATTACTAAAACATCTGTTCCTATTAAAAAAATTATTAAGGAAGCAGTTCATGCCTATGGTGGCGAAGCTTATGAAAATATAGTAATTAATGATTTGGAAGATAGTGGATTTGAGTTATTGGAATATCGTGGTGATGTTGATACTCCAATGTATATTTTTTATAATCAAGATAGAGATACTTATGATACATTTACTTTAAAAGGTAATGTTCGTTGTTAGCCACTTGGTGAAACTGAATTAATTGCTATTGCCGATTGGGACAAAGAAGTTCCTTAGAAATATTTTTATGACCATCGTTTAGAATTAGATTAGGGATTGTCCGCAGTTGGTTCTACTCCTACTATTGTTTCATTTCCAAAAGCTACTGATGCCGAATATCACGAATCAAAGTATACTATTTGTAAAATTACTTATGGTGATACTCCAGGTTATCGAATCACTGATTTGACTTATGCGGGTGATTTAATTGCTAATGTTGGTGAAACTATTACATCAGTTTTAGATAAGATAAAAAATATGTTAAGCGAGTATGAATATTTTTATGATATTCAAGGCCGCTTTATTTTTTAGAAAAAGAAGACTTATTTAAATACTGTATGGACTAATATTACTAAGATTGGTAAAGAGGAATATGTAGAATCTGCGGCTTAGAGCTCTGCAGTTACTTATACATTTAAAGATTCTAATTTAATTACAGCATTTTAGAATACTCCTGCGCTTAATAATTTAAAGAATGATTATGCGATATGGGGTTAGCGCAAAGGTGTTGGAGATGCACAAATTCCTATTCATTTGCGCTATGCTATTGACCATAAACCAGAATTTTATCGTAGTTTTGATGGTATTGTATATACCACATTAGAAAACTATAAGAATGAAAATGAGAAAATCTATAAAGATATTGATTGGCGTGAGATTATTTATCAAATGGCATTAGATTATTTTTAGCATAATGAAGAAGATAATTATAATGTAATGATAATAAATAATAATTTACGTCCTGATGGTCAAGGCAGTTACTATCCGACTGGCCGCACAGGCTATGAACAGTATTATACTGACTTACAAGGATTTTGGCGCTAGCTTTATGATATTGAGCCAGATGAGAAGCGCGATAGCACTGGCGCTCTTATTTATGGATAGACTAATGATGAAGATGGTTATAGCACCTATTGGGCGCGTCAAATAAAAGATTCACCTGAAACATTAAATTTTTGGTTTGATTTTTTAGACGATACTAGTGATATGGGGCAATATTCTGTTCATACTATTGGTCCAAGGGCTAAATCAGTTAATGATAATGATGTAACTGCCATATATTTTAGAGAAGTCCCGAATGTTATTTTTACTACACCAGAAGAATATAAAAATAGTGAAGTAAAAGAAAAAACGGGATATAGTGCGGCTTTTATTCGTCCTGAAATGGAGAATTTATTTTCTATTAGTGGACAAGGTAAAAGCGCAAAGGATGTTCTCGATAATATGTTATATAATTATGCTTATTGTACTGAAAGTATTACACTAACTACTATTCCTATTTATTATTTACAACCTAATACAAGAATACGTGTTAGTGATAAATCAAGTAATATAGATGGGGAGTATTTAGTTAGTCGAATTAGTTTTTCGCTGACTTATAATGGCACAATGAGTATTAGTGCTACAAAAGCTCCTGAAAGATTAAATTAAGGGGGAAAAGATATGGCACGTATTATGTAGTTTAGATACTATGGTGATAAAGATAATCAAAATTAGCCAAGTGGATTAACTGCTAATAGGCTTTATGGTGGGTCTTGTTTTAATGCTTATTATCCAATTACAAAGCTTGGTATTTAGAGTTTACCGGGTACGGAATTTTATTTAAATAATAGTGATTATTCAATCAGTCTTGGTACTACTGGAATTTATGAAATTGATTTAAGTGGTAAGGCAGAAATTACTTCTATTCGTTTTGCCCCTGAAAGCTTACAGAAGATTAGAACAATTCCAGGAGCATCATTAATTATTGATTTTGCTTATGAAGGAGGAAATCAATAATGAGTGGATTTTATGGCAGTTTAGATTAGTTATTTATAATTAATAATTATTTTGATACTATAAATGAAATGAATGCGACTCTAGAGGATAATAGGGTTTTAGTTGGCGCATTTGTATTTGTTAAAGCTACAAATACTGTTTACCAGAAGCAAGTAGTTGGTGATAAATTACAATATATTGAAATTGGCGATTTCATTACTTAGAAAGAATGGAATAATATTGAAAATGAAATTCGTACTTTAAAAACAAGGGTAACTAATTTAGAAACTCAATTAAATAATTTAGCGCAAGGTTAATAAATTGCGCTGAATTTTTTTAAATATATAAATTAACGATTCTTTCAAGAATTGTAGAAAGGATGGATATAATGCCTGATTATTTAGCAAAATATGTTAAATTTTAGCGTGGTACTCCAACAGCTTATGGGGCATTAGCTAATAAGGATGAAGATACTTTATATTTTGTTGGTCTAAAAGATGCGGCTACTTGGGACTTATATTTAGGTGAAAAACATGTTGGTACTAGTTCTGGAAGTACTGGTGGAGCTACTAAATTAGGTGATTTAACTGATATTGATTTAACTGGTGCTGTTGATGGTTCTTTATTGGGTTACAATAAAGATACTGGTAAATGGGGTCCAGTAGATAAGAGTAGTTTAGGCACCGCCGCACAAGTTTTTCAAGTAACGCCGAATGAAGGTGAGACTGAAAGCGAAGCTATCCTTCGGGTAGTTGGCACTTCTAGTAATATTGGAGATTTAATCCTTGTTAGTATTAATAGTGAAATTAATACTTGGGTACATAGTAGTACTACCGATGGTGCCCCTACATTTACTAAACTTACTTAGGAAATTAACTCTAACGATATTGCTTTTAAAGATAATATTTTATCTGGTGATAATATCGTTTTAGAAACTAAAAATAAAAATTTAACCGAAGTTATTGGTCTTTTAGTTGATAAGATTAATGATAATACTATTGATGCTTATACAAAGACTGAGACTGATACTAAAATTAGTGAGGCTGTCGCCAAGGCTGGGCATATCCAGCGTAAGATTGTCAATTCTCTTGAAGAGGTTGATATGGGTGCTACTGACGCGGACCAATTTATTTACCTAGTGCCTAATAATACTATTGGCGACAATAAGTATGATGAATATATTATTATTGATGGTGCTTTAGAAAAAGTTGGTGATTGGGCTGTTGATTTAAGTGATTACGTTAAGAAAGATGGAAATAAGGTTTTATCTACTAATGATTATACTAATGAAGATAAAGCTAAAGTTCAAGAATCTGAGAAAAATGTAATCAACAGTGTCGATACTAATGAATTTGAAATTGTAACTGGTCAAGTTGGTGAATTAAATCTTGACCGTTAGTTACAAATTAAATCTATTGATGTTGCCAAAATTGGTAATTTGACTGACCAAGTGGTTAAAATTATTAAGGGCGAAGTTGGCGGTTTAGATTTATATGACCGACTTGAAAAAGTTGAAACTTCTATTGATCTTGGTGTTGATAGTGATAACCAACCTATTTTAGTAAGTGCTAAAATTGGTACTCTTGAAACACTAATTACTAATAATACAGAAAAAATTAATGAACTTGATGCTCGTCTAACTTGGAGCGAAATAGCCGAAAGTTCTACAACTTAATGAAGGAGACGTGAATTTATGGCTGATTTAAAAAATAAGAAATTATAGTTTTTAAATGGTACACAAAGTAGTTTAGATAGTTTAAAAAAAGTAGAAAATAAAAATAAATGTCATGCTGGTGCTTTTTATCTAACTACTGATACTCACAGATTATATCTTTGCTTAGAAGATGAAAAAGCCCCTGTACCTGTAAATTAGGGTGTTTAGTTTTTTACATACTTATCAGAGGCTAAAGCGGCAATAAATGCAAGCAATGATGTTGGCAGTCTTTATTATGTTAAAAATGATAAAATTTTGAATGAAGATAAAACTGAAGTAGACGTACCATTAAATGCTCTTTGTATTTGGAATGGTACAGAATTAGTATAGATTAATCCTGATACTGATACTAAAGTTGAAAAAGTGTCTTTCGTAGAAGATGAAGAAGGAAATGTCCAATTATAGGTAACTAGTGGTAAGACTCCTTATGCTGCTGGAATTAATTTTGTTTCTGGTGGTAATATTGTTATTGAAAAGACAGTTACGAATGATGATTTAACTGTTACTCTTAGTGTGCCTGCTGGAGATATTTTCAAAATTAAAGCAGCAAATGTTACTGATAACAAAGAAGTATAGTTATAGTTACGGGGGTCTAATGAAAAGTTAGCAGCCACTTCTTCTGATGTTAATATTGTTAGCGGTAATAATGTTTAGCTTAAAGTAAATGATAAAGCAACTATTGAAATTTCAGCTACAGATACTACAATTACTGATTTTAGTGGTTCTAACTTAGGTACTAAAACAACTGAAGTAAATAAACTCACCGATAGTGGCTTTGAGCTAAAGATTACAGATAGTAATAATAAAGATGGATATTCAGCTTACTTAGACCCAAAAGTAAAAATTGATGCCACCAACATTGCTTTTAAAGATGGTATTGCTGATATTACTACAGCCTTAAATGCTCGTATTGATGATAAAATTTCTGGTATTAATGCTTTACATTATAATGGTGTTGTAAGTGCTATTAATGATTTAAAAAATAAGACTACTGATTCAACAACTGGATAGCCGGTGCCTATAATTGGTATTGGTGAAGTTTATTTATATAATGGCACTAAACAGACTGTTTTCACTACATCTGATGAAACCGGAGAGGTAATTTTAGATAGTTTAAATTAGCCTAGTGATAGTAGACGTGAAACTTTATATCCTGGTGATTTATTAGTTTCTCAAGGTACAGAAGTAAATGGAGTCATTACAGATGAAATCTCTTGGGCAATTATTCCTGCTGGTGATATTGATACTACTTATCAATTAGAACATGAAAATAATAAAACAGTTTTAAAGACTAAAACTAATGCTGAAACTGGTTTTATGAATGAAGCAGGTAGTTTTACTATTAATGGTGATGGAGAAAAAATTTCCGTAACTTAGGCTATTGGAGAAGACACAACAAATAGTACCTATACCATTAGTCATATTGGTTCTTATACAAAAAATACTGATGTAAAAACTTCTATGTCACCCAAGACTGATGGATATAAATCAGGCAATTCTACAGTTGATATTATTGTTGAAGAAAATACTTATGATAATTTTGGTCACTTAAAATCTACTAATAAAAATACTTATACTGTCACAGATACTCATAATGATTTAAAGGAAGCTGGTACATATTTAGATGCTAGTGGTAGCGGCGGCAAAAAAATAACATTAACTTAGAATTTAGCAACTTTAGATGGTTTATCTTTAAGTCCTCAAGTTACTTTTAGCACTTCTACTTTATCACTAACTTCAACTGCTCGAAGCAAGGATGGTGTAACTCCCACAGATATCAATATTGATATACTTTGGGGTAACTTTGACGAGTAAATAAATTCATAGGACAATTTTAGTTAATTAATCTTATAACTTTTCTATAATATTTAGAAGAGTATTTCTATAGGGGAAAGAGTGGATACTCTTTCCCCTATTTTTATTTATTAGGATAGAAAGGAGATAGTTTATGGCAAATAATTATAGACCTATTACTATTTCTAAAGAATAGTATGAAAAAGGTAAATTCTATATTAAAGATAGTGCAAATCAATTTGTTTTATCTTATGATGAATTTAACAATAATACTCAATACTATTTACCTCCCGGTAGTATTTTTAGACCAGTACGTGGTTCATAGGAAAAAATTGATAAATTCCCTATAACTAATGGTTATGTATATTTTGCTACTGATTCTGGACGTATTTATCTCGATAAAGATGATGAGCGCATAAGTGTTGGTGGTGGAGCTGGAGCTTCAATTTTTTATGCCGAGGCTAATGACGATTTTGAAAAAGATGCGGCCACTGGTCGTTTTTTAATTCCTTTTTCTGTTCTTGAAGATCAAAAGGCTACTCATACAAAAGGTGATATTATTGTTAATATTGTTGATGGTAGTTTTTATAGTGTTCAAGAGATTTCAGAAGATAAGACTATATTATATTGTATTCGTATTGCCACTAGTGGTGGTGAAGGTAATTATAAGAAGTTGGGTAAATTATTGATTTCCGCAGATAGTAATATTAATTCAATTTTAAATGGTGATGATTATACCTTTACTATTTCAGGTGAATCCGCTAGCTAGGGTGGTATTTATTTCGACCAATAGCTCAAGGTCATTTATGAGTTCTTTTTAAGAGATAGTAATGGGGCTTTAAATAAAGAACCTTATTATACTGAATCTTCTGATTTCTTTGCGAATAATTATGTGTTCTAGTATAATGCTGGTCCACATCTGCGTAAGGATTCTGAGACTGTTATTGTATTTACTATTCATGGCGAGTCTGATGAATAGGTATTTGCGCCTTCTAAAATTTCTTTAAGTGTTACTACATTTAGTTTAACTGTGGCTTGGAATACTTCTCGTTTCAATAACTTATCAATGATTACCACAGATGCCTTCACTCCTTCAGTTGTAGTATCCACTGGTTCAAATCGTATTTTAGATTTTTATTATGATGATGTATTGATTTACACTTAGAAGTTACCTAAGAATAATAATACTACTATTATTAATATTGACGAAATTAGTGCTGATACTACGGTTAAAAATTTAGATGGTACAGCTACTAGAACAACTTTAGAGAATAAATTTACTCATGGTCGCCATAAGTTAGTTGCTGAATTATTCTTACAGGTTCTTGATGGACAACGTGGACCTTCCTCTGGTAAAATTACTATGGAAATTGGTCTTAAGCGCGAAGAACGTCCATTAATTTGGTTTGGTCCATTCCAAGATACTTATTATGAATATGATACGCCACGTATTCCATTCCGTGTATATGACCCATTTAGTACTGATGGCAATGCTCATTATCATTTATATGAGAATGGTGTTGATATTTTAGATGGCGCTGATCGTGCGCATGGTAATAATGATGCTTCTTATGCCTACTGGGAAATTACTGGTTTAGAAGCTGGTAAACGTGTAACTTATGCTATCCGTGTTGGTCAAGATGAATATGAAACCTGGGAGCGTTTTACATTTACTGTTTTAACTGACCCTCGCAATATGAAGATTGTCCAAGATGCATTGATTTATAATTTTGACGCACGTGGTCGTTCTAATTCAGAAGCTGTTCAAAGACGTAGTGTTTTAAAAGTTAATGGTCAAAATGCCATATTCAATGACCGTTTTAACTGGTATAATAATGGTTGGGTATCTGATAGTGAACATTAGACCTGCTTACGCATTAGTAATGGTGCTTCTATCGCATTCCCTATTGGTAAAATGGCCTTTAGTGATAATCAAAGTCACACTCTTGAGTTTCGCATGAAGATTCGGAATGTTTAGAATTATGATAAGATTATTACAACTTATACTCGTTATAAAGTTATGGAAAATCCTATAACTTCAGGGATTGATAAAACTTGGACGGATGATGGAATCTTTGCTGATTTCTTACAATAGAGAACTACCGGATATGCTAGTTATGATGCTTATCTAGCTGCGGTTTTACCTGAAAAGCGCAAAGTGGATGCGACAATTCCTACTTATGATGATTTGGAATTTGCTTCACTTTATCGTGATTATAATCTTGCAGCAGCCGCAATTAAGTATATTAAAGATGGTGTCGCTGATAATGATGTTTCTAAAACAGCAGCTTTATGCCTAGGTGCGCAAGATGGTTATTTCTCTAATGGTGTAGAAAGTGTTTCTATTGACTATGTTGAAGATTAGATTTTGAATCTTAGCGTTATGTTTGAACGTGGTAGTGGTGATGTAGCGACTGGTAATAACTATTTAATGAAATTCTTCGTTAATGGTATTTTAACTAGCGTTGCTCGTGCTCCTATTCGTTCAAGAGGTTGGACTATTGACTCTGACAATATTATTTTTAATTCTTCCTCTTGTGATATTGACCTTTATCGTTTCCGCGTGTATAATAAAGCTTTAAGCTATGCTGAAGTTTTATAGAATCAAGCTTATGATAGAGTAAGTCCAAAAGAATGGGATTTAATTAATATTACCCGTCCAGCTCCTGACCTTAATGAAAATTATTTACTCTCTTATAATGAGATGTTAAGATATAATCGTGAACATCCAGAAGAGCCAATTATGCCTTATATGCTCATTACAACTGATGCTGAGAGTGAGACTGTTACTAAGGGCTATTTACCTTGGACTAAAGAGTATAAAATAAATTCTGCAACTGTTGACTTTGTTAATACTGGACTTGACGCAGCTTATGCTTCTGGTGATTTAAAAGAATTGTTTGAAAAAGAGCATGCGGCAGGTACTACAAAATGTGAGTCAGTTGATGAATATTATACACACCATGCCCCTTCTTGGACTGCTACTGGTGTAACACTTTAGGTTTAGGGTACTTCTTCTGAATTCTATCCTCGTCGTAATTACAAGGCTAAGACTAAGAATAGTAGTGGTATGTTTTAGAATAAAGGTCCTTATGAAAAATCTTATGAGGAATATCTTGAAAAATCTAAAGCTACTGCAAGTGAAGAAGATTAGATAAAAGCTAAAGAATTAGAGAATATTTTAAAAACTAAAATGTTCTATTTCGATAATGATGTTGTAGGTACTAATAAATTTACTTTAAAAGTAGATTACATGGAGTCTTCTGGTACTTACAATATGGGTCTCGCAAATCTTATAAAAACCGCTTATAGTAAACATCCTTTGGATGATTATAATAAAACTAAAGCATTCTAGGCACTTGATACTACAAAGACTATTGAGGAAGAAACTACTGAATATAAAGAGGGGGTCACTTATTGGTATTATTCTCATAAGGATAAGCCTAAGATGACTAATAGCGATGACCCTGATGATATTGATAATATTCGAATTACTAGTAAAGAAAATTTTGATTTAGGTCCATATGCTTTATATCAAAAACTTATGGAAGAAAATCCTGTGGTTTATACTAAGATGAAAGCGGCTGGCCCTGATAGTCAATATTATAATAAGTGGTATATAAGAGTGCCAGGTTATAGCGATTATATTATACCTGATACAGATGCTTATCGCACATCAGTGCAAGGTTTCCCAATTTTAATGTTCCATACAACTAAAGCTCGCGATAAAGATGGTACTGGTGAAGAGCCTGTGTTTATTGGACGTTATAATATGTTGCTTGACAAAGGTTCTGCTGAAGCTTACGGCTTTGATGTTAGTGATGCCTAGCTAAAATATGCGAATAATAAAAGCGTGGGCGATATTGCTGAATGCTGGGAATTTGAGAATAATTCTCGTGGTTTCTGCTCATTCCGTGACCCTTGGAGACGTAAAGAATTATCATTTGCCGCTCCAGAAAAAACTAGTGTTGGTCAAGCACAAACTGCTAAAGGTGCTCCAATAGTAGCAGATTCATTTGAATATCGTTATAGTAGTGTTGATGATTATTTAGATTATTTATATGATTTAAATAAAAGTGCAGAAGATGATAGTATTGTTAATAAATTAAAAGCTCGATTTAATATTGATATCAAAAATAATATTGATAGCGGTCGTCAAAAGTTACTAGAATTATATGGTAACTGGGAGCGTGCCGTTCAATGGGTATGGAGTACAGCCACTGATGTTAATATTGAGGGTTATGGTTCAGTTCCATAGCTTGGTAGTTATAATATAGTTGATGTAGCTGAAGCGTTATATGAGCCTGATAAATATTGGTATTATAATATGGATGCTGGATAGTATCAACTTGCTTCTGGCAATTTTGATACCAATGAGGTTTATTATGTTAAAGAAAGACATAGTGGTGGCACTGAAAGTTGGGCTGGTATTAAATTAACTAATAATGAAAAATTAGTTTATAAACCTAATCAATTTTATATTATGGTTAATAAAAATTATATTTTATCTACTGATGATGAATTTGATTCTAGTGCCATATATTATCAATTAATTGTTGATACCTCTTTAATTGATGATAAATGGAAATTAAATACTCCTGTTACTTATGGTATTACAACTTATGAGTATGATACACAAGAATATCGTTTAGCTAAATTTAAAAATGAATTAGCTAAACACTTTGATTTAGAGTATTTAGTTACTTATTTCATTATTACTGAAGTTCTTGAATGTTATGATTCTCGTGGTAAGAATGCGATGTTTGCGTCCTGGGGTCCACAAGAACAAGATGGTGATTATATTTGGTATCCTATTTTTTATGATATGGATACTCAATTAGGTATTAATAATACTGGTCTTCCTTCCTTTGATTATGATATTGATGCAACAGAAGAAGGTATGTTTTCTACTAATGATAGTGTTCTCTGGAATAACCTTTATGCCTGTTTCAAAAATGCTATTATTGAGAAATATGAACAATTGATTGGCGCTGATAGTTCTAATTTCGGTGGTAAATTATCTAATCCTCCATTTATTAGTGTTGCTAATATTGAAGGTTGGTATAAAGCGGAACCCACTTATTCATCTGGTAATACTACTATTTTGCGTAGTTTATCTATGCGTGGTGAGCGTCCATTAATGGCCATTAACCTTGATGAACAATATAAATATATTGCTATTACTAATGACTCTTGGGGTAATCGCACCGAAGATGGTACAGTTGAAACCGGTTATGTTGGTAGTAACCCAAGTGTACCTAATTTGTAGACTGATACAAGTGATACTTATTTCTATGCTTTACAAGGAGCTAGAGATTTATCACGTCAATAGTTCTTAACCAATCGTCTTAATTACATTGACTCTTGGTTAGGAGTTAGAAACTTTAAACGGGGCGGCGATAACCGCATTCGTTCTCGTGTATCTGCTAACAATCCTAAATATTCTTCAGACTAGTGGGTTGAAGGTACTACAACTGTAGAAGGATTAATTTAGAATTAGCCCTATTGGACCAATAAGGTTAAAGAGGGAGATACCTATGATAGTAGTAAAACTTACTATAAGGGCAAAAATATTACAAATTCTAATAGAGCAGTTTTAGTTTTATCTCCTTATATTTATAATGCTGATACTTGGGATAGTGATATTAAAGCAAACCCAGGTTTGTATTATAAAGGTGAAAGTTATCAAGATGCTGAAAAGACACATTTATTTGATGGTGAGTATTGGATTGATATGACTCCAACTCGTAAAATGTATGTTACTGTTGGTACTGACGTTGCGAATTTCCCATCTAAAAAATACAATGGTGCGCCTGTGCGTTTTGAAACTGAAGATCTTGAGAATGGTGTCCGCACAAGTGGTAATTATCGTGAGCAACTTTATTATGTATATGGCCTTGATTAGATGAAATCTCTTGGTGATTTAAGTCGTTTATATTTCCAAGAATTTGTTTTATCAGGTGATGCTAGTAAAATGGTTGATTTACGACTTGGTTATGATGGTCTTGATGAAGCTAATAGCACTTATCTTAATCAAGGGGTTAATGAGTGGACTATTCCTGCTGGAGCTAGTTCTAATGGAACAAGTAAAGGTATGCCTTTACTTCAAGAGGTAAATCTTTCTAATATTAAATTTAAAAAAGAAAATATAACTTTTGATTTTTCAAGCTGTGAGAAATTACGTGATTTCCGCAATGTTGGTTCTAATATTACTTCTGTAACATTCGCTGAGGGTGTTGCACTTGATACTTTATATTTAAGTGATACAACGGCAACATTAACATTAGTTGAACCTCGTATGTTAACTGAATTAATTGAAAATTATGAATATCCAGTAGCTGATAATAGTGGTAAGTTAACTGCTAAACCAGGTCTTTATATCCAAGGATTAACTGATGGTGATGATTCTCCTAAAACTAATATTATCACATTAGATATTCGTGGTGGCGGATTAGGGTATAATTCTTATAAACTATTATAGAAATATTATGATGCTACTAAGAATAGTCAAAATACTGATTATGCTATTAATCTTACAGGTGTTCAATGGAGTCCTTATGTTTTAATTACTGACGTAGAATTAGAATAGGATACTACTAAAGATTATTTTGTTGATAATGGGCATTACAATTTTAGAAAATTTGATTCTAACACTGATAATTGGTTTCGTGAGATTAAGAATAGTAGATTATATGTTTATGATGAAAGTATTGCTGAAAAAGCTAAGAGTGATAGTGTATCTATTGCTAATACTGTTCTCTTGGAGAATTTAATAAATAATGGTAACTATGTGAATGTAAATAATGGTGATAATCCTACTATTACCGGTTATTTATATGTTGAAAATACTGAGGATACAAAAGTTGATGAAGGTTGGGTCCAAGAAAATATTGAAAATAAATATCCTGGTTTGAAGATTTTCTTTGCTTATGTAAATGAAGGTTATTCAGCTCGTTTTATTATTCAAGATGGTGATAATGAAACATTAATTGGTACTGATAAAATTAGTGCTTCTGTATTTGATGGAGACCCTGACCCTTCAACCATTCCATTTTTCCAAGATCCTCGTTAGAAAGGTAGCAACTTTAGTTTTAGTACAATTAAAAATTATAAGAGTAATTTTGATTTATTAGGTTGGTCTCAAACTAATGATAGAAGTGGCTTAGTAATTAGCTATGATGAAGTGTGGGTTAAATCTTTAGGTCAAACTTCAATTAATAATTGGAGTTAGTTAAAATTAGATTAGAGTATTAAGAATTATACTTTCTACGCGGTTTTCGAACCTCATTATTATGGTATTAAATTTTATAATGGCGATGGTAGCTTAATTGTTGAAGACCCAAATAATCGTATTTATGATAATACATTAGATGGCGATGAAACGGCAAAAGAAGTTACTATGAAAGTATAGCTTGATACATTAATCCCTCAACCTAGAGTAATTCCATTTAAAGATGATAGTAATTTAGATTTACATCGAACTTATCATTTCTTAGGATATACTGATAAAGAAAATGGTAAAATTCCATTAACTAAAGTTGAATGGGAAAATCAATATGCTAATGAATTTAAAGAATATTGGGCGATTTTTGAAGAGGCTAGTGTTTATGATGCTACATTAGATGACGATTATTTAACATTTACTCCTATCTCCAGTGGACAAGGATAGATGGTTGGATATTCGCTTTCAGTAAAAAAAGGAATTAAGTTAAGTGGTAAAATTACTTTACCTACTACTTATAATAATCAACCAATATTAGCTATAAATGCTGGTAATAATTCTCAAGCTTCAGAAACATTAAATGGTTTTGATCATAATACTGCTTTAACGGCAATATTCTGGAGCCCAGAGAAAAGTTGCTAGTTAGAAAATATTAATGAAAATGCTTTTGTAGGCACTAATAATTTAAAATATTTTGAATTTAGTGATACTATTTACAGTATTGGTTCTGACGCATTTTATCAATCTAATTTACGAATGAATTATCAAATGCCAGCTAACTTAGGTAATTAGCAAAATACTTCTCCTTATTTAAAAATATTAGGTGAGTTGGGTCGTGAAGCATTTGGTTCAACAAAATTATCTGAAGCAAATAATGGCACTTTAATAATCAATGATGCTTTAACATTTATTAGTACAGATTATTGTTTTGCTTATGGTGTAATTTCTCATGTTGTATTTGGTATTAATCAATTAGGACAAGGTAGTCATATTAAAATAATTAATCCAAATACTTTCCGTCAATCAAGTAAATCTGCTGGTAAAATTTCAGCTATTGATGTTTATTATAATAGCGATTTTACCAATGAGGCTACTATTAAAAATGCCATTGATAAATTAGTTAGTGGTACTTTTGTCATTGATAGTGAGGGTAATTTTGTTTACACATTAACTATTAAGGCCGCTGGTTCTTAATAAAAAAGGAGGTTAATTTATGACAAGAACTCCTATTTATCGTTATTTAGGTGATAATGGTTTAATTGAATCTACAGTTTATATTCCTGGTGTTAATTCAGTAAAATTAATTTATTTGGCATCAGGAGATGGACGTTTATTAACTAAGGATAATAATTATTTTTGTGACCATATTATAGTTCCTGAAAAGGATGCTGCTAATTGGTATGAAGTTCAAGATGTGGGCCAAGAATAAACCATTGATTTAAAATAAAAATTATAAATAACAGGGAAGAATTTCTTCTTCCCTGTTATTTCAAATCTATGAGAAAGGTGGAAAATGCTGAATGATTACTAAGCTCACAGATATTAATTTAGAAAAATATACTAAATTATGGGCTAAAGCTTCTGAAGATTTAACTGCTAATAACAAGTGGGACACAGAAGAAAATGACCCAGGAGCAAAAGATAAAAAGATTTCTTCATTAAAACAATATTTTCATTATATAAAAGATTTAGCAGGTATTGATGAAAAGTATTTAATGCTTCCCGCAGATGAGGATATTATTGATATTGATGCTAATACTCGTGAAATTAATATTCGTAATACGATTTTTAGTACTGCTGGTGTTGGCGTTCAAGATGATGAAATTGCTGAAACTATCTTTTTTCGTATTGATAGATATTTTGATGCTACTGATCTTGCGCCCTTAAGCATCTTATTCCATTGGAAGACTTCTGATGGTGAGGAAGGTGTAACTAGTAATTTCTGTAAGGATATTGAAAGTGAAGAAGGGAAAATCATTTTTGGTTGGCCTATCGCTACTGAAATTACTAATCATCCTGGTAAAGTACAATTCGCTGTTCGTTTCTATAAAGTTGAAGGCGGCGAAGTAACTTATAACTTTGGTACTAAAATTGCTACTTTATCTGTTAATCCTAGTATGCAATTTAATAAGGCTATGCTTGATGGTAATGGCAATGCTAAAGACTGGAAACAGAAGATTCTTGATCGTTTAACTAATAGCAATCTTGGTGAATTGGTTATCGCTGATAATCCTAAGTTTGTTTATTATAAGTTTGTGGACGGTGGAGAGTTCTAGAATGGTAATAAGGTTGGTATTATTGCTTATTCTCCTGATATTAATGACCAAGGTAAAATTTCTTATCAATGGTTCCACATTTCCAAGGATGATGTTCAAACATAGGTCACTGATGGTGTCGCGCTTGAGAAATTAAATGTTTCTGATGTTGAATCTACTCCTACTTATCATACTGGCCTAAAATATTATAAGGCTTTAGATGATGGTGGATATGGCGATATTACTCTTGATTCTACTAGCTTTGCAAATGAGGATAAGACTAAATTATTTGTTGAGGCTAGTACTTATACCATTCCAGAAGCTGAGAGTAGTTTAGGGGAGTATTATGTTGCTATTACTAATACTGTTACTTATGCTACTAAACCTGGTTATGTTGAAACTGGTAAAATTAAAGTTTTAGGACCAACTCAACCTACTTTAACTTAGAATTTAACTAAGACCGCTCAATTAAAGGAAAATGCTATTATCACTCTTGGTATTAAATCTGATACTAATGTTGACAAGTATACTACCGATAGCTATCAATGGTATAGTCATGAATATGATGAAACTGATGATAAATTCGTAGCTATGGATGATAAGATTACTGATAGTATTGAATTAACTAGTGCTGAGAGTAATGAAAAATATTATAAAGTAATTGTATCTCGCACTAAAAATAATAATACTAATACAGTTGAATCTAATATTTGTAAGACTTATAATTTACCTTTAATGCCTAGATTAAGTAGTCCTGCGGAAATTGTAAATGAGAAATTATATACTGGTGTTGAATATCAATTTACTGGAACTAGTTCTGATAAGCATCCTGGTATTATTACTTATAAATTAGTTAATGCGAATGGTGGAGAAACTTCTTTTGATGCTCCATTTACCTATACCTTCACTTCAACTGGTAGTTATACAGTATATGTATACCAAAAGAAAGAAGACCATACAAGCACTCGTAATTACTCATTTTCTGTTGTTTTATCTGAAGCTACAGGCGAATAATTGAAATTTTATTATAAAGGAGGATAATTATAGATGATTACTGACCCTAATGATTATAATTCTTTATTATATAAAATTTCAGATGATAATGTTCAAAATAGTGCAATTTTATTGCCAAGAATTGGCGATTCTTTAGTTATTGGAGAAGAGCCGTTATATGAAATTGACTTAAATTTACGGAAAATTAAAGCACCTGATTTTATTGGCGTGCGTGGCGACCATGATGCGGAAATTATTTATTTTAAGTGCGCTCGCTATTTTGATGCTACTGACTTAGCTTCTTGTGTATGTGTAGTGCAATATGTAAATGCCGTCCGCAGTCGTCAATATCCCAATGGTGAAGGTTATCTTTATGTAGTACCTTTTAAAGATATTACCACTTTAGAAGATACTGATGAAATGATTATTCCTTGGATAATTAGCCGTAAAGCTACTTCTGCTATTGGTGATGTTTAGTTTTCTGTAAGATTTTATAAAGTTACTAATAAAGAAGTGGGCGCTCAAGATGATAGTGGTCGTGAGATTACTTATAGTCTTAGCACTTAGCCCGCAAAAACTCGTGTCTATTAGAGTATAAATAATAGTATTCCAGATGGAATTGATAGTGATTATACATTAACTCCTGATGATGTTTCTGACCTATTGGCGCAGATTAATAAACTCAAAGGAGCTTATGAAGTATTTTGGATTGATTTATAATCCAATGATAAAAAGGAGGTCATTGATATGACACAAGATTTAATTAATCAAATTTTCCAAGTTTGTCTTATTCCTCTGTTGGGCGTACTTACTACTTTTTTTGTAAAGTGGGTACAAGCTAAGAGCAAAGAGTTACAGGGCTCTACTGATGATGTGTTGCTTAATAAATATATTCAAATGCTTACTGATACTATTAGTACTTGTGTTATTGCAACAAATCAAACATATGTTGAAGCTTTAAAAGATAAAAATGCTTTTGATGAAGCTGCACAAAAAGAAGCTTTTAAACGCACTTCTGATGCGGTTTTGGCTATTTTAAGTGATGAAGCTAAGGATTATTTATCTGCAGCTTTTGGAGATTTAAATAAATATATTGACGAGCGCATTGAAGCTACTGTCAATGCTAATAAGTAATTAAAAAAATTAAGGGAGATACTCTTTCGAGTATCTCCCTTTTTTTTTGTTTTAATTGGGTAAATTACAATTCGCCCATGCTTCGCGCAATTGCTTATATGAAGATTTAGGAAAATAGACAAATTCGCCATTAGATAGAACAGTATGGTCTTTATTTAGGATTCTGATAGAAACCAAGTTAATTAATAAACTTGGACCAACCATTATGAAGTAACTATTCTTCTATAATGGATCGATTTCTTTTTCAAATGAGGTCCGTAAGCTAATTGTATCTAAATGGGTTTTATCTATAAAATGGTATCTTGCGCAACGGCCATAGGTTTCAACATAAGTTAAGTTACGCAAATTAACTTTCATTTCACCCGCTTTAGTCTAGATAATTTTAAACTGGTTATTACATCTAGCCCTTACTTTAAAACAAGTAAGTAAAAATTGTTCTAAGTCAACTGGTTTTTGTAAATAATCAACCGCATTTAAATTAAATGCCTAAACACCTTTAGTCGTATCGTGAGAGATATAAACTAATTTACAGTTAGCATTTCGCTCTAATAATTTTTTACCAAGTTCAATACCATTGATTGAATTACAAAAATTAACATCTATAAAACAAACATCAAAAATATTATTTGAATTTAGCATTTCATCAGGAGTAGAATATGGTGAGACGTGTGCTTGTAAATTAGTCTTCTAAAAATAAATTTCTAAAAGCTTATTTACCTCAACCACACTTTGTTGGTCATTATCACAAATCCCAACCTGAACTTTCATAGGACCTCTCCTTTCAAAAAAAGTTTAAATTATTTTTAAACTTTTTCTTTTATTATACCATAAATTTTCAAAAAAGTCAAATTTTTCCTTATGTTTGTGATAAATTTTATCAAAATTGTGTAGATTTGAAATTTTTATTTAATTTTGTGTATGTGGAAAAATTATTTAAAAATGTGTATTCAATTTTTATTTATGGATAATAAAGAATTTTTATATAATTATGGAAGAAATGAAGAAAGTTTCTTCTAATAAAAAATCCTCGGAGGTAAGTCAAATGAATAACTATGGTTATCCACAATAGCAATATGGTGCTGCTATAAATCGGCCAATTTATAGTCCACCACAAACAACACCTATGGTAAATCAAAATTCAACTCCGCGAATTAGGCCCGTAGCTTCACTTGACGAAGTAAGAGCTATCAGCATTGATTTTGACGGGTCAGTATTTTATTTCCCTGATTATGCCAATAGAAAAATCTATACTAAATAGATTAATATGGACGGTACAGCCTCAATCAATATGTACGAATTAAAAGAAATTCCCACTTCATCTAATACTAATGTTGATTACATTACTAGGGATGAATTTAATACCGCACTAACGGCGATTAAGGATGCGTTCGCACAAATGGCACAAGCGGCGACGGCCGAACGGGAAACCGAAAAACCGCAATTTAATTTTTAAGGAGGATTAAGCTATGGCTCAAATGAATCCAATGTAGATAATTGGAATGATTAAACAAGGTCAAAATCCTCAACAATTAATGCTTTCGCTTCTGGAAAATAATATGGGTGGTACACCCATGGGCAATAATCTTCTGAATATGGCGCGGAACGGCTAGACCGCGGACATAGAGCAATTTGCTAGGAATTTATTGTCTTCACGGGGCATGGATTTTGATAAGGAATTTAATGCTTTTAAATCCCAAATGGGATTAAAATAATTTTTTTGGAAGGGGTCTATATCTATGTTTAATTATCCTATGACGACTCAACCTTATTCTCTCTCTGACATTGCTGCTGCTTCTGGTAATGGCTATCGTAATAATGATGGCGATATGTGGGGCGGAGCTGGCGCATGGTGGATTATTATTCTTTTCCTGTTTTGCTTTAATGGTTGGGGCAATAATGGTTGGAATAATGGTAGCGGAGGCGCAGGCTTCCAAGGCACTACCACTCGGGAAGAACTGACTTATGGTTTTGATATGAGCGATCTTAAATCTGGTGTCAATAGCATTCAGACTTCTCTTTGTAATGGTTTCAGTGGTGTGAATAATAATCTGTTAAGCGGTTTTGCTAGTTTAGCTGAAACAGCTAATGGAAATACTCGCGCTATTCAATCTGACCTTGCCAATATGGGTATGACTAATATGTAGAATACCTTTGGTATTACTCAGGCTATTAATGCTGATACTGTTGCTAGTATGTAGAATACTAATAATATCACCCAATAGCTGAATACAATGGCTGCTACAAATGCTCAGTGTTGCTGTGAGAATAAATAGCTGATTCAGTCTAGCTTTGCTGACCTGAACTATAATCTTGCTTCTCAAGCTTGCCAGAATCGCTAGGTTGTTGCTGATGGTGTTCGTGACATTATTGACAATACTAATGCGAGTATGCGTTCTATTCTTGACTTCCTTGTTCAAGATAAAATTGATACTCTCACTTCTGAGAACTCTACGCTTAAAACTTAGATTTCTCAAAATTTACAAAATGCTTATCTCATTGAGCAACTTTCTCCCAAGACCTCTCCCGCTTACATCGTAGCTAATCCTTATACCGGTGTAAGTTATACCTCTTATGGTTGTGGATATGGCTCCACTTGTGGATGCAACTCTTAATAGAAAGAGGGTCTTTTCATGGAAATAACAGCTAATGCTTTACAATCAGTTGCTGCTGGTTCTAATGTAGTTTTTACTAATACTGCTGTTGCTGGAAACTGTTCCATGATGCACAGAGAGGGTAGCGGTTTAGTTACCCTCCGTGGCATTACTAACGGTTAGCGCAGAGCTCGTTTCCGCGTTTCATTTGGTGCTAATATTGCTGTTCCTACTGGTGGAACCGCAGGAGCTATTTCTGTTGCTATTTCTATTAATGGCGAACCTGTTACTACTACTACTATGATTTCAACTCCCGCGGCGGTCAATGAGTTTCATAATGTATCTCGCGCATTATTCCTCGATGTACCATGTGGTTGCTGCACTCAAATTAGTGTTGAAAATACTAGTGGTGTTGCTATTGATGTTGAAAATGCGAATTTAATTATTGAACGTGTTGCCTGATAAGGAGGATTATTATGGAAGAATTGAAAAGGATTAAAGAACAACTTATTGGACAAGTGCAAGCGCAAATGTCAAATCTTCCTTGTGTTGATGCTCAGGAGTTAGGTGAAGTCATTGATATGATTAAAGATTTAGAAGAAGCTATGTATTATTGCACTATTATTGAAGCAATGGAAGCTAATGAAGAATATTCTACCACTCATTATTATGATGATAAATATTCTAAAAAATATCCTAAAATTAAGAAAACAGTACATCACCCAGTAGAAGATGATATTGAAGAATGGGATTATTATGAAAGAGAATATGAGCCTATATTGACACGTGATTCACGCGAAGGAAAAAGTCCTTAGCGCAGAAAAATGTATATGGAATCTAAAGCTCTTCATAAAGATAAAACTACTCAATTAAAAGAACTGGACAAATATATTTAGGATTTAAGCTCTGATATTGTTGAAATGATTGAGGACGCTTCTGATGATGAACGTGCTTATCTTGAAAAGAAAATTTCTGCTTTAGCTACCAAGATTGGATAGATGAATGGTTAATTTTAATGGGCGTCAGTGGAGGATACTTTTAGTATCCTCCCGACATCCTAAATTAGAACGACCTAATGGTTCTTTTGCTCTTGGGTCATGTGATAATGATACAACAACTATTTATATACGCAATACAGTTAGTGATTGGAAGTTAAAGCACATCTTAGCCCATGAATTAACTCATGCCGCTATTTTTAGTTATGATATTCATTTAGATTCTTAGGAAGAAGAATTAATTGCTGATTTAGTTGGTACGTATGGTGAAGAAATTATTCAAGCAACTAATTCAATCTTTAAAAGAATAAAAAAAATAAGGGAATGAAGTATTTCTACTTCATTCCCTTATTTTTTTTACTACTGATTATGTAAACTTTGTTTATATTTAGCTTCTACCATTGCAAAAAGAGTATCTCCATTATGATTGCCACCCATTTTATTATAAGCATTGTGGTCTTTTTCAATATCTTCATACTCTTCTAAAGTAATCTAATGGTTTTCTTTTAATAAAAAACGACAATCTTCTTTAAACTGACGACCCTATATAGAAAGAACTCCTCCACGAAGTGTATCAACCTATTCTTCTAGATCATCTAATTTTAATTTTAATACTTCATCGCCTTCTATTGATTTCTATCGTTCTAACTCAAGAAGATTGTGAGTATTAGCATGTTCTGCTTTAATTATCTTACTAAGTTTATTAAACATAGCTTCCCCTTCAGCAATCTTCTATTGTTTTTGAACGTTTTTCGATAAACTATAATAATGTTTAACTAAAGTGGTTAAACCTAGAGCAATTATACCAAAGACAAATTCAAGCCAATATTTTAAAATAAATTCAATCAAAATATTACGCCCTCCTTTCTCTAAAATTCCCGCTTCATCTATAATTTTTCAAAAAGAGAGTGTAATATTTATTCAATTTTGGCCTTAGTTTATCCCCAATTAAATCCCATATCTTCCTCACGAACATCTGGAATAAAATATGCTGTAAAGAGACAAAGCGCATCACATACATCATCATTAGCTTCAATATTATATTTATCTTTAATAAATTTTATATCAGCTAACTTTAATGATTCACGTCGAACGCCACGTCCAGTTTTAATACCAAGCTTTTTACGCCATTCACTTGCCTACATTAATTCTAGGTTTTTGGAAGTGTAATTTTTATTTACTTCATGAGCACCAATCATAACGGCACCTTGAAGCCATAATAATAATCTGGATGTAGTGGCATATCCATACTCTTCTGGATGAACATCTTCAGCAACTATTTTTTCAATATTATAATCTTTAATTAACTATATAATTTCTGATTGTACTTTTCTGATACGGGCTAAATTATTTGTAGAACTTGCGGTAATACATCCATACTTTAATATTTGCTATTGGTCATTACCAATACAGTAACCAGTAGATTTCGTAGAAAGGTCTAAAAATAGAATATTCATTTTTTACCTTCTTCCTCTTATTTAGAAGTAGAACCGAAACCTCCAAGTCGTTCACCAATAGCTTTATCATCATCAGTTATTTCATATTTCTTAATAATACCTTGACCAATTACATCACCTTTATGAAGTTGAATATTAAACGGAGAAAGATTGATAAGTTGTAAAAAAATCTCACCCTCATTATCAGGATTATTATAATAATCAGCATCAATAATACCTACACTATTAGCCATTACAAGCCAATATTTAAGAGGAGTAGAACTACGTGGAGACAATTCTAAATAATAACCTGGGTCAAGTTGGCATTTAACTCCAGTAGATACAAGAGTAGGTTTTGCGTCAAGAGTTTTAGTTAGTGTGGCCACTTCTTTTAAATTTAGTGTTGAAATATAAGTTGTGTATTGATTATCTAATGTTTTAATATGATTAACTACAGGCGGCACACAAATGTCTTCAGCGACAGTTAAATCATAACCTGCGGAATGTGCGGTTTTACGTGTGGGCAAAACTGCATCAGGAAAACGAGAAACTCTTTCAAACTTAATCATTAAAAATCTACTCCGTAATGAACTTCAATATAACCATCAGGCTCTTTCTCGTCATTAAAATTCTTAACAAGGTTTACACGATACCATTCATCAACAATTTCACCTTTCTACTTACGCTCTCTCTTAGTTGTGCTATACTTAGCAAGGACATAATTAGTATCATTCTTAGCATTATTAATTAAATCTGTGGCTTCTGCTTCTGTATCGACTCTATAAGTTTCAGTTGTTGTAATTAAATATTTCGCCATTATTCTTCTACCTCTATATTTAAATTTTTATTTTTTGAATAATTTGTTAAATTATACTCTGTCATTTCAGGAATAATTTTATCAATATATTTTTTATTACCTAAAAGTTTAATTTTATCACTATCTAAAGAATAATAAGAATCAACTAAAAATTTAGGCAATTCATCCATTTTGCATTTACAAATCATATCCATTTTATCACTATCTGAATTAGTAGTAAAAATATACTAGTTAAGGGCAAACAAATCAACATAACATAAAATCATCGTTTTAAACACTCCACAATACCAGCATCATAGCCAAATAGATAGAAACAATATGCTTCATCTTCAATACGCATCCAAATTTCAATAGCAACATTATCTGAAGTATAATCTATTGAAATAATATCACCAATATTTTTAAGAATATCAATTACACTCTTTGAAAAAATATCAGCAATCCATTGGTCATGCTGATGAAAAATAGTATAATAATTATAATCTCGACAAAGGAGCATGTAATAATCATTCTTTTCTCGTTCATCAAATTTATCTATTTTTTCAATAGCACGCGCAATTTCTTCTTCATTTGCGCTTGGTAATTGGACAATAATACTTTTATTTAAATCATATAGATTTAATTTTAAACCATCATTTGTAAGCTTAGCAACTATCTATGACCATTCATTATTTTGATACATATAAACTTTATCATCAATATAAGCAACCATGCCTTCTTGAAACTATTGAGGAGATTTTTGTAGCTCCTCAATAGAATTTGCTTGTATATATTTTAACATTAATCTACCTCCTAACTTGTCTTTATTATATCAAAAATTTTCAATTTTGTCAAGTTTAAGGTTAATTATGTTTTGATTGCAACTACCTCGCATTGGAAGAGTTACATCTCGCTCTTCTTGGATATAAGGGCCATCAATTAAATAATCAGCATTTTGAAGAATATTCTTAATACGTGAACTAGGATTGTCTTTTAATTCGGCATAAGTATATCCAGACCAAATGTAAACTTTGATACCAGGAAATGTTTCTTTTACTTGGTCAATAATTAAATTAGTAAGAAATTCATTTTCTTGACACAAAGGCTCGCCGCCCATAATACATAAATTTCTTTGAACTCCATTGGCATTAATTGCCTCAAATAATTCAATTAAATTTTTATTAGTAAATTCTTTACCACCATTAAAATCCCATGTTTCAGGATTATGACATCCTGGGCAATGATGTGGACATCCTTGAGTAAAAAATGTAACACATACTCCAGGTGCGGCAGCTAAATCATTTTTTATAATTCCTGCATATTTCATTCCATCACTCCTGTATGTTTTACTCGTGCCTCTACTTCTTTTTGTTTACCCCAGTTAAAAGCAGTTTTATAATTACCAGTTAAATAGCCAGTTACACGACGTAATTGTTGAATATTATGACTTCCGCATTCAGGACAACTATCATTAAATTCATCACAATATCCGCAATCCAGGCAAGTGTCATTAGGGACATTAACTGCAAAGTAAGGAATATCGTGGTCCATAGCATAATTTACAATAGTCTCAAGAGCATCAATATTATGTTTAACAGTTGAATCTAATTCAACATAGGTAATACATCCAGCAGAAGAGTATCCAGTTAATTGAGATTCAATATCAATCTTGTCAAATGGAGACATTTCTTTCCAAACAGGCACATGAATACTATTAGTAAAAAACTCTTTATCGGATACATTAGGAATCTCACCATATTGTTGCTTAAACTTAGTCATAGCTGTATAGCAAAGATTTTCGGCCATTTGAACCCTCGGTTTCCCGATATTTCATAAAAGGGGATTAGACTATATTATCATCTTATTATTCTATTACCAAATAATAAGAGCTCTGTCTTTCGGATATAATATCCTACTCTACTCACTTCTTCATTATAAATATTTCTTTTATAACTATGTTTTCGATAGTCGTTAGAGAACAAATCCATTGGTTTTGTATTCAGTCAAGTATCTAAACCAATATCCACAACGAGGTTTTGTTTTTATATTGTGATTACATTGATTTAATATTGTTGTTTTTGTAACGTATAATTCTCTTGAAGCTTCTCCTACAGAGCCATACATCTTTAATAGATTGCCCTGTAAATCAAAACTACAAATATGAATTGATTGATTATCATCCCAGCTTTTATCATTTTTAGCAAGACCATCTTTATAAGCATCTTTAGTATTTTTTGAATTAGTCCCCCATTCAAGATTAGATACTTCAGGGTTTGCTTTATTATTATCTTTATGCATTACTACTGTATAATTATTTGGATTAGGCAAAAAAGCTTCTGCAACTAAAATATGCACTCTTCTTTGTCTTTGTCCTTCTGGATAAGTTATATTGGAATATAAATATCCATTATTTTTATTTATAAAATTTGCTTTGGGATAAAATAAATCATTTCCATAATCTTTATAAATATTACCTTTTGAAGAAATATAATCAGTTTCACTTCCATTAATTAATCGTATTTCTTCATTAATTTGACTTCTTTTAATTAATTTATCTGTCATTTTTCTACGTGCCATAAAAATTCACTCTCCTTCTATATTATATGAATTTTTATTATACACGACTGAAAACTTGTGTCCAATGAATTTATCCTACGGGATTAACTTGCCTTATTACAGGTTTAGTCTCTCTTATCATCTTATTACGATTGCCCGTTTAACAGAGTTGTTTTTTCACACAATCACTTGTGCGACTCCCAATCCGAAAAGTTTAGGAGTGTAATACACACCAAAATTAAGCTTATATTTCTCCTTATACTCAGCACAACGTTGTTTAAATAAACCTTCAATCTTTTTAGCTAAATCCATACCTTCTTTAGTGGTATGATCTTTACCGATAAGAATTTGCAAGGTTTCCGCAAGACCAATTTGACCAATAGCCAAAGTTCCATGCTTAAGCGCACTTCTAATTCCTTCTTCTGGAATATAACCAGCCATTAAATGATTCTCATACATGAAACGTGCGGAATTAGGGTCTTGAGAACAAATCCAATCAAATCGTTCAATAAGCATATCTTTAGCTTCATTAAGCTTTTGGTCTAAAATTTTCATAAAACATTCAATAACTAAATTATCATCAAAATAATCACCATTATGAATATTCTCTTTTGCCGCTAATTCAATCGCTATCATAGCTAAAGTAGGCATGATGATTGTTACAGGACAAATATTTCCACGACCGTCCTTAAGCTAGCCAAAACCATTAATATCCCACCCGTTTGCAGTTCTACAACCCATTGTGCTGAAATAGGTTCGAGGGTCTGACCGGTCATATCCAGCATTTCCGCTCCAATCAACATTTGCATAATTAGGATAAAGTCTTTGAGCCGTGCTCTTTAAGGCTAATCTATATAAATCATAATTAGGATCACCAGGTTTACGATTTACGCCAGTCATACATTGAAAAATACCACAAGGAAAAATAGATGTTCTATGTAAACTACCAATACCTTCAAGAGAGCCCTCTAGCAAAGCTTTCGTAATCATACGACCTTCAAGAAGAGTGCAAGTGCCATAATTGATAGATGTGAATGGAAGCTGATTTCCACTACGAGATTGCAAAGTGTTCAGGTTGTGATACATACCTTCGACCGCTTGATGAATTTCTTTAAGAGTCATATCCATGGCGTATTGATATGCGGCATCAAAAGATTTAAAGAAATCATCTTCTATTGATGTGTTTTCATCATACACTCCGTCATACTTCTTAATGTCAATACCGAGTACATATTTACATCCGTCTTTCCAATGCTTGATAAAGCTCTTTCTCACATAAGGAACCATAGTCCAGTCAAGATGGGTAGCACTAACTCCACCGAATTGCTGAAGAGATTGAAGTTGAAAAATAACAGCAACTAACTGGAATGCAGTATTAATTGAACCAGCAGGCCGCACATCAGTTTGTCTAGTATTAAAGCCATTAGCCAATAGATAGTCAAATGGAATACTCAAACAATTATGACTACCAACATAATAAGAATCAAGGTCATGAATATAAATCATATTTCTTAAATGATTCTCACGAGCCATTTTAGAAACAAGGTAATCAAGCGCGAGCTACTTATTTACTACACTACTAGCCTCGCCTTGGCGGCCGCCAAATGAGCGTTCATCCACATTAGCATTTTGATTTTTAATATTTTTGCCATCAAGTTTTTCACGAATGGCATTAATAAAATCATTGCGCTTTTCACGAGCGACTTCTTTACGATATCTAAAACGAATATAAGCACGAGCTACATCTGGCCGCTCAGAACGCATTAGATATTCTTCCACCCAGTCTTGAATATCTTCTACTCCAATACTTCCTTCTGGATAAGTTTTTATACGAGTGTGGATGTCTTTAGCAATGTCAATCGCTGTATCATTTTCATAAAGTTTATCATCAACATCTAAAAATGCTTTATCAATTGCGTCGATAATTTTGTCTTCATTAAAAGGACAAATGCTACCATCACGTTTAATAATATATTCCAAATCTTGTTACCTCCAGATTAAACATAATAGAATATTCTACTATATTTAGTGTTTGTAATTAGATAATTAATATAATCCGGCCTTATCTTCTACTTCATCTATGATATGACAAACATTAATATATACATCACTATGTTTTTCGTTTGTAAGTAGAGTATAAGGAAATTCCAAATTTTGGAAATCCACTTGGTCAGTTTTATAACGACGAAAAATCTCTTCAATATTAGGATTTTTTTCACGTTTTAATTGTCTAATCAATCTTTCTTTTGGGGATGTTTGTAAATAATATGTAAATAATTGAATATTAGGATTTTTAATTAATGTTCTAATACCATCAGGATTAAAAACTCCAATATTAATTTGATTTTCATTTAATGAATTAATACCAGTACCATAATACCAACCATTAAAATTAGTATATTCAAACATTTGTCCACTAATAATTAAATTTTCAAATGCTTCTTTAGATACGTAATGATAATTAACACCTTCTGTTTCATTATCACGAATGGGACGACTGGTATAGCTAATAATTTCATGGAACTGTTCTTTTCCAAGATTAGTAGCAAGGATAGCTTTCATTAAGCTATCCTTACCACAACCAGATTCTCCAATTAGGGCAATAACTTTATACATCTTCTTCAATATCTCCTTGATAACGGGCATTTGTTAATTCTAAATCTCCATTAGGTTTTAAATTCTTAATGCGATATAATTGATGTGAACTTGATGATGAATATTTTTTACTCAAGAAATTATCTCCATTACGCACACCCATAACAACAATCATATTGCCACGATTAAACCAAGATTTTTCAACAATTTTCTTAGTTCCATCGGGTTGTCTTTGTGAAATTTGTTTATCAAATAAACTAAAATATTCCTTGCGGAATTTTACTTCAACTGGACCACTAGTTGTTAAAATAGTGACTGTACTCTTAGTTTTATTTTTAGCAATACAAGTTCCGCAAATCTTAAAGAGTTTATAAATATGGATAGTATGATTACCTTTAGTAAAGCTTCTATCAACAATAGGCTCTTCTGGAAGAGAGAAGAAATCTACAAACCCATATTTACCAACATTGACATTAGTTAATTCATGTGCATGATAATAATAGCAGAGAACTTCCATTTCCCAGGCAGATAAATTAGCTTTACCAGCATATTTTTCCCAATCTTCTCTAAAAATAAGAGTATTAAGATTATAGAGAATATTATCTTTATTTTCAGCAATCCAAGAGCGGAAAATATCCATCCATTTTTGATAAACTTTATCCCAAGCTTTTTCAGTTAAGAAATAAGCGCCTTCCGCGACTTGAATATCTTTTTCTTCATTTAATTCATGTAAGAAATTAAGCGCTCGTTCATCTAAGCAATAAATTCCGCTAATTTGCTTTGATTTACAAATTGCTTTAAGATATCTATTAAACTCAAATACTCGACGAGCCATAATCTGTTCTTCTGTATTTTCAGGAAGTAATTGATGTTTAATTAATCCATTCATATTTTGGAGAGTAATACGTTTTTTCTTATCACACGTTTCCCAAATATACCAAACCATTAATTCTTTGCGGTCAAACATTGTGTCAAATGCACCACCCTTAATTAAGGAAATCATGGCTTGTTTAGTGGGTTGAATTCGCATTAAGAAGTCTTTAGGCGAAATATATGGACGATTACTAATAATTTTATTAACTAATTCATCGCCAACATTTAGCATACCTTTAAGTCCGAATAGAATTTTATTATTTTCAATATCTGGCGCAAATCCAAATTTTGATTTATTAATATCTGGCAAACCAACATCAATTCCTGCCTTTTGGATATCGCTAATAGCTTTAGCAATTTTCCCATAATCAGTTGCTGATGCGCGTCTAATCTTACCACTTCTATCAGGCAAATCTTCAAATGTGACACCATTCGCTAAATCATCACCCTCTGGTGCATAAATGTCAACAATTTCTTCTTCTTGATTATCTTCAAGAGAACCACTATTAACTATTAAACACGCGGTATCCCAATAGATAGGATTAAAATGAATTACTAAATAAATCATTTGAATAGCAACAAAAGAGTAAGGGAGTGAGTGATTTAATGAAAAGGCATATCCAAGCTGCGGAGCGATAGCAACTTCCCAAAAATACTCAGCATTATTTTCATTATCAAATTTACTAAATACTTGTTCTTTTAATTGAGGGATTTTAGACATTTGCTTTTTAGCAACAATCTTACGAGCTGAATTAGCTTCACCAAGAGTAAATGAGGCAACATCCATAAGAATTTCCATCATTTGTTCTTGAATAGGACAACAACCATAATATTTATCACAATGCTTGTGCATTTTTGTAATTAAATCTTCTGGTAAATGTTGTGCTCGCATTTCGTCATCAAATACCTTAATTCCACTATGCTGAATACGATAATATCTATCTTGTTGAGATTCTTTTCCTTTCTCAGACATCAATCGCATCATAGCATTTGCCGCTGTCATTTCCATAGGGTCTTGTGGCTTTAAACGCTTCGCAATTGCTAAACCTACACCAGTAGAGAATTGGAAAACATCTAATACATCGCCCGCGGCCAGATGGTCCCAAATTCGCTGGTCAGTTGTATCTATTACTTCTGGATGTAAATATTTATTATAAAATTCTCTTAGAGTTAAATCTACAGGCGAAATTTGTTTGTCTTTTTTAAGTAACTGATAACAAGTGATAATTTTATCTGAAGCTTCTGTTACTAAGAAGTCATATTTAGTATCACCCGCAGATTCCGCCTTATGAAGGTCATAGCAAGTAATTAAATCACCGCTGGGTGTCCGCATAAATGATGCAGTTTCATATGGGTCATCACCATAAAGAATAACACCTGATGCATGTGAAGATCGCTTGTTAATAATGCCTTCAATATATTCAATAATTTCAAGAAGTCCTTTATATTGCTTAACTTCTTTAATAAAGGTAGTAACAGGTTTACGGTCTTTTTCTTCATTACCATAAATAACATCATGAATAGGCCATAAGAATCCACGTTCTTGAGGAATTAATGAAGACATATATTGCGCTTCATCAACTTCAATACCATCAGGACATTCATCACTACGATAACCACGACAAGCAGTTAAAATAGCTTGCTTTGTGCCTTCTGTGCCGAATGTGGCTACTTGGACTAATCCCAAAGGTCCACGCTCTTTACGGATTGCTGCGAAAATGCTCGGTCTCTTACTTGGAGCTAGGTCAATATCAATATCAGGCAGTTCGGCTCTCTCTTTATTAAGGACATATTATTCCATTATTTCTAATGGTATGGACTATCTCTTCATCCTCTAATAATCTCAAAATCATTTATTTTATCTTTTTTAGGTAATATATTTTTTCTTAACTAATCTATTTTTTGTGTAGCATAACCATTATCAATTAAAAACTATCCAGCGTCTTTATATGTATTAAAAGTATATTCTTCATTTCCTCGTTTTAAAGTGATAGGATTTTTACCATTACGAAGAGGAACGTTATACTCTTTTAATATTGCGCTTACTGTTTCGTGAAAGATGTTAAAATATTTTGCCACATCTCTACAAGACATTTTTGGATGGTTAACGTAAAACTCTACTATTTCTTCCATCTCATAAGGTATTCTATATCCCATATGAGATTTTCCACCTTTTGTAGAATTATATCCGTGATAATAACTATCTTTTTCTGCTATCCAAAAAATTTCTCGTTCATCTAATAAATTGTTATCTATTTCTTCTAATAAAAAAAATTGGAAATTTTCAACTCCATATTTCTTTATTGCTTTACTAATTACCATATTATGTTGTGGATAGCCAGCAATCTCCTATCTCCATCTTTCTTTTGGATAGTAAATTGACTAACCTATATACCATTTTTTATTTATTTGATTTTGAATACCATATATATAACCCATAAAATCAACTCCTATAATTTTAGGAGACTATTAAAGGCGTTGGGCACTTCAGATGGTAACCACTTCCACCTTACAGATTTCATAGTCTGTTCTAGACCGTATATCTTAGTCTCTACACCTTCTACATTTCCCAATGTAGCTTGGCACGGTATTAGCATATTTAAAAACTTAGCTTTCACCGTTAGCAATAATCTCTTACTATATATAAGATTATTACCACGTTGGTTAATACGTTTCACCCAAATTTATTTTAATTCATTACTGAAAGAGGCGTCTCGTCTTAATAAAAATTAAAGTTAAACGCCAAAAGGGGAGGTTCCATCTGATTGGATCTAGCTGGGTAATACCCAAAAGATAATTAGATAAAAATCCAGTCGCAGAACCACGTCCTGGACCAACAATTGAACCACATTCCCAAAATAAGTCAATATAATGCTTGAAAGTATTAAAATAAGCAAATAGACAATCATCAAGCTTATCTCCGATATCTTTTATAATATCAGCTTCAATTTCCAATCGGTTTAAATATATTTCAAACTTAGATTCAGGAATACTTTTATCATACATCTTTTCTAATAAAGACATATAGCATTCATTTACCCAATATCTTTCTTGGTCATTATCACTCATTAATAAATGACATAAAATAGGATATTTTTCTTGTCTTTCAAACCATCCTGACAATGATTTTGGGTAGTTTGTTACTTCTACTTTTGGAATAATTTGTTTACGTTCAAGAGAATAATCAGTAATTTTATTTTGAATTTCTTGTGTATTATCAAGAATCCAATCTATAATTTCATGACCAGATTTATTAACATCCCAATCATCTGCAAAATCTTCCATTAAATAGAATACTTCATCACTAGACATAAGATAAGTAAATTTATAAAATGAATCAATCTCACGCTCACCTTCTTTAGAATTAAGATAAGCTTTGTGGATTGGACGGTCAGCCGCTGTTAAATAGTGAGCATCTGTGCCAACCACCATTTTTAATCCTGTGGTTTGAGATATTTTATAAATCTGTTTATTAACAATCTTTTGTTCAGCTTCATCAGAAGGTGCGCACTCTAAATAAAAATTATCTTGACCAAATACTTCAATACAAAAATTTAAGAAATTTGTTATATTAAGTGAATAATTAGTTGCTGTTGTCTAATCATTAACAAGTAGCGCATCATTCATAGCAAGAATAGAAGTGCCAAGTTCACCACCAATACAAGCGGTTGTAGCAATTACGTGGCCTTTATATTTTCGCATAATTTCCGCGAGTTCTGATTTAAGTGTTGGAACTCTTTCCATGCGACGGTCAATATAACTATGTTGCCAAGCCGTAGAACTTAACTCGCGCAAAGCTTTATGGCCAAGCGCATCTTTGGCAATGAGAATAAAGTGATAATATTTTTGACCTAAATCTCTAGTATTAGTTAAATAAATTTCATTACCAAGCGCAATTTTAAAATCAGGATGCTTTTCATGAATTTCTTTAGCATATTGATTAACTTCCATATGTGCTGACAAACATTCGTGGTCAGTAATAGCAATACCTGATAGCCCTAATTCAATAGCTTTATCAATTAGAGCTTTTGGTCGATTAATAGCGTCAAGTAAACGGAGATTTGAGTAATGAGTATGGTTATGCAAGCCAAAATAACTTCTCAACTTATTTCTCCTTTCATTATTTTATAATTTCTTTATATTATAATTATACCATATTTTCTGTATTTTGTCAATTTTATTACTTTTTAATTAATACCAATTTATCTTTGGCACGAGTAATAAGTGTGTAGAGATAACGTTTATGGGTTTCTTTATCGGATGGGTAACTTTCTTCAAAACCTAAAACTTTATCATATTCGCTACCTTGTGCTTTCCAGCAGGTAATAGCATAAGCATACGCAAAATCAAGTGGTGGGTCTAAACGTGCTTGTTCTGAATTTTTTTTCATACGATAAATTTGCGGGCCAGTTAGCGTTTGCTAACCAGTTAGAAGTTGCTTATAATCAATACCAAGATTTGTAAATTGATTACTTATATCATCAACATGGATATCAGTCCACATATACTATATAGGTTGAGAAATTAACCAACGAGGAAAATAGGCAGTCTACACTTTATAATTATCAATGATACCAATAGTGCCATTTGTTAGTGCATCGCCATTAGTAGATACAATATCCCAGTTATTATGTAAACCAATTACTTTGTCTCCAATAGCAGGACGATTAGATGGATAACCTTTCTAAGCGCGGACTACATTATTAATCATTGTGCGAGTATCATTTCGTGCGCAAATTACCTAATCCGCCCATTGATACATCCCTGCTGTAATTTGATTATTAGCATAAATCTATACTTGGTCATTAGTGCCCCTATATGTATCTAATGAATTGCCATTTCGTATCCACATTGATAAACGAATAATTTCGCTATCTTGTGCCTGTCGCATTATTTCATCTAGAAAAACATGTGGATGGTCAAGCACATGATTATCTTCATCTTCATCAATGGGTGGAAGCTAGCCCGGGTCTCCAGCCGCGATTACATAAGGATGATGTGAAAGTAGTAATTTCCACATTGTTTTAGGGAGCATAGAGATTTCATCAACTACTACTATTGGATATTTAATACTAGGACGAGGTTCAAATTTATATCCACCATTCGGCATTTGGCTAGCTTTATAAAGGAGTTTATGTGCAGTAATAGCATTAGGACATCCTTTCTATTGGAGAACTGTAGCCGCTTTACCAGTAAAGGCTACATAACATACATCTTCTTCGGGGTCAACTTCTAATGCGGAAATGATAAATTTAATCAGGGTGCTCTTGCCACTTCCTGCGTAACCTCCTATACAAGTATATAATTCTCCGGCTCGATAACGCTCTACTGCGGTCCGTAATCCTTCTTCTTGTTTTTTAGTTAATATCATTAATCATGTTCTCCGATTGCTTCATCAAGGATTTGAATAAAACGCATTACATCTCTTTCATATAAATCTTTTGCTTTATGATGAGCTTCTTGTCGACTAATATTATATTTTAACATTAAATCATTTACTTCTGCTTCACAAGCTTTATATCTAGCTAACTAATATCTATATACAATACTATCAAACATATAGCCTTTCATATGCTTTTCTATATTTTTTAAATTATTCATTATTCTTCTCCAATAAAATCATTTTAATTAATAGTATTTAAATCATCTAAATTAATTGTTTGTTGCTAGATATAAAGCTTGTGAAG